CTACTTGAATATCTTTCTTTACAGTGGCAAAACCTGGAATGATATGAATGCTTAATTTATTATTTTTGATATTTTCTCTAGCAACAGACAAGAGTTTTCTATCATTGTATTTGCATTCACCAATTAGAATAGAAGAAGCACTTAAACCACAACCATGACCCACTTCAATGATAGGTATATTAGCTTTATCAGCAAATTGACAATATCTTGCAATACTATCAAGTTCTATAAGATGATTGACGCTGTGATTGCCATCTCTCAAAGAAACATCATTAATTGTGATATGCTTCATTTATCAACTCCAATGCTTTTACTGCAGCACAATTAATTATATCTAAATTACCAGCATATGGAGGAAGGTAGTCTCCAGAACCTTCAACTTTCAAATTAATAGCAGCTATATTGTTCTTAATTTTTGTAAGCGCTAAATTTACTTGATATTTAGGTATATACTCACTCATCTTATTAGCAAGCTTTTCTATTTCTTGATTTACAAAAGATAGATCTTGTAAATATTCTTCTTTAGTTTTAAAGAATATAGTTGTTTGCATATCAACACAAGGTTCAGCAGGATTTACATTCAAAATAACTTTAGAATTTTCTATACCTGAAAATTGTAAAATAGCAGATTCAGTTGTTTCGATATAGTTATCAATATTAAACCTTGTAGACAATCCAGCACTTTTTGCAGCAATTTGAGAAACTACTTCTACGTACTCACAAGGAATTAATTTTGAAACTAATGCAATTACAGGTATTGAAGTTTGACCACCACAAGTAATTAAATTTAAATTTTTAGTATTTTTTATATCTTCTGGATTAATTACAGGAATAAAAAATTTACCTATTTTTGCTGGTGTTAAGTCAATTGTGTAAATATTTTGTTGAGCAAAGAATTCACTATGCAAAGTAGCATCATCTGCATTAGTACAATCAAACACAACATTGAAGTTTTTGTCTTTGAAATAATCTATACCATCAGAAGAAACTGTAACATCAAATTTGTTTTTTACAAATTCAATACCTTTTGAATCTTTTCTTCTACCAACAAAAGCAAGATCATTTATAAAGCCTAATCTTGTTAGCTTTACTAATAAATCTGTGCCAATATTACCAGTGCCCAAAACACCAACTTTGAAATTATGCATAGTTTGATCTATAATATTATACTAACTAATTTTCAACTCTGATTGTAGCTCTTCATCACTTAAGAAAGGAGCCATATCTTCTAAACCACATTGAACTGTTTTATTATCTGGAAGAGTTTTCAAAGCTACAGATGGATAAATTTCTTGAGAAAATTTACAAATCACATCAAATAAAATGCATTTATCAGAGTGTATAGAATTTCTTATTGATTCAGATAATTCTTGATTGTTAGTAATTTTTATATAATCAATTTCGTAAGCTTGGCAAATATTTTTTAAATTCGGAAACCATAAACCAGTTTCTAAAGTTGAGCCATAGACATTGTTGTTATAATATTTGCCTTGAGTATTTCTTATGCTCAAATATCCAAAGTTATTAATTATAAAAATTTTAGTTCTTATGTTGTTAGCTTTTATTGTAGCCAACTCTTGAATATTGGTTTGAAAGCTGCCATCACCTGTAATAACGATAGGATTTAAATTATTATCAGCTAACTGAACACCTACACTAGCAGGAAGGGCAAAACCCATATCTGCTTGAGCGCCTGGAACTACTAATCTACACCCATTTTTTATTTTAGCTGTTTGTCCTGTTATATAAAAAGCAGTGCCAGCATCAGTAAGGATTACATCATTTTCAATCAAATTATTATTGATAGATTCTACCAATGTATAGAAATTGATTCCATCTTTATCATCTTCAACAAATTGATGATATTGATTCCATTTCTCTTTCCAGTTTTGGCATTTAGATAACCATTGTTCAGAAGTTGGCATTGTGGAAAAAATCTTTCAAATTACAGTGAATGAAAAAATCATATTCAACATTGTTTTTTAAATAATCATTTTCATCAATATTTATCATAATTTTTTTGGCTTGAGGTGCAAATAAGTTTTTATCATAACCAACGTGAGTAGAAGTCATAGAACAACCCATAGAAATTAAAAGATCACAAGTTTGAATAGCAAAATTAGCTGATCTATTACCACGAATTCCAAATGTCCCGATGTTTAATGGATGATCATAATGCACCAAATCTTTTGTTAAGTATGTAGTGACAAATGGTATCCTATGTTTTTCAACAAAATTGATAAAATCATTTTTACTATCACTCAAAAACAATCCATAACCGGCAATGATTAATGGTTTTTCAGAATCTTGAATAGATCTTTCTAAAGTAGATAAATCTAAATGACAAGAAGCAATATCAACTTTTCTTTGTATAGATTTATCTTCAATATTATAAGTTTGTAAATTAGAAGGTATGTCTATCCAGCAAGGTCCTTTTCTGCCACTTTTGCATTGAAATATAGCTTCTTCTAATACTTCATAGATTTCATTAGGATTTGTTAAAAAATGATGATATTTTGTTGAATATTTGACGTGTTCAATTACATCAGCTTCTTGAACTCCGAATTTTCTCAAATTAATATCCAAAGTTTGATTGATATATCTTGAAGTTTCTGAAAGTTTGTAATTACCAGAAAGAAAAAGTAGTGGAAGACTGTCTTGATATGCAGAAACTAAACTTGTGATGCAATTCAATCCTCCACATCCAGTTGTTGGATTGACCACTGAAATATTATTGGTAATTTTAGATTCAGCTATTGCAGCATTTGAAGCACCTTGTTCATGATGAAAACAAATGTAATTCAAATTTTTATTGGATATAAATCCATCATTTAATCCAGCTGCTCCGCCACCCATAATTCCATAAATATTTTTAACATTTTCTTCTACTAATCTATTGGCTACATAATCACTTAATCGCATAAAATTACCAGATAAAATTTTTCTTATAATATTGGACAATTGTTTTGATTTCTTCATCAAAAATACATTCAGGTTGCCATCCTAAAGCTTTTATTTTTGAATCATCGAGAGCATATCTTACATCTTGACCTGGTCTGTGAACATTGAAGTTAATGTAATCTTCGTAAATATGATTGCCTTCAGGATAAAATTCATTGATTATTTTTTTGACAGTATCTAAATTAGATTGTTCAAAACCGCCAGCAATATTATAAATTTCATTTTTGACATCAGATTCAATAATAGCAATCACTGCTCTTGCTGTATCTTTTGCGTGTAACCAGTTTCTAATAGGTGTCCCATTGTTGTGTAATGGAATTTTTCTACCTAATGATAAGAATTTGCAAGCTTTAGGAATTAGTTTTTCAACATACTGACCACAACCATAATTATTTGTTGGTCTTACAATTACATAAGGTAAATCATAAGTTCTAGACCAAGCCATAATAAGTTGGTCTGCTGCAGCTTTCGTAGCAGAATATGGATTAGATGGTCTTAATAAATCTGATTCTGTGTGAGCACCATCTGAAATATCACCATAAACTTCATCGGTGCTAAAATGTAAGAAAGTAGGTAATACATAGCCTTCTTTTTTATAATTCTTTAGCAATTCTAAAATGTTATGAACTCCCACAACATTTGATTGTAAAAAATCATCACTTTTTCTAATTGAATTATCTACGTGTGTTTCAGCAGCAATATTGATAAAATAGTCACAATCTACAAGTCGATCAATTTGACAAATGTTTTTCTTTTCAAATTTAAATTTAGGATAGGTAAGAAAAATTTCTAAACAATCAGAGTTTGAAGCATATGTGCAATCGTCTATACCGTATACATACCAACCCTTATCTAATAATAATTGTGTTACGTATCTTCCGATAAATCCTAAACATCCTGTCACATAAACTATTTTCATAAAAATATTATACGGTAGATGGTTAGGTATAATATATTTATGAATCGTAAATATATGCCCACATTATCAGAACTAATTGATCGCCTTTCAATTGTTCAGCTTAAAGAAGTATTTATTCCAGAGCACAAAGATGAATATGCTCAAGAAATCAAAGACATTGTTCACGATATTCAACAGCATATCGAAGAAAATGAAGTTGTAGTAAATGCTGAAGTAATTAGAGCTATTGTTGTAGTTTCACAAATGAATCTACATATCTGGCAAAATGAAGCAAACTATCGTAAAGGGCTTCGTGAAAACAATAGCCTAGAACTCACCCACGGATTGAATGGAATCAGAAATACAGCAAAAAATAAAATTCAAGAAGTTGTTGGTGGAAGAAAAGATTACAAGATTGATTGTCTTGCTGCAGAATTCAAGGATTGGGAGATTAGCTGGTAATGCAAAAGGTACTTATTACAGGAGGAGCTGGATATCTAGGCTCAATCCTCACAGAAGTTTTGCTGTCTAAAGGCTATGCAGTGACTGTATTAGATAGTCTTGTTTATAAGCAGCTATCTTTAACCCAATTCTGTCATAATAAAAATTTTAATCTTGTTGTTGGAGATGTGCGAGATACCAAACTTCTTACAAGTCTGGTAGAAACTCATGACATCATTATTCCATTAGCTGCAATTGTTGGAATGCCAGCCTGTAAAAAAGATCCAGATCTAACAGTAGCTGTAAATTATCAACAAATTAAAAATATTGTTGAGGTAATTCAGTCAAGTCAGAAATTGTTAGTTCCTAATACAAACTCTCAATATGGAAGTTCTGAAACTATTATTACAGAAGAAAGCCCATTCAATCCACTTTCTCTTTATGCTCAAACAAAATGTGATGCAGAAAAGGCTGTTTTAGATTCAGGTAATGGAATTTCATTAAGGTTGGCTACAGTTTTTGGTGTTTCATATCGACAAAGAATGGATTTACTTGTAAATGACTTTGTTTACAGAGCTTTTACTGATGAATTTTTAGTTCTTTTTGAATCACATTTTTTGCGAAATTATGTTCATGTTAGAGACGTAGCCAAAGCATTTGTTCATTTAATCGAAAATTACGAGACTTGTAACAACAATGCCTATAATGTTGGGCTTACTTCAGCAAATATGTCAAAGCTTCAATTGGCTCAAAAAATCAAAGAATATGTTCCAAATTTAGTAATTATTGAAGAACAATTTAAGGAAGATTTTGATAAGCGAAATTATGTAGTCTCTAACGAAAAGCTAGAAAAAACTGGCTGGTCTTGTGATTTTTCTTTAGATGATGGAATTAAAGAACTTTTATTAGCTTACAAAATGATTTCTAATTTCAAGAACAAAGATTTCACAAATCTATAAGGATATTAAATGAAAGTTTTATTTGTTTACAAGCCCTACTATGAGCATGATTTTGATTCTGAAACTCAACAAGAAAAATTGAGAGGTTCATTTCATGCAGCTTTTGGAGAAGATAATCCTGATTATCAAATTGATGTATTACACTTTGGATTAGCTCCAGGATTGATTCAAACTGCTAAGGAAATGAATGAAGAAATTCTTAAAAAGGATTTTGACATTTGTATTGTCAGTGAAGAATTGACTTTTGCTGTTGAGATGGATGTAATTAAGAAGTTAGGTAAAAAACTATTCTTATGTTGTTGGGATACATTTATTGCTACAACTACAGACTTATATACAAACTTCAGAATTATGATGAAAAAGCCTCGTATTTGGGGTGAACACGTTTGGCCAATTCCAATTTCAGAAGCATCACAATATTGCAATGTATTAGTGGCAGACTATGGATATGGAGAAATGTTTCCAAATGTTTATGCTATTTGTACTCCTATTGATACTCGGATTTACAATACTGAAAATATCCAAGAACGTGATATTGATGTTGGATTCAATGGGATGTTCTATATTCAAGAAAGAGCTAAATATTACGAAATATTTCAAAAAGCTAACATTCCGGTCACATATACTGGAAGCACTAATAAAAGAATATGGCCAGCTCAAGTATTGCCACCAGGAGATTTTGCTTCTATTTTCAAGAGAACCAAAATTTCACTAAGCTATACAGAATCAATTTTCGGACCTAATAATAGGCAAAGAAAAGGTAGAATTTATGAAGTTGCTGCAACAGGTAGCTTCTTATTAACAACTCATCCTGAAGTTATGAAATACAGGAATAGCACTTGGTTCAATCTTGGTGAGCATTTCGATTATATGGATGAATCTAACTGTGTTGATAAGGTTAGATATTATCTTGCGAATCCTGAAAAAAGAGAATCTATGGCAAATGCAATGCACCAACATTTTATGGATACCTGTGCTCCTAAAATTTGGTGGGATAACATCTTTAAATGGGCAAAAGATAAATGATAAATATTGATAATCTAATCAGAGAAGAATTAGGCATTGAAGATAAATCAAATACAAAATTATGTGTCGATGCTGAATTTAATAAAATCAACAAAATTAAAGTAAATAATATTGTCAATAATTTTATTGCACCAATTCCTAATTCTCACAATATTGAAGATGAAAAATTCTTAAGTGAGAATGGTTATTGTCATCTTGGTAAATTATTTTCTGATGATGAAGTAAATGAATTACTTAATCTCATAAAAAATGAACCTGGCTATAATTACCATATAGCTGCAAATTCATATAATCGTGAAGCAAAAGTATTTACTGAAGATTTAGATTGGAATGTACTAAGTTATGAACCTTCTGTGTTCTTAAGATCAAAAACTTTATTAGACAAAATTACAAAACCTGAAATTCTTTCTCTAGTGCAATCATATCTTGGATGTTTTCCAACTATGTATTCTGTCAATTGTGTTTGGTCTAAATTTACTAATCAAGAGTTTAAGACACAACTAGTACATAGAGATTATGATGATTTTAAATTTGTTTCATTTTTTGTTTTTCTAACTGATATAGATGATAACAACGGTCCTCATATGTATTATCCAAAAACTCAAAATGGAGAAGATCAATCTGAAGAACCAATTATTGTCAAAGGCGAAAAAGGAACAGCATTTTTAGCAGATGTATATGGATTGCATAATGGTGTCCCTTTGAAATCTGGAAATAGATGTCTGCTTTGGTGTAGATTTGGTTTGATGTTGAATAATATGCATTACAAAGACCAATGTAATTTGTTCGCAACAGATTCAGAAAATATTTTTGATAAAATTGAAGACAATGAATACAACAGATATTTACTTAGAGGCTTTTTGAAAGACTAAGGTAGTTTCTGGATTAGAAGAAGCAACGTAAAATAAGATACGTTGCTTTTTTCTTTTATAAAACTGATATGAATGAAGAATTAAAATCCATTGCAAAACAAACCAGATTAGAAGTTTTTAAGTTTAAAACTTCATCAGGTTCAGGTCATTTAGCAAGTTCATTATCTTGCGTTGATATCGTTACTTCTTTGTATTATGATAAAGAAGTAGAATTCAATCCTCATGAAGATTATTTGATTTTTAGTAAAGCACACGGATCTCCAGCAGTTTACCCAATATTAGCTGATTTAGGATTTTATGATAAATCAGAGTTGGATAAGTATTGTAGACCAGGTGGAATTTTAAAACTTCATTCAGATGCTTCAATTCCAGGATGTCACTTTGTAGGTGGATCTCTTGGTAATGGAATTGGATATGCAGCTGGACTGGCTTTAGGTAAAAGAGACAAAAAAGTTTTTGTTATCTTAGGTGATGCAGAATTATATGAAGGTTCAGTTTGGGAAACATTGATTTTTATTGCTCATCATAATCTCAAAAATGTTGTTTTGATTATTGATAGAAATAAGTATGGAATTTTAGGAGCTACTGAAGAAATGCTCAAGTTGGAATCCCTTAAGGATAAATTTGATGCATTTGGATTTGACACTCTTGAAATTGATGGACACGATTTTGATGATTTAAGATCTTCCTTAACTCATAAAAGTGATAAGCCTATTGCAATTATTGCAAAAACAATTAAGGGCAAAGGTGTTTCTTATATGGAAGACAAGTACGAATATCACACAATTATTCCAAAAAGTGAATCTGATATTAAGCAAGGAATTGAGGAATTATCATGACAGCACAAAGAGATGTATTTATTCAAGCTCTTTATGAAAAAGCACTATTAGACAAGAACATTGTTTTTATTTCAGCTGATATGGGAGCTCCTACACTTGATCAATGGAAGTTTAATTTACCAGAACAATTTATTGCTGCTGGAATTTCTGAACAAAATGCTATCAATGTAGCAGCTGGTTTAGCAGAATCTGGTAAAAAAGTCTTTGTTTATATAATGGCAAGCTGGTTTTCCCGATGTATTGAACAAGTGAGATATTCTTGTGCTATGGCCAATAATCCAATTACAATTTTAGGAAATGGAGTGGCTTTAGGATATGCACCTTCAGGACCAGCACACGAGCCAAATGAAGATATTGCTCTATCAAGATCTTTGTTGAATATTGAAGTTCATTCGCCTTCAAATGAAAGTTCAACATTTAATTTAGTTGATTTGTGTTTATCAGTTCCAAAGCTTAGATATATTCGCTTAGAGAGAAATTATGCAAAACAAATGCAAGTTTTTTCTTATGAACAAAATGAATTTATCAAGACACTATATGAACATAATGCAGAAAGTAATGAAAAAATCACATTCCTTTCTAGTGGATATATGCTTGGAAGAACTTTAGATGTAGCTTCTCAATTAGATTCAAATAAAAATATTTCTGTAGTTGATATATCCAGAATAAAGCCTTTACAAAACGATATTTTATTATCATCTTTGTCAAACTCTACATATGTAGTTACCATTGAAGAACAATCACTCGATGGTGGTTTTGGTTCAGCTATTTGTGAATTTATTTGTGATAATCAAATTTCTTGCAAAGTTTTGAGATTGGGCTTGCCAGATCATTACATCTTTGAAAATGGGTCTAGAGATTATCTTATTGACCAAAATGGATTATCAGTAGAAAATATCAAAAAGTTAGTTGTTGAATTTATTGAAAATGAGTAATAATTTTAAAATAAAAGATCTTAAAGAAATTAATTTAGATTTTTTCAAAGATCATCGTGGAGAAATTTACACCTTTTGGAATAGTTTTGATTTTGATGAAAAAATTATTTTCAATCATGATAAATTTACATACTCAAATAAAAATGTTTTCAGAGGCATACACGGAGATTTTGAATCGACAAAATATGTAACTTGTGTTTCTGGAGAAGTGTTTTATGTATTTGTAGATAATAGAAAAGACTCAGATACATACAATCAGTTTGACATTGTAACTTTGTCACAAGAAAAAAAGAATGCAATAATTTTTCCTCCAGGTATTGCTTCAGGTGCATTAACTTTAAGTGATCATTCAGTGACAGCATATAAGCTTTCATATCCAAATAAATATCCTGATGTTGATAAGCAATTTTCTTTAAAATGGAATTCTTTTGATATAGATTGGCCAGTAAAAGATATGATTTTTTCAGAGAGAGATAAATAAATGAATAATTTAGATGTATTGTTTGTAAGCCCAGGTGGTTCTAACTTAGTTTATCAAGGATTGTCAGACAAAATTTCTGCAATTGAACCTCCTACTTGGGCTTTACTTTTAGCACAGTCAGTAAGATCAGTAGGACATAAAACTGCTATTCTTGATATGAATGCTGAAAAAATTTCATATGAAGAAGGATTGGAAAGAATCAAAAATTACAATCCTAGACTTATTTGTTTTGTAGTATATGGTCAAAATGTAAATTCAGGAACAGTTTCTATGTCTGGTGCTGTTCAATTTTCTGAGTTTATCAAGGAAAGTGGAGTAGAATCCCCAATTGCATATGTTGGATCATATGTTCAAGCTCTTCCAAAAAAGACTTTGATTGATGAAAAATCTATTGACATTGTCTTTATGAATGAGGGTGTGTATGCTCTTAGAAATCTACTGAAACAAGAAATCAATCTTGAATCATTGGATAGTATCAATGGAATTGCTTGGCGGAAAAATGGTGAAGTAGTATTTAATGATCCTGAAATTGTTGTCCCTACTGAAAGAATGGATATAGACTTGCCAGGATATGCTTGGGACTTACTTCCATATAAAGAACGTCCATTAGATATGTATAGATCTCCATTGTGGCATGCTGAATATGATGAAAATAAAAGAAGTCCATATGCAGCACTACAAACTTCTTTAGGATGTAGATTTGGATGCTCTTTCTGTATGATCAATATCCTAAATAGAAACGATAATGAAGAAATTGGTGTTGCTGGAAATTATAGCAATATGAGATTTTGGTCACCAGAATTTATTATTCAGGAATTTGACAAGCTTGTTGAAATGGGAGTGGAAACAATCAGAATTGTAGATGAAATGTTCCTCCTAAATAAAAAGTATTATGTACCTCTTTGTAATATGTTGAAAGAAAGAGGATATGGTGAAAAAGTCAGAATGTGGGCTTATTCCAGAGTTGATACCGTAACTAATCCTGATGTCTTGAAATTAGTAAGAGAAGCTGGAATTAAATGGCTTTGTTTAGGAATTGAAAGTTCTGAAAAGAAAGTACGTCTTGAAGTTTCTAAAGGTAAATTTGAAGATGTAGATATTGTAAAGGTAGTTAAACAAGTTGAAGAAGCTGGCATTGAAGTTTTAGCAAACTATATCTTTGGTCTTCCTGGAGAAGATATGGAAACTATGCAAAAAACACTTGATCTTGCATTAGAGCTAAATACTGCAGGATGGAATGCATATCCAGCTATTGCTTTGCCAGGAAGTCAACTTTATAAAGACTCTTATGATAATGGATATGAATTACCAAAAACCTATGATCAATTTGGATTTCATGCTAAACGAACACTGCCTATGTTCAATCCTCAATTGACTAGAAGAGAAATTTTAGATTTTAGAGATCAAGCATTTATCAAGTATCATTCAAATGAAAACTTCTTGAATATGATTGAATCAAAATTTGGAAAACCTGCTCGAGAGAATATTCTCAAGTCTTTAGAAATTCAAATTGTAAGAGAAGACCTATAATAAAGATATGAATAATTTTTTCCTACCACTTATGAATGACAACATTGATAAGCAAGATATTAATGCTGTTGTAGATTTTTTATCTCAAGATTCTATACCAAAACTAACCAATGGACCAAAAGTAAAGGAATTTGAAAATGCTTGGGGTGATTGGCTAGGAACTAAATATAATCTTTTTGTCAACTCTGGTGCTTCTGCTAATGAATTAACTATGTTGGCATTAGCTCAAATAGTAGGTGAGGGGGAGATAATTCTTCCCCCACTAACTTGGATTTCTGATATATCTTCAGTATTGTTTTCTGGACATAAACTAGTTTTTGTAGATGTCAACTTTGAAAATTTATCATTTGATATTGATAAGCTTAAAGAAGCAATAACTCCTAATACTAAAGCTATTTTTCTAACTCACGTATTAGGAATCAATGGTCTTACAGATGAACTATTGAGCATTTGTAAAGAACAAAATATTTTATTAATTGAAGATGTTTGCGAATCTCATGGAACTACTTTTCAAGGTATAAAAGTGGGAAATTTTGGTTTTGCAAGTAATTTCAGTTTTTATTTTGCTCATCATATGTCAACTATCGAAGGTGGAATGATCTGTACTAATGATTGGAATTTCTATCAAGTTTGCAGAGCTTTAAGATCTCATGGAATGACTAGGGAAATGACTGATGAATCAATGAGGCAGCAAATCATTGATGAAAATCCTGATCTTAATCCAGATTTTATTTTTCTAAGACCAGCTCATAATTTTAGAAGCACAGAAATCAATGCTGTAATTGGTCTATCTCAATTACCTAAACTTGATATTAAGAATCAAGAAAGAATAGATAATTTCAACTATTTTATGTCGAAATTAGATTCTGAAAAGTATCATACAAATATCAATATTGAAGGCAACTGTAATTATGCTTTCATTGTAATATTGAAAGAATCTAGTTTTGATAAAAGAAATGATTTAGAAAATAAACTTAAAGAAAATAAGATTGAATTTAGAAGAGGATTGTCTGGTGGTGGAAATCAAATGAGACAACCTTTCTTCAAAACAATTTACACAGAATTTGAAAATTTCTCAAACATAGAACATATTCACAATTTTTCTTGGTATATTGGAAATTATCCAGGGCTTGAAAGAGAAAAAATCGACAAGCTTATAGAGGTACTAAATGGCTAGAAAAGATGTTTTGAAAAATATTATAGTTTTAAATTATGATAGTTTTCAAGATCATCGTGGTCAATTGTATACCATATGGGAACAAAAACAATTTAAAGATCTGAATTTCAATCATGATAAAGTTGCTACATCTAAAAAAGGTGTCTTAAGAGGTTTACATACAGATAAATCTTGGAAACTCATTACTTGTATTTATGGCAAAATACAATTAGTAGTGGCAAATTACATATCAGATAGTGATGAATATTTAGATCATATGGATATAACTGTAGATGCAGATTCACAAGATAAATTAAGTATTCTTGTTCCTCCAGGATTCTTAAATGGTCATTTGGTTTTAAGTGATTTTGCTGTTTTTCATTATAAATGGAGTTATGAAGGTAATTATCCAGATATTGATGAGCAACAATCTGTGAACTGGGCTGAACCAAAATTGAATATAAATTGGATGTGCCAAAATCCAATTTTATCTAATAGGGATAAAAACACACCATTATTATGAAAGATTTATATAAAGATATCAAGATTTTAATTATTGGAGATTCTTGTGAGGATAGTTTTGTATATGGTGATGTATTTAGATTAGCACCTGAAGGACCAGCTCCAATTTTCAATCCAGAACATACTAAATCTAATGGAGGTATGGCTCTTAATGTATTTGATAACATTAAAGCAATTGGAGCTTTTGCTAAGCTTATAACTCACAATGAAACAATTATCAAAACCAGATATGTAGATGAAAGAACAAATACACTTTTACTACGTGTTGATACAAATGATAAAGCTACACAAATATCTGATGAATTATTAAACAATATTCAAAATAATATTTATGAAAATGTCAAATACGATGCAATAATCATTAGCGATTATTGTAAAGGTTTTTTATCTGAAGAAGATATCAAAACAATTGCTTACAGAAATGATAATGTATTTTTAGATACAAAGAAAATTTTAGGTGATTGGTGCGAAAATGTATCTTTCATAAAAATCAATCATACCGAATATGATAGAACAAAACACACAATAGATTTCTTAGATCTTTATAAAAAAATGATTATCACAAGATCTGATGAAGGCTGTGAATATTGGCATAAAATTTATCCTGTTGAAAAAGTAAACATTAAAGATGTTTCTGGTGCAGGAGACACTTTTATATCTGGTTTAGTTTGTGAATATGTAAGAACAAAAAACATTGAAAAAGCAATATTGTTTGCTCAAGAATGTGCTACCAAAGTTGTTCAAAAAAAGGGTGTGTGTACTATATAATTATGAAAATTTTATTTATCACTTCAAGATGGTTTTGCGGAGATAGAGTTGGAACACCCTGCCATACCAAAAATATTGTCAATTCCCTGGAAGCAACATTTAATAATGACCCTAATGTTGAATATGAAGTAAAATATATCTCACCATCAGAAATTTGGTCAAGAGAAGAATTATGTAAAGTTATGCTTGAAACTGAATGTGATTTGATTCTCTTAAGCCCAATCAAACACGTTTTTGTTGATATGCCCACAGCTGAAAAACTTGGTAAAAAATTAAATATTATTGTTTGGGACACTCATAGCTTACATACAAAATTAAGATATGTAAATTTTAGATGTTTCTTAAAAAGAAAAAATGATATTGGTGTAATGAATTATGACATTCCATTGTGGGATTTATCTCAGCACTGCAATATTGTTTGTATAGATACTGGTTATGGAGAAATGTTCCCAAATATTTATAGCACGTTTGAACCTATGGATACAAATGTGCTTTATCCAATACCAGAAGAAGAAAAAATTTATGATGTATCTTTCATTGGATCAACTGAAGATTATGAAAGACAATTTTATAAATACAATTTAGACAAACTTGGACTTAAGATCAATTGGCTAGGAGGAAGAGGACCTAATGATAAAAGACTTTCTCACGAAGAATGGGCAGAAGCTCATAGAAAATCTAAAATTGAACTTAATTTTAATGGCAATGCTTTCATAGGTAATAGAAAATCTAGAGTATGGGAAATTGCTGCTTGCGGAAATATGATGATTGCAACTCTTCCTGATGTTTATAAATTTCACACTGGAGAATGGTTCAAGGATGGAGAACATTTTGCATCAATCAACGAAAACAATTTTGCATATGTAATTCAATATTACTTAGATCATAATGAAAAAAGAATTCAGATGGCAAAGAAAATGCACGAATTATTTATGGAAAAATATACACCAAGAATATGGTGGGAAAATTTGATGAGATATTCAAACTTAAAGGATTAAAATATGAATATGAAAGAATATTATGAAATGTATCTAACACTACATCAAAATAAAGTATGTAGAAGATTACACGTACTTGGACAATTTATGACAATTTTATGGGTTGCCCTATGTATCAAATTTGGTTACTATTGGTTTCTTATCTTAACACCATTTATTGTTTATCCATTTGCTTGGTCTGGACATTATTTTTTCGAAAAGAATCAACCAGCTGCATTTAAAGATCCAGTGAAAGCAAAAATTAGTGATTGGATGATGCTTTGGGACATACTAAGAGGCAAAGTTCCATTCTAAAAAAAGAGGCCATTTGGCCTCTTTTTTATTTATCAAAAAAACTATCTAAAACTTCACCTATATAATGAATTTGTTCAGGTGTTATCACTGGAGATGTTCCTAAAAAGAATGTATCTGTAGTGACTTTTTTAGCTACAGGAAAATCACTAAGATCCATATCACCAACTAAATGACTATAAGCTGGTTGCATCAAGATATTACCAGCAAAATATGGTCTAGTTTGAATTTTCTTCGATTCAAAATACTGACAGATATCACTCCTCTTAAAAGGCGCATTATCTTTGATTGTTATAGGAAATGCAAACCAATTAACATCAGAATGCTTCTCTGCAATTGGCAATACAAAATAATCTTCATACTTACTAAAAACATCAAAAAGCATCTTATAATTATTCTGTCGCAATCTTTTTATTTCTGACAACTTTTCAATTTGCGCTAATAACATACTTGCTTGAACTTCTATTGGCTTTAAGTTATATCCAATTTCCTCATAAACATACTTATGATCAAAAACTTCACCTGGAATACTTGGCAACCACTCAGAAAATCTCTTATTACAAGCACCACACTCAGTTATATTTTGCTTACCAATACAAAAACAACCACGACCCCAATCTCTAATACTTCTAATTACTTTTTCTAATTGTTCATCATTACAACAAACTAATCCACCCTCTCCACAAGTTATATGATGAGCAGGATAAAAAGAACAAGAAGACATTGTTCCAAAACTACCTAAAGGATTACCATCAAATGTTGAACCTAAAGCATCACAGCAATCTTCTAATAGAATTAATCCATAATGATCAATAATATCTAAAAGCCTATACATATCAGGAGGATTTCCCAATACATGAGCAAATGTAATTACTTTAATCTCTGGATCTGCTTGCAATGTAGCTTCAACATCATCTAGATTTAAATTCAAACCATCTAAAGAAATATCAACAAAAACAGGCTTGAATCCACATTGAAATATAGGATTTATTGTTGTAGGAAAACCAGCAATAGGAGTGAGAACCTTAGTGCCTTCAGGAAAATTTAAGTATCTTTTTGACTTTAAAGAAGACATCATCAATAAATTAGATGAACTACCAGAATTAGTCAATAATGCATAATTTTTTCCAAACAAAGAAGATAATTTTTTCTCAGCCTTATATGCCTCTGATCCTAAAACAAGCCAACCATCAAGAAGAGTGGAAATAGATCTTACAATTTCTTCATGATTAAAATAAGGCCCAGCATAATGAACATAATCTTTACCAGGCCTCCATTTTTTCTTAGATTCAGAATTTACATACTCTTCAACAATCTTAAGTAATTCTTCTTTTGTCATAAAATAATTATACGTTCAAAGAATAATTCTTCAAGAAATATTCTAAATCTTCAGGAGTTCCAAGACCCCACATACCTGAAATGTCAAATGTTTTAATTTTCTTATTATCTAAAATTGCTTCATTAAACACTGGACAAACATAAAATTCATTATTCACTCTAATGTTCTTTTGAATCATATTTTCAGCATACTTGACAAAATCAGAACCGTGCTTCCAATAATAAACACCAACAGTGGCAATATCAGAAATAGGATTCTTTTCTGCTACTTCAACAACATAACCATCTTCATCAATTTTTGCATAAGACCATTTAGGATGAGTAGCTCTAAAAGAAACAATACCAGCATCTAAATTTTGCTCATTCATTTTATAGAAAAAATCTAAACTATTCCATTCAATAAACTGATCAGAATTTGCAATAACTAAAGGTTCATCATTATCAATAAATTCCTTAGCCAACAGAACAGTACAAGCAGCACCTTCAGTAACTCCATCAACTTCAACAATCTTGCAATTATTAGAAACAAGATTTAACATAGAATCTAAATTGTATTTTTCTCTGTGAGCTTTCTGAACTACAAAAATATAATTAGCTTCAACATTCAAATTTTCAACTACTACTTGAATCATTGGTTTACTATGTACTTCAATCAATGGTTTTGGAAAAGTATAACCAGCTTGAAGAAATCTACTACCATTACCAGCCATAGGAATTAATACATTCATCTTTTTATCAACCCATCTTTCTATGTGTTTATTATTACAACTAAATGCATTATATATTTTTTCATAGTCAAAGTCATCAGTGTTGTTTACCCTCAATACTTTAGCTCCTGATCTATATGCAGAAGTAAGTCCAGTAGGTGAATCTTCTACTATCAATGTAGAATCTGGCAATACACCAAAATATGACATAGCCTTCCAATATATTTCTGGATGAGGCTTAGCATATTTAACATCCTCATTAGAAAGCACTAAATCAAAATATTCTAAAATACCAAGGTTAGATAAGGCTAAATTTACTGTGTTTTTTACAGAATTAGAGCAACAAGCAATAAGAAATCCATTAAGTTTTAAAGTTTCAAAAATATCGATAAATTTGTAATTTTTTTGCAACTTAGATAATTCAATAAGTGTGTGCTCTTGTTTTTTATCAAATATATTTTTTTTAGTATCTTCTGACAATTTATGTTTTTTGGAAAGAAGATTTAATTTGTCATAAGTTTTCAACCCATCATAATATCTTAGGTGTTCTTCCCAACTAATTACTAAAGAAAGATCTATTTCTTGAAGAGCTGAATTCAATGAGTTAAAATGAATTTCCTTTGCTTCTACTAAAACTCCATCAAGATCAAACACAACTAATTTTGCCATAAATATATTATAAATAAAGATTATTTCCTTAACGCTTCATCAATCTTCATACCCAACTTCAATAACCTATAACGCAACTTCTGGTAATTAATCTCACAACGGATATCCTGAGACCAATTATTTCCACCAAACAATTTCTTCTTTGCAGGTTCTATTTCCAATCAAGTCTAAATATCTTGATTTTGGAATATTGTGCTTTTCATAATTGCTTTTTCCTACAATTCCATTCTTATAATTATCACGAACAATTTTGGCAATTTTATAACTTTCTAAATCTTTTTCAGATTTTTGTTTTCCTAAATTAAGTCTTTTATCTGTAGAGAAAATTTGTTCAATAGATAATCCTTGTCTGTATCTTCTATCTAAAGTAGATTTCGGAATATCAACTTCTTTGCTCCAATCTGAAAGCGACAATGTTTTATCATTGTATGTTAGATAAATTGTTTCTTGATTGGATTTTTGATATACATAATTTTCGTCAAACCAAGTACGATTTGATAAGACATCATAAATTGTTGAAAGGGGTGTATCTAGTTTTAAAGATATATCCTTAGCTGATAAAGTTTGATGCAAAGTTCTAATAGTATTGGCAACTTCCTGATCTATTTTTTGATTATTGTGAGGCTTTGGATCTTCACCAACATAATCAGCTAATTCTAAATATTTTTGATATTTTCTTGAAAGTCTTGTTTCTTCTGTCGAATCTTTGTAAAGCCAATCTAAAAATTTTTTTGCAACATACTTGCCACTAAAATAAAGGTTAGTGTATGTACCATTGTTTTTAATACTGCCTTCACAATTATTATTGTTTTCATTATAGAATTTTTTTAATCCTGATAAAAAACTTTCAGTCCCTACGATTGATGCTGAATATTGTCCTTTTGAAGGGTTGAAATGAACACATCCATCACCATCAAAATATCCTCTAATAAAATTATTCATAAGTTCATTTGAAATATCTTTACACCAATTTAAATTATAAGTTTTATTATTAGTATTAAAATATTTATTTATATCTTTTTTAATTTGATTTGAACATATTCTGATAGCTGACTGATCTTGCCCATTTTTTTTGGGAGTAAAATAAATTTTTCCATTATAAGAAATATCTTTTTTAAATCTATTTAAAATTTCTTCATCTGATTTGATAATGTTAATTATCAAATAATTCATTTTATTTTCAAAATTGGTTATATGACCATCCGCTGCAATAAAACCCAAATAATAAGCTGATTTATCATTCAAGTTGGAAAAATAAAAATCATTCAAAGAGTAAGTTCGTTTATCAACCATTTTGGTTCTCCATATTAGATTATACATCATAAACAAAATAATAAGGGAAGATAATTCTTCCCTTATTATTAAGAATTCAAATTTTTACGAAACTGTGATGCGACTTACAGCGTAATCATTTATCAAAGCGAATCCTAATTCTTCATACACAACCCAGCCTAATCTCAATCTCTTTGGATCGTCAGCTGGAAGAACGGTGATGTCTTGGCGAACTGGCATTGCACCAACGAATTGGGCAGGTGCGAGAACGTAAACACTGTTCTTAGGAACCATTGTGCTGACGTGGATGTCTGCAGAGTAGATATGACCATAGAGACCAGTCATAAGAATATCTCTTTGAGTTGCCTCATCGAAGAATTCCTTACCCCAGTTTCTGATATCTTTGTATCTTTGTGGGTGAAGAACAACCTTAGCACCAATTAACTCATGCTCTTCAATGAGGGTCAACGCAAGGTTGACATTCTCAGGTTGGAGAGTACCAGAAACTGAAATAGCTTGGTCAGTTGGAACACCAGCATTGATGACCTTGAAGACTTCAGTATCTTCTTGTCTTTGGAGGGAGTCCTTAGCACGAACTTGAGCTCTATCGACAATGTAGAATCTTCTTTGGCGAATCTCATTGAGTCTGATTTGTGGGTGTGCAGCTAACTCAACTGTAGGAACGAGAAGCTCTTCAGCCTCAACCTCAGCAGTAGGAACAGCACCTCTCTTAGGAATGACGTATGACTTTACAGCAACGTCTCTCTCATAACGAGCAAGTGCGCCTTGTGGAAGCTCATCAACCATCAAAAGTTTGCGGCCAATTGCTTGATACATGAGGGAAGTCTTGATTGGCTCAACCATTGCTTGTGCAAGGGCTGTGCGTCCCTCTGGAGTTTCAAGAGCCATTGCGATAATGGACTCTCTCTGCTCATTTGTGTTTCTCTTAATCATTGACATTTGATTTTTTCTCCTTTAAAAATTCCTTACCGATTAGACTCCACTAAGTTGGGTGAAGTAAAGAAGGCCAGCAGCAGAGTCATAACTATCAACTCTACCAACAATAACGCCATCGGTTCCAACAGTGCCTAATTTACAAAGCTTACCAGCATTGCCAGAAGCAGCAGCAACTGTGAGAAGATCACCAACAGCAGGGGTCCAACCACCAGCAGCACCATCTTGGGTGACAGAAGTAGATGCAACACCAACGAATCTATCGGTAATAAATTGTGCGCCTGGGGTATTGAAAACTCCAACACCTCTTCTTGGACCTTCATATCCTGAAGAACCAGCAGTTGGGTTTGTTACACCATTGACGTTTTCAGCCAAGAAGTCGCCAATAGCTCTCTTTGAAACAACATAGAAACCATTGTTGTTAGCTTGAAGAACACCATTGGAATCGGTGTAAGAAGAACCAACTGGATCAGCAAGAATCATGGTGTTGCCAGTTCTTGCAGTATCATCTGCAGAGAAACCAACAAATTTACCTAATTGTTGTTGAAGGGTTGTGAAACCTGTAGCAGCTCTGTAAGCAGCAGCAACAGTTCCGTCACTCTGAAGGAAGAGTGCGTCACCTGCAAGCCATGAAGCAGAAGCAGCTGTGTTGTAGTTAGCAACTACAAGAGTGTTTAATGCACGAATAGCCATTATATTTTCTCCTAAAATTTATTGTGAGGTGATTAATCCTCGATTTTTGGCATTGTCCAAGTGCCTTTAAGAGCACTTTGGATGTCAAGAGCTGCACTGTTGTTGGAAAATCCACCAGACATTGCAGGAGATGTAGATACGCCTAATGTTGAAGCGGTTCTAGTACTCATTCTTTCAGCAGCTGCAGCAGCAACTCTTTCAGTTGATGATTGTGCAGACTTGAGTAAAAGTTTGGTTTGTCTGATCATAGAATCAGCTTTCAAACCATCGTTGAGCATTTGCTCAGCGTATGAATCAACTTCGTCAGAAGTGATAATTCCAGCTAAAGCTAATTTTGTTGCACAGCTATAAGAACACTTGATTCTTGCTGTATCAACAGAAGCTTTAAGTTCAGTAACAGTTGTAGCTTTGCCAGGAAGTTGAAATTCAGCGCCTGAAGGACCTTTACCAGTCAATTTAAGACCTTCTTCGTGAACAGGCTCTTGAATTTGCTCAGATTTTCTTTCCATATCTTCTGATTCTTCCTCATCAGACTTATCAGAAGCAGTTCTATTTGTTGGGCACTCTTTGTTTGCACAGCGAGTGTTGTCATCTTCCATCTCAGCTTCAGTCATAGACATTCTTGTACCACAAGCAGTGCATTCAACATCATGTTTGGAAGCACTAACAGATTTTGTTGATTTATGTGGCATAGCTGGCATTTGAGTTGGAACTTCAGGATGTTTAACATCTTCAAATCCTTCAGAAGGATTCTCTAATTTATCCCAATCAACTGTATACTCTAAAGAACCATCACCGGAACCTTCAAATTTCATAGGCTTTGTGACTGAAGGAAATTCCAAATGATCACCATTAACAGTTGGAACTTTTTGTTCAGCCCAAGTTGGATTTTGTTCCTTGAGTGAATTACCTTCACTACTTTGCATAGTCATAGAAGGATAATCTACTTCACCTTCCATATTGACTAAATCTTCGTTATATTTAAAAGAGGCTGACGCAGGATAAGTCTCTTCTTCAGATGCAATCTTCTTGAGAATTTCTTCTCTTTCTGCTCTTCTCATAAGGGCTTCTCTCTGTGCTTTGCGCTCAGCCAATGATTGTTTATTCATTGATCTAACCTCGTTGCTTGTTTTCATAAGTTGTGTTTCATCATCTTCATCATCATCAGACATTGAATCTTCATCATCATCATTAAAATGAGTAATTTCATCTTCATCATCTTCTGAATCAACATCTCCGCCAAGAAGATTATCTAGCGCCTCTTGCACAGCTTTTTGTGCTTGGTCAACCATATCAGCGGGAACTTCAATCTCAAAAGTGGCGACATCATCACTATCTTCTACTTCGTCTTCGTCTTCCATATCGTCTGACATATCATCAGACATTTCTTCATTTTCATCATCTGAATCCTCATCACTCTCAAAGTGATGGAACTCTAAATCTTCATCATCATCGTCAGATTCATCTTTTGCGAAGTCAACAGTCTCTTTGCCATGATCAAGGTCCAAATTGGAGAAATCAAGACCAGCTTGTTTTGCAATATTTGGTAGATATTTTGCTCTAATTGCTTTTGCTACAACAATTGCTTCATTATTGTTTAATGATGCAGTTTTCGTCATATCTGAAGCACAATTCAAAAGATCTTCCTTATCAGTTGCATTGATTTCAGCTAATCTCATTGCTGCAAATCTTCCCTGATTGGCTCTATTCGAATTTTTGTTCATTTTTTATGCTGCTTCCCTTAATAAAAATAAAATCTTTTATCAAAGAATCTATAAATTAGTTTTATAAACTTTTTTTTAACTTCTAGATAAGTTGTTTTTACACCTTTTTTAAAGAAAAATAAGTGAGGGAATTATCCCCCACTTATCTATCAATTTTTAGTCAATCCAAGTGATTGTAACATCAAGCTTTGATGGATCATTCTTAGAAGCTTGTACAGATGTTCTAGAATAATTTCCACACTTGTAGCAGAATGTATTATTTTTTACTTTATGTGCTTCTCTATCACCGCAAGATGGGCAAACCATTCCAATTGGTAACATAGATTCTGCTTTTCTGTCAAATGCAGGTAAAGCAGTTTTCAAGTAAACATCTGAATCAACAGTAGCAGAAAGTCTTACCATTGTTTTGATATCAGAAGCAACAGGTCCCATACCAGGAGCAGCTGGAGCAGGTGCAGGTGTTTCAGTAGGTGCAGTAGCTGCTCCTAAACCAGTATCTGGTCCAAGTCCCATTGGTTCTTCACCCATATCAGACTTGCCCTTATCTCCCATAGAAATAAGTTCAATTGATTGCATAATTTTGTATGTAGTGCCACAGCTTTGACAATCTGCATTAGACTCTGAAATATTTACATCATCAGAACCACAAACAGGACATACTGATCCCCAAGGTTTCTTTTCACCTGGTTCTGTCATTGCATCCATATCAGCAGATTCATTCATATCTGCTCCGCCAGTTAATGAAGAAATTCCTAAATCTCCACCAGCAGGAGCAGTAGCACCTAAGCCTGGATCAACAGGACCAGCAGCAGGACCAGCAGGAGCTGGAGCACCCATTCCTGGCATTGCTTGAGCATATTTAGCTAAGACACTGTCTCTTCTTTCTTTTCTTGCGATTCTTGCAGTTTCTGTCATAATTACAGGAACATCTTCACCGCCTTCAATTACTTCTCCAACTTCACCAGATTCTGCTGAGTCTGTTTTGAATGTTTTAGAAGATGCAGTTGAAACAGTAGCTGTAACATCGCCATTTTCAGATACAAATAAATCAGTAAAAGAGAATGTTCCAGGATCTACTTGGAAACCGTGTCCTTGCAATACTTCAATAGCCTTTTGCTTGAATGTTTCATCAAAATTGCTATCTGATGGTTGAACACCATCTAAATCTTCAGCTCTGCAGATAAATCTAATGCATTCTGATTTGCTTTGAGTAATTGTCATACCAGCAGTTCTTTCAGAAGCAACTACTGCTTTGGCAACTAATTTTTCTGCAACTTCAAATTCTTCACAAAGTCTCTTAGCAGCCTTTGCAATTTTTCTTGTGCTAATGCCAAAATTTGTTGAATAATCTGCTAACCAACCAACAACATTATCAGAAATGTTCTTTGTTGATGCAGTTTTAACACCCCAGAATTCTCTTCTTGCTCTTGCTCTTAATCTGCCATCAGTAGCAGTTGCAGTCTTTGCTTTATCAATAGCAGCCATCAATTGCTTTTCTGGCATAGCATCTACGGAATCTACTACTTCATCAGGAGTTGTTCCAGTTTCTTTCGAGGACATTGCCATAGCGGAAATTGCAGATTTAAGATCATCTTTAGAGATAAGATCAGCATCAGCATCTACTGCAGACATAAGAGCTGATTTAAGTTCTTCATTTTTTGAAGGAGTGACATCAACATCTAATCCTTCTTCAGGAACAGCAGCATCTTTCATAAGTAATTCAGCAATTCTTGTGATGCCTTCTTTTGTAATTTCGCCTTCTTCAACTGCTACTGAAAGAGCATCAGAAAGATCTTTAGCTGTAATATCTGCAGAAACAGCAGCGCCTAATTGCTTAAGAATAGCTGCAACAGAATTATCAGGTTCCATTTCTTGATTGAAGAAATCTGCTCTTTCTGATTTATCAGATTCCATAGCAGAACCAGCAGCTGCTGTACCAATCATTTCTGGAAGCATTGGTTCATCAGACAATGTTTGTGCCACTCTAAGAATAGTTTTAGGAGTTTCATAAGAAGAAACTACAGCTCTTCCTAAAGCATTAATTGTAGCAGCCATAATTTCATGAGCACTTGCTGATCCTTCTGCTCTATGATTTGATAATTGCTCTTCAAGAATTCCAGTAGGTACACCGTGAGTAACTTCTTCAACAAGTTGAGTTAATGTTTCTCTTACAGCATCATCCTTGACTCTTCTGCCATAAAGACCAGCATCACCAAGAAGAATCTCTTTGACTGCATCTTGACCTTCGCCAGTTTGCTTAGATTTGAGTTGTTCTTCTTTAGTGTTCTCATTAACTCCAGTGTTCTTACTCTTAACGCCATCAACTAAGTTGTCGTAAGATTCACCTTTTCTAACTTCATCAAGTTGCTTTTCTCTGTCATCAAGTCTTTCTTTAACATCAAGCAATGCAGTTCTGACAAATTTAGAATAATCATTGAGTAATTCTGCAGCAACTCTTGTACCTTGTCCATTTTCCATCAAGTTTAATTGATTTTCATTAAGGATAGGTTCCCAAGCAGTTCTTTTGCCATTTGTGTAGCCTGTAATTGAACCATCAGTAGAAAGAACAACTCTATTGCCAGCATTGTCTTCGACTTTGAAATCGATTGTAACTGCAGCAGCAAGTTTTTTTCTTTGCTCTGATGCAATCTTTGCAAAGTGATCCATTTGATTTCTGCTCCCCGCCACGAAAGGCGTATTTGTTTTTATGTTTTTACTTCTTTCATTAGCAATTCTAATGACATTATCAATACTTTTTTGTACTTGCTTTTGATCATTTAAATTTTCTTTTAAATTTAAAATGCTCTTAGTTAAGTTTAAAAGTTTATTAGAAGATGAATTAGTTTGGGTACTTGCAAAAACTTCTCTTTTGCCATCTTTTGATGCCCATACTAAATTATTATAGCTAGAGGCTAAAGCTACGCCTCCTCCTATTTGTGGACCTTGGTTTTGATTTAATGATAAATCCATAATTTTTCCAACAGAATCAGTTGGAGAATAATTAGCCAGTCCCACATTAGCTGCCATAGGAGAAGCTTGTTGTGCTTGACCTGGCTGACCTTGTTGTGCTTGAGGTTGATTAATTTGTTGAGGTCTTTGTCCTGATCCAACATCTATGCCATCATCAATCATATCTTGCATAGTTGATTGTAATTCAGCCATAGATTTTGTAACTTTTCCAACGTGACCTAAATCAACATTGTCTTTTCTTGCAAACATATTCATCACAGCAACTTCTAAGAAATTAAGTGATAAATTAATCAAATCAAGAATATTTAATCCAGAAGCAGGATCAATTCCAAGGGCTGATAACACTGCTTGAACAGTAGAATTTTGATTAGCTCCTTGTCCTGCTAATAAAGGACCTCCAACAAGTGTTCCAGCTTGTTGTGCTAATCTTATTGCTGTTTTAGCTGTGGAATTTGCAACCCTTAAGCAATTTTCATATTCTAATCTATCTTGTGTGTTATTAGGTAGATCTTGTAATGCTAAAACAATATTAGAAGAAATTTCATTAGCTTTCTTTTCTAAATTGGTGGCTGCATCTAGAACATCATCTACATCATAAATTTCTTGAATTTCGCAAGATTCAAAAGCACCATCACCTACACAGCTAAGTTCAATAAACTTAACTCCGTAGTTTTTTTCATAAGCTCTTTTGCCTGTTTCTGGATAAATTTTTCCTTTGTATTTCTTAAGGTGTTCACAATAATCTCTTTCTGTATATGCTTTATTACCGCAAACAGAACAAACACCCCATTCAACACTAGCTCCCATAGAAACATCATGAATTACACCAGTGCGAATATTTCTTGCAATATCTGGGTAAGCTTCTTCATCTACAAAGAAAGTACAGTAAACACAATTTTCTTTTTCATCCCACTCTGCATAAACAACCATACCTTTAGCTTGTTCAATATCATCGTTTTTATGGTTTGTGTAGATTGGAACGCCTTCGAAAGTTTTATATACTGGGATTTTTTCTCCCTTGATTTCTGTTTCTTTAAGTAATTCTTCTTTTGAAAACAAGTCACCATTAGCATTTACGACATCTGCATCTATAGCTCTGGCTCTTACCCATAAAAGTTTAGCACCTTTACGAGCTTGCATTTCTTTAACAATGTCAAAATCTTTATATTTTTCCAGAACTTCTTTAGGATCAGCATAGAGAGATTGAAGACCAATTTTAGCAGCTTCTCTCATATTAGTGGAAGCAGTTTTGATAATATATTCTCTTGCTATATTTCGGTCATTTTCGTTGAGAAAACTATTTATTGTAATAGCTCCTCCTTTGGCAACCTTGTACATATATTCAATCCTTAAAATTTAAAGTTTCTAATTCCTAATCTTCTGTCTAAAATAGATTTAAACCTGTAAAAAAATCTAAACCCGTCGAAATCGACGGGTTTATTGTACAGAGACAAGTTGTTATCTTTAAAGATATTCAGATTCACCTTCTCCCATACCTGTTCTTTTTTTGATAACATTAATTAAAACATTTAAACAATCTTGTGGATGGTCATTGATTTCTTTGTCTGTGAATCTAACAATAATCCATCCATTTGCAGCTAACTCAGAATCTCTTCTTTTATCTTTTGCAATTTTGTCTGGATTGTTATGCCAAATTTCACCATCAGCTTCAATTCCAATCTTAAGATTTGGAATTGCTCCATCTAATTGATAGTCCATACTAGGTCCAGCAGAATATTGAGCATAAAGTGGGTATGGCATATTCAATGACATCAATAATCCATATAGCTTTTTCTCAAGATTTGTAAACATTTTTGGTTGCTGTGCATTGTCTAATTTTTTTGCAGCAAATTTCTTAAAGTTCTCATTTTCAGATAAAACATATATTTCATTAAGCGCAAAATTATTCAATGGATGAGAACTATTACCTCCAAGTAATGGTGTTTGTATAGGACCAAATAAACCATCATATTCATCTGCTAAAGGTCCAAGGGAACCTCTTCCAGTGACAGGAGTTTGAGACATCAAAAAGCCTTCGTGAGCAGCTGACTTAATTTTTCTACTTGCTGTTTTTACATTAGAATTCTTTTTATCAATTCTTTCAGTCCAAACATTGTTAATAATTGAACTGGCTAACTTGTAATTTTTAAGCATAGTTGATGCTGTAGGCATTGGGGCTGGCGCAGCTGGAGCAGGAGCAGCACCACCAGGAGCAGGAGTGCTTGCACCACCAACACCTAAATCTGGAGTAGGAGGAGCACTTTCAGCGGAAACCTCTCCAGTTCCACCAGTAAATCCTTGACCTGTAACACCACCACTTTGAAAACTTAATGAGATATTAGGTGTTCCAAAATTTTGATCATTTACAAAATTTGCACCTTGTTCAAATCTCAATCTTTCAATTTCTTGATCAGAATCTAATCCGAAAGCTTCAATTAAAGAAACATTAGAGATAACACCATTTTGATTTGCTGTAACAAGCATTTGTAGTTTTCCAGTATCATCTCTTAATTGTAAATCATCAAATTTGATTTTTGGATAAACTAATTCATCTTGTCCACGTTCGCCTTCAATAACAAAACCATTCCATTTTGCTACTGGCATAAAAACACATTGTTCAATCCAATGTGCCACTTCTCTTCTGAATGTCTCTAATCTTTGAGCCATAGCAAGAAGACCAACTTGAGCATTACCGTAAGTTGGACCCTCACCATTAAGAAGAGCTTTATTAAGCATAACTCCATCTAAAATCTCTTGTTCAATTAATTCAAATTCACCAGTAAGAGGATGAATCTTACCTGTTGCTCCATACCATTCAAGATCAAAGTTGTGGTGTGTAACAAGAGTAAGGTTTGGATCATTAGCAATTGATGCTAATTCATCTTGAACATTGTCAATATCTTCTTGAGATGCTGGACGAGTATCACTTCCAATCTTAACTACCTTGATTGGTAAAATAAGACGTTCAGCAATCATATATTGAGCTTGGCGTAGTTTATCTTTATATGTAAGAATTGGAAACAATGGTCTGATCATAGAAATTCCATAATCTTCCCAAGGGTTTGATCCATATTTAAAATGATGTATAGAAATAGGGTTTAATTTGATAGGATTACCCTGCATAATCATCTTTTTGATATCGTCAGGAATCTTGTCGTAGATTTCTTTAGGATGTCTTTCGTTGACAATTCTAATTTCTTCTGCAGATGGTCTGTATGCATAACTACCTGGTTGATCAATCATTCCTGGAGTTTTGATTACAGAATCAGGGTTTAAGATAGAAATCGATTTCCAAGTTGCACCATCATGCTCACATTCTTGATTTTTATCATCATCCCAGTTTGAACCGTGGCAATGTGGACAATCAAGTGAAAGTAAAACGAATGAATCTCCAAGTAAATGGTAAGTTTTGGAAATTTCTGGAAGCCACTTTTGAAAGTTTAAAGATTCAACTAGTTTTTCAAAATAATCTTTAACATAAGCTGAAGAACATTCTAATTTCCAACCAGAGAAAGGATAGTTGGTATAGAAATTTATGGCTGCAGCAATTTTAGGTTCATTATTTCTCCACCAGTTAGCCCAAAGATAAATCTCACGACGAGCATTTGGAATTTGAAAAGATGATGGAGTGAGGAATGGCGAATAAAAATTTGGAGCTGTAGTAACGGTATTGATGCTAGCAGTTCTTGTTACGCTAGGTCCTAAACCTAAACCAATTCTACTACTTGCATAATTTTTATCTACAGGTGAATTAGGGGTGCTTGCTCCTGATACTTGTGTAGCTGCTGTTCTAATTGCAGAAGCCAAAGATGTTCTATTTGCCATAACATATATTATACCGTTCTAAAAAAATAGAACTTAAAACCAAGTTTGATTTGAGGGTTTATTTCCAAAAAGGATAGGATCTTGTTTTTTACTAGAAGCTTGATAATAACCTTCACCACTTTTAAAATGTTGAAAGCCTTGACCTTTTTCTCTTGATGCCATACTTTGAGGCTCTCTGTTATTGTTTTCTTGTTGAGATCCTCTAAGTTGTTCTTCCAAAGTAGTATTTTCTGGATTCTCATGATAAGGAGAATGTCTACGTGCTTCAATAGATGCAGATTGAGGAGAAACAATAAATTGACCATTATTGTCCATATTCATTCTGTGAGGACGATCTACTAGTAAATTCCAAATTTCTTTTTGTTGCTCTTGATTCATTTCATAATATTCATCAAGAGTTTTACCCATTTTATCTAGAATGCCAGTTAGTTCATCATATAAACCTGCAGGTTTATTATCAACATCCTGTATGTCATCAATTTCAGAATAATTGTCTTCAGAATCTTCTGGTGACCAATTAATTCCACCACCTAATTGAGCAAGAATTTGTTTATACCACATCGTCGTATTCTTCTCTTTTAGATTCTAAAACATAATCTAAGCCAAGTTCATCTGCAAATTTCTTCAAATCTTCATCAGAAAATTGATGTCCAAAACTATCTTCATCTTCCTCGCCTAATAAGGTTTCGATATTGACTTTATGTTTGTCATTTTTTCTTCTATCTTCAAGTTGTTCATCTTTAGGAACATCAACAACATTTTCTTTTCTTGAGGAATCTAAAATTTCTTCTTTAGTTAATTCTTTTTTAGAAGCAGTGATGTTTTTATCTAATTGATGAATAATAGAATCTTTTGGCTCATCTTTATCTTTATTTAATTCATCTCTGTAATTGATAGGATCTTCATCAGTTTCATTTAATTGTTCAGAATAAGATTCTTCCATTTCACCACGATGAGTATAAAGTTCTTTTTTATCTAATTGATTTTCTCTTACTTCATCAGTATCAGATTCTTTGTTATTAAGTCTTCTAAGTAAATCTTCAAGATAAGACATACCTTTTTGACCTTCTCTTGGAAGTTGTGAATCAATTGTTTTAGAAGAATCTGTTTGTGCTTGTTTAGGTCTCATAACAGGTTTATCACCTTGTTGATGACCATATTGTGCTTGTTTAGAATCAGATAATTGTTTTTCTCTAGAATCTTCGTAATTTTGTTTACCACGAACTTTATTAGCACCACGATCTGAATTTTCAAATCTAGCTTCATATCCAACTTCACCATCTGTAAGTTTTTTGGATCTTTCGCCTTCTTTTAATTCAAGTGCATTAGCTTCATTATCAGGATGTTTATGTACATCTAATCTTGCCATAACTTCATCATGAGATTGGAATGCAACTTTCAACCAATCTTGATATGCACAAGTTACATGACCTTCTTTATCTACTCTGGAATCAATGCAGTTTTCTCTACATTTTGAAATTTCCATAGGAATTGGAGCTTTATAACCTTGGAATTTACCTTTAGGACATAGTAAAAAAGGTTCATTCATTTGAGTAGAAAGAGTTGTATATGCCACTCTTCTATTTTCTTTTGGGGTAATTTCTGAATACCAATTATGAATAAAATTGGCTACTTTCAATGTAGTTTTTTTGTTATCAGCAAGAATAATTTCTCTAGCTGAATTAACTTTTGATAATTTTTCAGATGTATTTGCAAATTGTTTTAATTTGTCTAATGCATTAATTGATTCGATTTGCCAATATCCTGATGATTTTTCTTCAGTTTTATAAGCTACTCTTTCAAACTTTGCTGCAGAATTATTTTTATCAAAATAATTTTGTAAAGCCATATAGGCATATCTTAATGTATTTCTTTCTTCTGCTAATCTGATATTATTTAATGTTTTATGTGCTTCATGAAGTTTTGAGTGACAATCATCTTTAGGTAGTGCCATAATCTTAACTACATTGTCAAGACCACCCATATTTTTGAAAGCAGAAATAATTGGATCATCACCAAAATCATCCATACTTAAAACGTGAAATGGAGAAGAATGTGGCATAGAATCACCATCAAAATTTGAAAGTGTATCTTGTAACATTCCTAGTAAGCCATCTCCACCAATTTTAGGATGGCTTAAAATTTTTTCTATTTTTTCAGGATCGTGTGTCTTGTAGGTTGATTTTATTTTGTATCCTTTTTCCATAGTTATTTACCCAATCCTAAATTTGATAATTCTTCGTTATCAAAGCCTCTATCTTTTAATGCAGCTTTGATTTGTTTTAGTTCTTCAGACACGCCTTTTTTGTCAGCAGCATCTTTGAAATCCCCTTGTTTTGTTGTTTTAGAATAATCTTGAAGATCCATTAAAAAACAAGCTCTCATAATTAATTCAGGGGTGGATCTTTTTAAGAAATCTGGTTTCTTATCATAATCAATAGCTGCAGTTTTGATTGAATTTTCAGAAACTCCAGCTTCTTTTTCTTTAGCAGGTTTATCTTGTTCTAGTTTTTTGTTATAATCTCTTACAATATCGATGGCTCTTTCAATTGTTTCTTTATTCCAATATTTGAGTTTAGAGATGTATCTAACAATGTCATTTTTTTCAACACCGTGATCGAGCAATTTACCCACTTTACCCATCAAAACACGGAATGGATTGCCTCTAGTCTTTTTTTTCTTTTTAACTTGTGCTACTTTTGAATTGTTGTACACGTTCTTAGCCTCTTGTAAATAAGTTGATTCAATCTTATTTGCTATATCTGTATAGCTAGGATCCAATTTTTTAGTAATTGGATCTTTAGTTCTTGTTCTGCCATCATTTGACATTAATAAGGCTTTAGATAATTTATATAAATCTTGCCTTAAATTACTATCTTGTACTCTGTCAGCAATTATTACAACTTCATTTGATAATTCTGTATAGTTTAAAGAATTTGATTGTAATTTTTTAAGTAATTGTCTCAATTCATCTTTTGTGACACCTTCAACTTCATTACCATTAAGGGGAATATTGTTTATCCCATTGGCAGGATTAGAAGCAAGAGGTGGTTCTGATTGAGATAATTTTTTCATTAGTCAATATCATCAAAATTTAAATCAATGCTATTATAAATTTCATTAATTGTTTTAGCTCTTGATTGTGCTTTGTTGTTAAAATCTTCTTGTGCTGATTTCTTGATTGCAAGTCTTTCAGTTCTGATTTTTTCTTGATTAGCAATTCTTCTTGATTCACGATCGTCCAGAGCAGATGGATCAATCATTCCAAATGTCGAATTGAATTCATTATCAGCTGAAGTTCTTAGAATGCTATGTGCTCTGGAGGAAACTACAGAAGATTGTCTAAGACCTTGAAGTTTCTTTTCTTCCCAGGTTTGATGTCTAGATGCTTTAGCTTCTCTGGATTTTTGTTGTTCAACGATAGATTGCTCACTTGAACTTGCTTGAGAATTTAAGAATTCTTCTGAAATAGCAATCATATCTGGATTGAATATAGATGCAGAACGTGAAAGCATTGCGTTCATATATTCATCGGCAGAAAATGCTTTTAAACCACTAGTTGTTGTTCTGGCATTATCACCTTCGTCATAGCTACTACCAGCACGTCTGATAGCACCAAAATCTTGAGATAAAATTCTTTCTTCTAAGCTTGATTCTCTTAAATCTTGATAAGATGAAGCTCCTTGAATTTTTTCCCAAGATTTGCTTAATGTATTAGCTTCTTTTGTGAATCCAATATTTTGTTTAGAAATAGTTTGTCTATTAGCTGTAGAATTTCTTCTTAACTCCGCATAAGGGTCTTCGTCGATTTCTACTTGAGCACCAATAAATTTTTTCTCTAAAAAAGATGGAATATTTTCAGTTTCTGAAACTTTTTTAAATCTGCTCATTATTAAATTTCCTATTATCGTTCTTCAAGAATGTCCCAGGGCTTATGCCCTGGGACAATTTCTCTTGAGGATTTAGATTAGTTCTACTTGTCGTACTCTTTTGTGAATAATTTGTCAATCCACTCTTGATCGCCATATCCAAGTTCATTTTTCCAATAATCAATGAGTCTTGAATAATCTGCGTCTGAAAGAGTTGCGGTTTTGATCATTGAAGATGCAGCTGCAATCTTGACATTTGATTCTAATTCAGAAGCTAAAACGCTTTTGATTTCTACTAAATTATCTGCAGGAGCTGGAGTTGTTTCACCTAATCTTGCATTGATATATTCGATTGGGAAACCTTCAGCCAATGCTTTAGCTGCAAATGCTTTTCTAGCAGCATTGGAGAATGCTTTAGCTTCTTTCATCTCTGTATCATCAGATGCATTGCAAGCTTCGCACCCTTTACCTGCACATTTGCTGCATTCTTTGTCCATTGAAGCATCTTTCTCTTCTTTAGCTGCTTCAACAACTTTTTCAACTAATGCTTCTCTGTAAGCTTTTCTTTGAGCAAGCTTGACATTTGCTTCTTCTTGAGCCTTTACTTGGCGCTCAATCTTACCTGCAAGTCTTACTCTTCTTTCATGACGAGCTGCAAGGATAGCATTCTTGAGATCTTCATCTCCAGATGCAATTGCTGCTTCTACAGCTTCAGCTGATAATTGTGATGGGTGATTGAAATGAAATGCCTTCTTTTCAGACTTATTCTTAGGACCTTTTCTCTTCATAGGACCTTTTTCATCACATTCGCAAGGATCGCAATCACACTCTGGGCATTTTTCTGACTTGTCATCATCGTCATCAGATTCTGCTTTCTTGCCTTTGCCATTCTCTTCCATCCACTTTTTCAAACCTTCTGGAAGACCCTTTTTAGCCCATCTAGAACCAGCTTCATGCTCCATATCATCATCCATAGAGCCTGCTTCTGCTTGCATTCTATCTACTTCTTCATCGCCAATAGCATCAATAAGAGCTTTGAGGCCTTTATTCTCTTTAGGCTCTTTTGCTTCAGCTAATCTTTGGTTAAAGTTGTCCCAATCAATTCCTTGGAAAACCAAGTCAGAATCAAGAGGATCTTCTTGAAATCTGTTTGGGAAAATTCTATCTGCCATAATTAATTTTTCTCCTCAAGAAAAAATACATTAAGAAATTTCTAAATTTAATGCTTAAAATCCTTTAATGCATCCATTTATGTTTTTTTACTTAAAATAAGTTTTTTGCCCTTCAAGAGCAATTTGTCACCAATCTTAATTCCAAGCTTATCAAACAATCCCTTATTTGCTTCTACAACAAATACAATATCATTTGATTTTGGAGATACTGATTTTGGATCATCAGCCTCCATATCTTTAAAATCAACAATTTCCGAATCTTTATTTAGAAATGCAAGTGTTAAAGCAAATGAAACATTTTTATTCCAAAAAGAATAATTATCAGGATAATCAAAAACAAAAAATGCTACTTCGTAATCATCTAATGGCTCTGCATCCATCAATCCTTTTACTCTAAGCTTGTCATTATCAGCAATAAATCTAACATCAAATTCATCACGGAATTTAGATGCAGTGAGTCAAGAACCAACTTTCTTAAATTTATTTGAAGAGGCTTTTACACTTCTTGCTTCTTCCAAATCAAATCTGTCTTTTGTTCTTTGTTTTCTAAATTCATTTACATTATCAGTTGAAAGATAATGATCTCTCAATGCAAGTTTAGCTCTGTCAGTAAGCTCAACTGATCTACCATAACCTGTGAGAAGTCCAGCAGTTTTTAATGCTAATAAATCATTGTCAGAAATATCACTAGGAACTCCACATATTTTTCCATCTTTATTTAATGCTAAATGACTTGCAGCTGTGACTAAGGCATCTGTATTTGCATCAATAGTCTTAAGCATTTCTAAATATCTATCACTTAATTTAGCTGCTTCAATTTTCTTAGGAGCTTGTGAAACACCCAAAAGTTGAATTTGAATATCAGAAAGTCCTAAACCCTCCATTGAAGGTCCGTCAAATAATTCTGCGTGTAAATCTAATGAATGAACTGGTTTAATTGGTATTGGCATTGTAATTTTCCTTATCTGTATGGTAATCTATTTTTCCAAGCATTTCCTTCGTCAACATTCTTTTGATAAGTTTCATCCCAAGAAAACTTATCATCAATATCTTCACCTTTAGAAATAGCCATTGATGGGCTTGAAGCTGGATTGCCTGGATCTACATATGCAGGACCAGGAACATTGTCGGGACCATGTAATTGTCCTTCTATATTTTGTCCATCATCCTCTCCACCTAAATCACGATATTCTGGCACTCTTTTTCTAGGATTGATTTTTTGTCGCCAGTAATCATTATTTTCATATTCTTCTTCTAGTTCTTCATAAGGAACTAAAGAAACATTAGGAACTTGAGTGACTGATGTTTGCGGATAATATTGAGCAATCTTTTCAAATAATTTATCTGATTCCTTAACAAATCCACTATTATCTAAAATAGAACACACCTTAATTATGGAATTAAGTTTCATAATGAATGTCCGCCAATTCCATAAAATGTTGATCCATCGTAAGCTTCTTCAACACCTTTATCTTCTTTTTGATTAGAATCAATGTAATCATAATAAGAAGTAAATGTTCTATTAGGATGCATTTGTTTTTCTAGGGATGAATTAGGATCTATTTCTTTCAAAGATTGTGGTTTTGGAGCAATATCTTCAGGAGCATAAACATTAGATTTTCCATCAGGATTACCTTCTGTCAATACTGTGTCTTTTAATAAATATTCTTGAAATCCATCATAATCAGGAGTGTTGACATTCATTAAGTCTTGTAAATAAGTGTCAAATTCTTCTCCTTCTGTCAATACTGGAGTTTTGCCCAAAGAAGGTTTGGTAAATTGAGCTTTATCAAATTCATTTCTTTCTTCAGGATATTCTTTAGTAAGTCTATTTCTTCTAGCAACTTCATAATCTTCTGCAATACGATTAATAGAAGATTCATTAATAGCAAAATGTAATCTAGAGGGTTTATCTGGATCTTTGTAATCTTCTCTAGGATATTTAAATTCTTTATTATATTTGTGTCTATTTTCTAAAGATTGCTCCATTGTCATAATATGTTCTGGTTTAGGAGCATAATGAGTTTTGATATATTCTGGGCTGTTTTTAATTAAATCACTGACCGCATTTTCTAAAGATTGTTTGTAATTATGAAGTTGTGCTCTGAATTTAGCTCTCATTCTCTCTTCAGGAGTAAGTTCATAAGCAATCAAATCTTCGTAATTTTTATGTTGAGGAGAAAGTCTTGTTTCTATATTTACATCTCTTGTATCTGGCTCGATGTGAGTTCTTCTTAATAACTTATCAAAACTTGCATCTTCATCAACATATAAATTTATATCATTACCGCCTCTATTGGATCCACCTCTACCAATAGGACTACCACCTGGTTGATAAGGAGAGCCATTACCTCCGCCTCCAACGCCACCAAATTGAGCAGTACGAATATTCTTAGACATAATGATTTGTTCTCAAGAAAATATTTTTTTACCTTTACCTTCTATTCAAATTAACCATTTTTGCTCTAGGTAATCTCACAGCAATTTTAGATGTTAAACATTCATATGAAACAGCAGCAACAGCATCACAAATATCATCTTTGTAGCCAGACAAAGCTTCGATATAATATCTTTTGCCTTTCCATTTTTTTTGCAAGAATAAAAACTGAATTTTAGCTTCTTGTATTTCATTTAATGGTTGCAAGGTATTGTTCAAGTCATAGTAAGATCCACCTGAAAGATCATAAATATCTATCCTGTCATCTCTTATCAATTGAGCAAGTTCTGTGTAAATTTTTTCTTTATATTCTTTGTTGAATTGTCTTTCAACAATTGGAATCCTCATAGATTGCAATTTAATTAAAGAGGATTGTGAATTCCATTGATCAATACTTACTTGTTTGAATTTAAATCTCTGATGAAGATCAATTACATAATCTTCGATATCTTTTTCTTGAACTGGTTGATTTTTAGTTTTTGGATTCCAAAAATGAATGTGATCAATTACCACTCTTTTCAATGGTTTAAAGTCAGGGCCAATTTCACCATACATATTTTCTGTATGAGCTATAACAAGAGCGTAATAATCAGAAGTTCTTGCTGGATCTAAATGGCAGAAATATTCAAAATGACCATCAGCAAATTCTTTTCTTTTTACCATAGACATTGATGTAAACATTCTCTCAATGTCTTCTGCAGAGAAGATAGGATCTGAAGAAGAAGCACCAAATTCAGCTCCATATTGCATTTGAAATTCTTGAGGGTCTTTTTTCTTTTGTCCATCAAGCCAATCTTTATCAATATTAGGATTTGTAAGCCAAGTGGGAAGTCTCATAACAAGAGTGGTAGGATCTTCTTGTCTGTTTTCATGCAAATCATAAAGTAATCCAATAGGTCCTTTAGGGTTGGAAAGCATCATCATCTTTCCATCTTTACCAAATGTTGCAAGAGATGGTTTTAATTCATCATATAAGGCATAATCCACACCACTATCTGGATTATCACCAGCCATAGCAGCTACCTCGTCCATAATTATTGACCAACAAGTTAAACCAACAAGGCCAGACGCATTACTAGAACCACACCTTAATACTAAAGATCCAGCAAATAAATTAATACCTTGATCAGATCTTCTTACATTTTCTTCTCTATCGTGTTCTGTGTAAAACCTCATTTCAAGTTCTGTATCTTTGCCAATATAAGGAGCAAAAAATGGAGAGGCTAAAACTGTTTGCTTGATTTTAGAGAAGATTGCCTTTTTAGCCTGTTCTTCATTACGAGCAACATTCAATAGAACAATCTCATCGAATTCCATCAAGCCATATCTTGCTTGAGGATGACCCATAGAAATTAATCTGTAAAGTTCATATAGAGCCATAGCAGAAACAAGAAATGATTTTCCAGAACGTCTACCTAGTACTAAAACAAGTTCTTCAAACTTAAATCTTTGCTTTGATTTTTGTTCTACTTGCATTCTGAGTTTAGGATCAAACTCTTCAGAATAAAGTAAATCATTTTCTGATTGATATCCATCAATTATAGGTCTAGCTTCTAAATTTTCTACTTGTCTTTCAGCATCAGGGTTAGTAGCTTCTTGTCTTGCATATTCATATCTAGCTTTTCTTACATCATTGTTAAGTCTAGAACATTGCAAACAAGGAGAATTAACTACATTGAAAATTGTTTTGAAATTTCTCTCTTCTTTTCTAGCTTTCAAAAAATCATTTTCATTTTTTTGAATATAGTTCCAAACACAACCTTGGCAATCAACTTCATTTTCTGTATTGTCAATTACAAGATTGGTATTTCCTTCTTGTCCCATATAAAAACATTTTAAGATAAGTTTTTGCCAAGGATAAGGCTTAAGATTACAGAAAAAAGGGTGTTCAATAAAAGTGATAATATCTACAATTTGATCAGGATTAAATCTATCTTTTGGTGGTTTTACAGGTGGAGCAACTTCTTGTCTAGTGGCAGGAGCAATTTCTTCATCAAAATCTCTGGCGTAAATTGTATCCTTGAAAAGCTCTTTTACTGAGTTTGCTTGTTGTAGTAATTGACTTTTTAACTCATTTGAACTTTTATTGACTTGAACTGGTTTTCTCATTAGTTATCTTGTTGAATTTTGTTGCGAAGTATTACTATTTCATCTCTTATAATTTTTTTATCTGCTTCACTTACCATTTTTTCGTGTAAGTTAGCTAAAATTTCAAATATATTTAAATTAAAAATGCCTTGGTTGTCTCTTGAATCTTTGACTGCTAATATTTTGGTAATCAATTTTTCAACCATAGCAGCTCTTCTTAATTTCATATCAGAGTTTTTAGAACAATCAATTCCTCTCACATCATCTAATTCAACAAGCAATGCAGTAAGAGCAAGATGATGTTCTCTAAAAATCCAAGGAGCAATTAATTCTTCTCTCTGTTCATAGTTCTTAAGTCCAGATGTTGAAATTTTCTTAAGATCACAATGTTGTTCCATATGAGTGTTAATTTGCATCCAGTTAAGTTGTGCATCAAAATACTCGTGGAAGAATCTAATTACAGCTTGATTTTTTCTACCTGATTCAAGATATACGTGTTCTAATAAATCACGAAAAGGAGAAATACATAGGGAACATCTTGGTTCGATAAATTGAGGATAAGAAATATCACTCATATTATCAGGAGGAAGAGGCTTTAATGGCTTGTCTGTTTCTTTTAAATCTCTAAAATATCTTGATGGTTTTGTAGGACCTTCATTAGGAACAATTAGAGCATCAACAGTTTCTTTTTTGTCATCCATTTTTATAGTTATACAAAATAAACAAGCCGCATATTATTGCGGCTTGTTTATTATAAAATAGAATAATTAGTCAGTCAAAGCTCTTTTAAGTCTCTGATAAGGAGAAACTGTATCAGCTGCTTTTACTAAATATTCGTCAGCAAGACCAAAGTCTGCATAATTTCCTTGAATATATTTTTCACTATCAGAAGAAGCTGATGATAAATCTACTACAGCACTTCCTCTTTTCATAGATACAACATATTTATTTTTTGAAGCTGTTTTAATTTCTGCAGTTTGTGCTTCAGCAATCAATACATTATTAAGTAAAGTTTCTTCAATAAATGGCTTTAAAGCTACGTGAAGATTATCCATACCTACTCTTGAAGATTTTGCAAGTTCAGCCCATCTTTGCCATTGGGACAAGCCTTTTTCATCTGTCTTGATTACAGAATGAGGTCCTGTACATAATCTCTTCACAAATTCTTTAGAAGATAATTTTGTCAATGTTTTTTCAATGATAGGAGCACAATCAGAATATCTTGTTGGAACCACTGCTACTTCAACTGCGGTATTTTCAACAGAACTTTCAACACTGTCAAATAATTTAGAAGCCACTCTGTTAGCAATTTCTAAATCAAAATTATCAGCTGCGAGTAATTCTACAACTTCAGATTTATCGAAACCTTGATTTTTATATTTTGTAGCTTGACTTTGAGCAACAACGACGACACCATCATTATGTGATTTCAACTCGTTGCGCCAGTTGTAAATCATGTCATTTGTGTTATTTTCAGACAATTTCTCTTCTCCCCTTAGATTTTTTTGATCCCTACTAACGAAAGGGCTTAATTAAATAATAAAACTCCCAGACACACTTATAATGTCTTAGGAGTTTTTGTGGAACATATAAATATAATACAAAAAACTTTAAAATATATTCCTACTAAAATAAGAAGTCATCACCAAGATGTTTTTTTAACTTTTCAAGAGCTTTAGATAATCTTTTACTTAGAGCTCCTTGTGTAATATTTAATATTTTTGCAGCTTCTTTTTGATCTATTCCATCAAAAAAATACATTTGAATTATTTGTTTATGATTATCATCTAATTGATTTATTGCATCGTGTAAACATATAACATTTTCAATTTTATTAAATGGATCGTAGCTTTGCTCAGTAAATTTTATTTCTTCAGAATATTCTTCTTTATTCGAATATTTATCACTTACTAATCTAAATAAAGTGATGTCTATTCTTGTTGATAAAAAATAAGAAAAATATGAGAGTTTAGGATCATATTGGTCAATTAATTTCTTGAGTGCAAAGATGCAGTCTGATAATAGATCTTCTTTATGAGATGCAAAAGATAAATCTTTCGCCACAATTCTTTTTATTGATGATAAAAAAAGTGGCTTATAAAACTCATATAAATCAAACAAAGCCTCTTCGTTACCAGCTTTATATTTGTGTATTAATTTGTCAATTTCTTGATATTGATCTGAAGACATACTCTAGTTATACAAAGCGAGTTTTACTTATCAATAGAGGAATACTCGTAGATGCATTTCCAGATGTTCTCAGATCTACAATTGTATCAACAACATTTTTTATAATTGTTAAGATTTGCTTTGAACTCATTGCATTTGGTTTTGAAAGTTCGATTTTTATTCTAACTGGATTTTGATTTTTTATTGTATATTCAGGAACAATGTAATCTTCATTTAAATATTTACCCAACAGATCTTTACATTCAACAATTTCTTGAACTTTATCTGGTTGAATAATGTTTTTCTCTTTGCAATCATATAGTACAAACAGGAATTGCAATTGAGAAAGTAATACTAATAAAAATCCTTGTTCACCCATAGAATTTATTAATATATTTATTTTTTCCAAGCAATATTCTAAATTGCGCTCTAAAAGATTATTGATAAAAGTGAATATATCAACTTCTTCATTAAATACTGAATCTTGTAAATCACTAACAAAGATTTTATCCCTATAAGATAAAATCTTTTCTAATTCCTTGAACAGTAAATCAATGTCATAACAAATAATTTCTTTTTTACTATTTGCTTGTTTACTTTTAATTCTATAAAGTGGGCAAATATTTATAAGAAAATTAATTGCTTGAGAATCTATGTTGCTATTATGCAAAAAGAGAAAGTTATTAACTAGCCTTCTCAATTTGTTATCATCTCCAAGCAAAGGATAGCTGCAGTCAAATATCAAATCATTCTTTTTAGCTTTAGAAACTAAAGAGAGTCTTCCATCAAAACTATCATCTTCAAAAAGCAAGATGTGTTTTGTTTCTTTAGACTTTTCAGATATAAATTTGATGTTTTCGTTTGATATATTGGTGTGAATGTAAATATTTTTATTATCAAAGAAAACAGAATAATTATTGATGATTTTTTCAACATTATTATCTAAGACAAGAATTTTATCTGGAAATTCTTGTCTTATTTTTTCCATAGCTAAAGTGAAAGAACCAAAGTATATTCTTGGAAACATAATTAAACCGTAGGAAAGATTAAGTGGTTGAAACTTGAATCTTGAACTATACAAATTGTGAAGCTATTGTATAGGAAAAAATTCAAAGTAACAACATCACTAGAAATCAATTCTAGAGCTTTTAGAAAATGACTTATCACATAAGATGATTCTATTTCTGGAACACTTTCACTTAAGTCAATTCTATCAGCCACAATACCTTTATCATTGTTTGAAGCAGACAAAACATACACTGTGTCTTGAGTGGTTATATTAAAAAAATGTGAGCTTGTTGTTCCACTAATATATTTTAAGGATTTTATAAATTCATTTTTATTAATTTCAAATCCACCAATAAGTTCAATTTCTTTGAAGAATGTTTTGAAATTATTAAACACGCTTTGAAATGTATTCTTTTCCAAATTGGTGCAGAAAAAATCTTCCTCTGATTTTAGGATTAATTTATTCTTGTGAATTGTGAAAATAGTATGGTCATTTAAGAAATTCAAAGAAAGTTCTGCTTGTAATTTGGTGATTAAATAGGAAGTTTGATCTTTGTAATTTTTGCCATACACACTAATCCTATGCTTGTCTGAAGATTGAGCATTAAATTTATCATTTTCAATAAAGAACATAATTGAAGAATATGGATGTTCTTCAAAATCAGGAGCACAAGAAAATGAAGTGTATTTGATAGCTTTTAGATAAGATGATTTATCCCAGTGATTGTATTCAACTTCTTCATTTGTGAAAAATTCTTTGGATACTTTTTGTGAAATATTATCAGTGGCAAAAGTTTTTAAAGAAACACGAGTTTTCTTATTACCAAAGATTAATTGATTATTCTCTTGATCAAATACCAATTGAACTTCATCAGATGGAAAATTAGAAAAAGCATTGATGAAATTACTTCCATCTATGGCAAAATCAATAAAGTCATTAGAAATATTACAAAGAAATATTTTAGCTGAAGATATGCCATTAGAGCTGAAAAGAAATAATTTTTCATTTTCAGCGTAAAAAACAAGACTATCATCGTTGATAATCTTGTTCTCACGAGTTGTCATTTTCAGCTTTTCAATCTTTCCTAACAATTGAAATTTATGAAGATGATCGGATTTATTTAACTTAAATTTCAATGTAGTTGCCCTTGGAATTGGATATGTACACCAGGGAGTACCATTCCAACTTCTTTCCAAATATTAGAAACAAATGTATCTTCATTTGCACAAGAAATCAACATATTGTTTTCATAATAATTCCAAGCACTGTCAACTTGTCGAAGAACATCCATTTTGTTGACAATAAGCTTTGTGACACCATTCATTTGACAAGCAGTAATCACTTCATTAAGATTTAACCAGTCGATTTGTCTTGGTCGCCCTGTTGTTGCACCATACTCTTGACCAATTTCTCTGAGTTGCTCAAATCGCTCGTCATCTTTTTGGTATCCTTTAGCTCCAACATAGGTAGAATAACACTTGATGACCCCGACAACATCCCGTACTTGCATAAAATTGAAACCATTATTTAATACTGCTCCTACACCAGTGTTTGAAGAAGTGACATAAGGATAATCACCAAAGTCAACATCAAGCCAATATCCTTGAGCACCTTCAGCTAAAAACTTCTTCGGTTCTGAATGAATTAGATCGTGCATATTGACAAGATAGGGTGCTAACTCAGGTACATCTTTGGCACGAATTCCTGTACGGGCCACTTTGTCTCTATAACAAGGGCCATTACCAGTGCGAGTTGTTCCAATAGTTGTATCTTTGGAATCTTCGTCAATATGTTCTTTGGTAATTATATGGGCGTTTTCTGCAATCTTTAGAATCGATGTGTCAAATCCAAATCCTTCAAGATACTCAAGTTCGTCAAATAATTTTTGCGTATTGATAACACAACCATTACCGATGACACTAGGAACACCATGCAGAATGCCGCAAGGAACAAGGTGTGTAACAATTTTCTCTCCATTGAGGTAAATTGTATGACCAGCATTTCCTCCACCATTAAAGCGGAAGACATAATCATAATTACCAGTACTTACCATTTGATTGGCAATTTTTCCTTTGCCTTCATCTCCATACTGCATACCAATAACTACATCAACAATTGAAGTTTCCATATAATAATCTTACCAGTAGATGTCTCTCAAATCAAGGGTCAATAGGGATAAATGTAAAATATAAACTGTATGTGGTACTCAAGAATTATCGAATCAGCAACAGCCTGGGATGTCCTTTCAACTAAAGAAGTTGCTTGGAGTGGCTCTTTTTCTAGAACTTTCAAAGATTTTTCGTTTTATGGCACAAACAATTTGCCTACTATGACAGCTATGCTTAAATTAATAGCTGAGATAGAAAAAGGTAAAAACAATGATTCTATAATTGATAAATATTTTGAAGAAGCAAAACAAAGTTCTAGTGTTTTAGCAGACATTGTTTATTTTGCTGGTTGTTTATCAAAATTTATTGATGCTGAAATGAAAAAACAAGGTAGTTCTGCCAATACAGATATGATGAAAGTTCTTGATTTTTTAGGCAAATTAAATAGTTTTGCAAAATCTCAAGGACAAAAGGGAAATAAATTAGGAGACACGATTCCTGACCCTGAAAAGGCTAAAGCTTATGTTAATGCTACTCTCGGCATAGGTTTTACTACACTTAATTTATTAGTCAGAAAAGGAACAGAAATCAGTAATTCTTTAGCTTTATTTATGCTCCGTGGTGATGACAAAGCATTATTAGGAGTACCTGATTCTGAACAAAGAGATTTATTACTTGAACAATTGAAAGAACAGAAGCCTGATTTAAGAAAATTTGAAAGCTACGATGCTGCAATTACAACAATTTGGAGTGGTGAAATAAAAAATCACATACCTTTGTTGAAAGATTTTCTTCTTTCAGGAATTGATCCGCCTCAAGTATTGCATATGATTATTCAATTACTTAATCAACCAGATATTGAACAAAAAAATGTTGTCGATATGGTAATACCTTTACCCATAACAACTTTGATTGATGTACTTGATAATTTAGAGCAGCATTCCAAATATGATCCATTTTCTTCATATTTAGCAGAAAGATTATATGGTCAAATAAGTGATTATGAACTAGATACAAATCCTTTGCTTGTTGGAAAATTAAGAAGAAGTAAAAAATTTAAAGCATTTGTAGACTCCAAAGGCGATAATTGTGAGCCTTTATATATAATAAAGGGAATTGCAAAACCTGAAGTCATAATTAGATATTTGGAAAAAAACCCAGAAGATTTTGATAAATTTGATATCAATCTCTTAAATAGTTTAGGCGATGAAATCAAAAATAAGATTATTGCTCGTGGAACTGCAGCAAAAGCAAAAATTCAATCTGATGGTTTAGCTTTGTTAGAAAAAGCTGCACAACAAAATATAATTTCAATCACAAAAGCAACAGATACTTCTTTCAATTATGCATATGGAAAAGGTCCAAAAAACGATTTTAAACCAGAAAATATGTCTGAAAGTGAATGGAGACAAAAAAGCAAATCAGACGAAGTTTTTGAAAAATTTTATCAATCTTATGAAGATCGTATGAAGCAAGAGGCTCCTTTTGCTGGTGTCAGTGAAGAAGACATTAAAACATATGCTGATCAAATGGTCATCATAGAATTTGGTACTTACAACTTAAAAAGTTTTTTAGCAGAAAACAACGCACCAAAAATGAAAATTGGTCCTGTTGATATGCTTGATGAAAAATGGGGTGGGCTGTTTGTGCCTAGATTTCCAACAAAAGATAGAGGTCCAATTCCAGCCATATTGATCAAAACTGATATATGGAATCAACTTTCATATCACCAAGCGTTAGCACAGAACATTGGTATGAGTGATCAGCATTATGTTGAAGCTACAAGAAGACACGAAGTTGCTCACGCATTACAATATTTACAATCTGGTGATATAACAATGCAAGATTCTATTGCATTAAATCCTGAATTAACACCAGAAGAAGCATATATTTCAAATCCATCAGAACTTTATGCAAGAATTCACGGAGATATTCCTTATCTTGCTAAAATATTTGATGCTCATATTGGCAACTTGATGTCAGATAGAAAAATTTATCAAGCAGCCAAAGAACAATGGATTTTAGATATTCAAGATGAATTAATTCACTTGATGTCAGGTGGTACTAATGCGACCAGATTACTTGCTGATATGGAAGCTGGAAGATTTGGAACATTCACTACTGATTCTGGTCAAACAATAAAATTAACAGACCCACTTGAAGCAATTAACAAAAAATTACAGCGTCAAAGAAATAGACTTGAGATGATTTTTCACGAAACATTTCAAATTCAGGGCAGAAGAGATTTCAGAAGAGGCTTGATCAGTAAGAAAAATCAACTCCAACAACAAATACAATCTACCCCAATTTATTCTCCAGAAAGAACACATCTTGAAGAAGAATTGAAAGATGTTGAAATCAAATTGGTAGAATCAGGAAAAATGTTAATCTTTGATGTGAAAGATGTATCTGAAGCTGTAGTTGAAGGATATATGTCTGATTACTATTCAAAGATTGCAGAAGCTGTAGCTAATGGCTTACTTACTACAGATATTGTCAATCCAGAGGGCGAAGATAGAAGATTGGAAAATGAGCAATTAAAAGAACAAGCTAAAAAGCAAGAACCTCCAACAGCTCAAGATATTAGACAACATTCTAGATTTCAAATTCAACAAACTGAACCAATTCCAAGTGGTAGAAAAATTGATGTCATTATTCCAAGATATAAGGGACCAGGAAGACCACCAGGCAATTTTCCAGGTTTTGATGATGCAGAACAAGATGAAACACAAGTTGATCTTTCTATAGAGAGAGATGAAGATAAAACTGCTAAGGTTTATAATTTGAGAAAAAGTTTAGGTTAAGTCTATATCTTTATCTTCATCATAAAATTCCCTGTCATCCACACCATTCATTTGATAATCAATGTGGGCATCAGGGAATTTTTGTCTTATTTTACTTATTGCTTCGTCTTTGCTATAATCCTCTAGTGGTAGATTAGTGGTGAAAACAACATGATGACGAATCTCTTCTGCATCTTCTTCATCACTATATAATTCTTCCAATCCAGGAATAGATAATTGATCTGTGATTAATTTGCCTTCTTTGTCAGACCCTGCTCTTAATGCCTTAAATGACAAAGGATCCATAAAGAAGAATTTCCAAACACCATTTTCAGGAAATAATAAAATTTGTGGATAAAGCTCAAAATGTTTTCTTGTGCCTTTATGTTTATCAGCAATTTGTTCAACAGGATCTTTTGAAGGATCAAAAATAAATTTATCATCACCTAAAACTTCGACAGGATCTTTGCCTTCTTTTCTTGCTCTAGTTAATGCAAAATCAGAAAATGTTTCAGGATTCTTATATACTTGGTCAAAATCTAAATCAGAAGCGTCAATAGCTACTTTGGTAAATTTATCTGCTAGTCTAAAACATCCTAAATTATCCAAAATAGATGCTGTACGAAGAAAGTTAAACATACTTACTTCTTTGGCATTTTGTGAGAGGCATCCTTTTTCTCATCATCTTTGAATTGAACATAAACTTCGGATGCTTTTTTTCTAATTCTGGTGAGAGCATTATCAACACATTTTGCTGGAACATTCAATGTGTAAGAAATTTCTTTATATGATGAATTGTGTCCATACTCTACAAAAATATCTGCTTCAAGAGGTGTTAATCTATCTAAAAGCATTTCAGAATTTATTTCTAATTCTTCTCTAACAATTATATCTTCTACCAAATTAACTTCAGGTGATTCATCATAAGGATTTTTCTTATCAGGAATATAATCTCCTAAAGAATGAAAATTACCATCATCATTCAATATGAAAGGAGCATCTAAAGAAATAGAATCATTCAACGCTGAATTCTTCATTCTTTTAGCAGAAGCGATAGCAGTGGCAAGATGTCTTTTGCAAACTAAATTAACACAAAAGTTTTTGAATGTTGTGTCTTTAGTACAATCGTAGGAATTAACTGCCTTAAATACACCTAATCTCAATTCTTGCATAACATCTTCTTTGTCTCCACCAACAATAAAGAAGTGAGGTGCAATTTTCTTGAGATCAGGTTCTACCATCTTAAGAAGTTTCTTAAATGCTACTTCGTTACCAGCTTTTGCTTTGTTTACTAATCTTACTATCTTAATATCTTCGGTTGCCATCAAAACTCCCGAAGGCACAAATCATCTAAAAATCTTCTTACGCTGATTCCCTATTAGCGTATCTTTCTATAATTTTGAGAACACCTGTAGTTGCAACAATGTCCTCAGAAACAGTTTGCCTTATATCTTTTGAAATCTTATACAGTTGTTCTGCGATATCTATAAGCAACATTGTATCGACAGACTTAGCTATTTGTTCTATATCCTCATCTCTATCAACCTTTTTGGTCTTAGTAACACAATATCTAAATGCTGTTATGAATACTTGAGAAGATTCTAATAATAAATTTCCTAAATTTCTTCCTTCTAAATAAGAAGATTGTATTAATCTAAAAGCTAAATTGTAATCTTCTTGACAAATTGAAAAACTAAGATCAATAGCCAACTGCTTTGGAGATTTATCAAGTAATTCTCTAATGTTATTTTCACTTATTTCTACTAAAGAAGCTTGTTCTAAAATTGATAAAGCTGTTCTTGCACTACCATCTGCTTCAAGAGCAATCATTTCAAGAGCAGTGTCTTCAAAAACAAGATTTTCTTTAAGACAAACAGATTGAAGTAAATTAACCAGATTAATTTTGGATAACTTCTTCATAATAAATGTTTGACAGCGAGTGTGAATTGCTCTTAAGATTTTATGTGGGTCAGTAGTACAAAAGAAAAACTTAACAAACTCAGGTGGTTCTTCCGTAAGTTTAATTAATGAAGTTTGAGCTTGGGTAGTTAACATTTGCGCTTCATCAAGAATGAAAATTTTGTATTTACTTAAAGTTGGAGCTAACCTTGAAATTTGAACAACATTTTCCCTGATGTGATCAACACCATTGTTGACAGCACAATTTATTTCATAAACATCAGGATGATTGTCATTCAATACCATATCAATTGCATTTTCATCACCATCACAAAGTAAATGAGCAGATGCAACACGAGCAAGTGTAGTTTTACCAGTACCAGGAGGGCCAGATAAAATGTAGGCGTGAGTAGTTTTATTATTCTTGACCTGCATTTCAAGAATTTCTGCAGATTTACTCCCAAGAATATCTGAGAAAGTTTTAGGACGATACTTGTTATAAAAACTTTGACTAATCATCATCTTCCATTGGCAAAATAAGCGGTAAAACATCTGGGCCTAATAATGATGGTAAATTATCTTTTAGCATCCAATAAGGTCCCAAACCAACACGAACAAAGTATTCTACAATAAACCCATAATCTTGAACATCGAATGATCTGATTTTACCATCTAATGCGGGACTTATTGAATACAAGCATCTAAAAACAATCCATTCTTTTTTAGATTGTTCTAGCTCTTCCCAAAGATCAGACCAAACACCAAGACAATAAATTTTTCCATTCCCTAAGGATTGTAAAATTCCCCTAGCCCAAGATTGAGTCAACCCCGACATAATATATGGCGGGGCATTCTTACCTTTATATCCATCCATCTCAACAAAATGAACTAAATTTAAATCTACATATCCAATAAATGGGTAATATCTAGATATTAATTTTTCAGCTAATTCACGACATTCTGTTGATTCAATAAATTCTGGATCACTCATAATGATAATTGAGTCACTGCAACTACTTGACCATTCTCATTTCTTACAGCAGAAGGGCCTGTATCAACACAGTATACATCCTCACGATCAAATGGAATAAAGTCCATTGAGACTCTACTTACAATGTAATAAACACCCTCTTCAGGATCAGGCAAATTTACAATCTTTTCAAAATGTGTTTCAGCTATAGGGATATTTGCAACTTTACCAATTATTCTTTGTTTGGTTTCTACAAAGCAAGGTTTCTCTGCTTTTGGCAAAGTTCCATAACCTGATATTGTAATATCGTGTCCAATTAGATTTACAAATTTTTTAAATTCTGAATACATCATAAATCTATACCTGCAATCCCTTCATTACGTGATGGTTGGAAAACAAAAGCAGATTTATCTCCATTTGCTCTCAAGTCATTGATGAGAACTCTTGAACCACCACCAATGCCCATTACTAGTTGATCATAAACAATTCCAGCATAAGAAAGCTGCTTGACTGTAACATCACGCAAACTTTCTTTTCTGCCAGTGGTGAGAATAATCTTATAGCCTTTACTATCCCATTCACGAATCTTATCTACAGTTCCATGAATAATTTTAGGTTGATATCCAGGCTTGGCAATTTCAGTTGGATCACCTTGTTCCCAAAGTGTTCCATCTAGATCACAAAAAATAGTGTAATTTTTTGTTGCTTGATCAATATTGTGTTCCATTACTTGCCTGTACTACCTAAACCACCCTTACGAGAGGTTTTATCAGTCTTACCAAATTCTTCAACTTCAACTAGTTCGTGAGCAGCTAACTTTGCCACAACCATTTGAGCAATTCGATCACCGTGTTTGATAGAGAATGGAATCTTATTGTGATTGATTAAAATTACCTTAAGTTCAAAATCTTCTCCATCACCACAATAATCACTATCAATAGTGCCTGGAGTATTAAGAACAGTAACACCAAACTTAGCAGCCAAACCAGATCGAGGGCGAATTTGAATTTCGTAACCATTTGGAATATTTACATTTAGACCAGTGGGAACAATCATAGTCGAATGAGGAGCAATCAAAGTTTGCTCATCGTAAGAATCCTTCAGCCAAGCACAAAGATCATAACCTGCTGCACTTTCTGTAGCTTTCTTGGGAACAATTGCACCCTCACGAAAAGCTTTAACTTCAACCTTTGCAACAATATCCATAACTAAATACCTTCCTCATTCTTTATCATATCAAAAGTAATTTCCTCAGCATCCGGGTTGAATACTAAAGATAATGGATGCTCACGATTCTTAAGAGCAACAGTAAAATTGATTAATTCTCGACCTTCCAGATACCTATCCATTTTAGTAAGATCTTTAATATCGTCTAATGACAATGCTGCAGTATATACTCTTTCAGATTTTGTATCTTGTAACTGTAACCAAATATATTGAATAATTTTTGGGTCATCTTCAGTTCCCTCATCTTCTCGCAATACAGCATCTAATATCTTAACTTCTCTTACTACAGATTTACTCATACAAGGATTTTACCACAACATAAAGTAAAAGTAAATTATGTGGTACAAAACTGCTCTTACTACAATCGACCCAACAGGACAAATTAATTTTCCTGATATGGGTGGGCATAAATTCAACCTAAATGATTTAAAATTTAAAGTTAATGTTAAAGATTATATTAACACAAAAAGAGTTATAATTTTTGCTTTTATTCCTGCGATCAAAAATTCAATAGGAACACTCGAGTTTATATACGATAAAGACAAAAATTACATTGATATTGATGGTGTATTAGTTAAAAAAATAGGAAAAATACCCCTAGAAAAATTACAACAACAACACGATGATCAAGTGCAATTAAAAACAACTGGAATTGGAATTGGAAAAAAACTTTATGAAAAGTTTTTAGAAGTTGTTCAAAACGATGAAGAATTGTCTAAAGCAGATTTTGTAAGAGGGGACGTTCATTCACAGCAAGCTTATAAAGCAAAGAATAATGCATTGGGCAAACCATTTGAAGCTAGAAGTAAATTTAATACATCTGAAAATAATCAAGCAATTAGAAATAAAATTATTGATTTAGAAAATGAACTTTACGATCCTGATATAACTTATATTAGAAAAAATCAAATATTACAATTAATCAACACACTTACATTTGAATTAGAAAAATCTGTACCCGTTACACACGAACAGTCTATGGATATTTTAGTTCCTGCTAGTTGGTCTAAAGATGGCACTTATGTAGATAATCTTTATAATTATCCAAGTGTTGAAACAAAACATAGAATTCCTGCTAAAAGTGAAGATAGACCGAAGAGAAGACTACAAGATCCAAATCAATTAAGTTTAGATGTAGCTGCTAGTCAAAAACATTACAAGATTGCTATAACTCAAGTTGATCCTTCTGGGCAAATTAATATGGATTTTCCAGGAATTAGACCTAAACCATTCAATATAGACAAAGATGTAGATTTTAAAATAAAATATGATCAATTTTGGAAATCTTATACCATCACTGCTTACTTGAAAAATGGTAGAGATCTAGGACATATCTCAATGGAAGTTCCTGAAGGTATGAACACAGCAAAGATTGAGTTTGTTACCTTAAATGAATATCCAAATAGTGCAGGAACAGAGGAATGGGAAAAGCCCAAAAATCCTGAAGATAGATTAAGACCTGACTTAATGAAAGAATTAAAACAGGCTGGATATGAAGTTGATGAAAATTCCTATACTAGATTGAAATGGGGCATAGGCAAAAGACTCTACGAAGAAGCTAAAAAGTTCTTACAAAAAAATAAACCAGATGTTGAATTTGTTGAAGGAACTGTTCATAGCAGAGATGCATATAATAGCAGAAATTCAGTATTTGGATTGCCTAATTCTGCATACGATCCAGATGGAAGTACTTGGTATAGAATTCATCAAGATCATTCTCCTGAAGAACGTGAAGAATTATCAAAAAAAATCTCATATGAATTATTTCCATCTAGATTCCAAAACTCTGGCGAATCTGAAATTCCACCTAGTATGTTTTATGTAAAGCATAAAATAAATAAATTACCAACCAAAAAGGTCAACCAAGATCAATCTGAAGGATTATTCGACGATGTGGTATAGATTTGCACAAATATTTGGTATACATCCAAAAGAAAAAGAAGCATTGGAATTTTATGGTGAAACAGATGATCCTGTTAAGGCTGGTTATGTACTAAGCACTGGAAAATTTCTAGATTATTCTGAAGGTGGGTACGAGAGATCATTAGATCATAGAAACATTGAATATATTATGGATGAGCCAGAAGAATCTAAAGGAAGTAGATATTCTGATTATGTTGTTCCTTTTATGTCTTTAACTGGCGCAATTAGAGTTTCAAATTATGGTGAATGGAGTGTCGATATACATTCTCCTCCTACTCCTGAACAAATTACAGCTATAGCAAGAAATCATATAAATGGAAAAGATTTTCATTATGATGTAGATCCTCTTGGAATTAGTGAAACATTACCAAGAGCTTCTCAGGAAGCAGTAGCTAATAAATTGAGAGAAATTAGAAGACAATTAATGGGCCAATAAAAAAGAGGGGATTTCTCCCCTCTTTTTTATTCAACTGCCACAAACAAGACAGTCCGGATCATCAAGTCTGCATTGTGGAACATCATCAGCAAATTCTAAAGGTTTCATTTGCTCTACTTCTTTAGGTTTTTCTACCTCTTGGATAGATGCACTTGAAAGATCAATTCCAAGTCCCTTCAATGCTTGTGCTTTAGGCTTGACACGAAGATAATACATACCTGTCTTCAACCCTAATTTCCAACCATACATATGAGCAGAAGATAATTTAGATGCAGTTGGTTCAGCCATAAACATATTCAATGATTGTGATTGGTCAATGAAGTATGAACGATCACGAGCCATTTCAAGAATTGACTTACCCTTCATCTCCCAAACTGTCTTGTAAACTTCTTTGATGTCAGTAGGAATTTCAGGAATGTTTTGAACTGAACCATTCTCATTGAATAACTTCAATCTAACATTGTCATTCCAGATACCAAGATTGACAAGATCTTCTACTAGATGCTTATTAATAACAGCATATTCACCACTCAAAGTATTACGCTTATAAAGATTGGTAGTGAAAGGCTCAAAACACTCGTTATTTCCAAGAATTTGTGCGGTTGAAGCTGTAGGCATTGGTGCAACAAGTAAAGAATTTCTCAAACCAAATTCTTTGATTTCTTCTTTGAGTGATGCAAAATCCCACATACCGGAAAGATCATTCTCGTTAAGTCCCCATAAGTCATATTGTAATAAACCTTGAGATGCTGGAGATCCTTCAAAAGACGCATAAGAGCCATATTTCTTTGCCAAATCCTTAGATGCAGTAAGAGCAGCAAAATAAATTGTTTCAAAGATATCCCTATTCAATTTACGTGCTTCATCTGATTCAAATGGAAGACCCATAAGAACAAAAGTATCTGCCAAACCTTGAACACCTAAACCAATAGGACGATGCTTAAGATTTGATGCTTTTGTTTCTGGTGTTGGATAGTAATTTACATCAATGACCTGATTTAAATTGATTGTTGCTTGATAAACTACATCGAACAAGAATTTAAAGTCATACTTGCGTAATTTTTTATCCTTCTCACGAACCTTGCCAGATGGGATTACTACATACTTTGGCAATGCAATAGAAGCAAGATTACATACAGCAATCTCGTTTTTGTCCGTATATTCTAGGATTTCTGTACACAAATTTGAAGACTTGATTGTTCCAAGATTCTTCTGATTTGACTTATAATTACATGAATCCTTGTAAAGCATATAAGGAGTGCCTGTTTCAACTTGTGAATCAAGGACTTTTTCCCACAATTCACGAGCTTTGATGGTTTTTAATGCCTTGCCTTCAGCTTCATACTTCTCATAAAGTTCAGTAAAAACTTTCTTGTCTGGAGAATCATAAGCATCAATTAATCCCGGAACTTGGTCAGGTGAGAATAAAGACCAATTACCATCAGATTCAACACGCTTCATAAATAGGTCTGGAATCCAAAGAGCTAAGAACAAATCTCTAGCACGTAATTCTTCCTTTCCTTGATTCTTACGAAGCTCAAGAAATTCAAAGATATCACCATGCCAAGGCTCAAGATAAACAGCAATGGAGCCTTTACGCTTCCCGCCACCCTGATCTACATACCTAGCTGTTTCATTGAATACTTTGAGCATTGGAATAATTCCATTAGAATATCCATTAGTACCCTTGATATAGCTGCCTTTTGCACGAATCTTGTGAATGTTGATACCAATTCCACCAGCAGATTGAGAAATTAAAGCACAATCTGAAAGTGTTTTGTAAATTCCTGGAATACTATCATCATCAATATCTAATAAAAAACAGGATGACAATTGAGGACGATTGGTAGAAGCATTGAAAAGAGTTGGAGTGGCGTGGGTAAAAAGACCTTGAGAAAGCATATCATATGTCTTTTGAACCATCTCTAAATTATCACGCCAAATCCCAACAGACACACGCATATAGAGATGTTGAGGTGTTTCTGCTGCTTCACCATCAACCTTAAGTAAATAAGACTTACGCAATGTCATAAAGCCGAAATAATCAAAATTGAAATCTCGATCGTGAACAATCATTGCATCAAGCTCATTAGAATACTTCTGGATGACAGCATATACTTCATCAGAGATCATTCCAGCTTTTTCACCAGTCTTTGGATTGATGTAATTGTAAAGTGTATTAGCAACTGTTGAAAAATCCTTTGGAACATTCTTGTAAAGAGCTGTAATTGCAATACGAGCAGCAAGTTTTCCAAAGTCAGGATGGACAGTGACCATAGATGCAGCAGTTTCAGCACTCAATTGATCTAATTCAGCACTTGAAACACCATCATAAAGACCAGACACAACTTTAGTACTTACAATGTCTGGATCTACACGTTCATTTAAGCCATATGTAAGCTTCTTGATACGTGAGGAAATCTTTTCTAACTTCAATGGTTCTGTAGTACCATTACGCTTTAAAATATCCATAACTAAAAGTCCTCATCGAATGAAATTTGCTCTTGAACTTCACCAACACCACTCTTTACATAATCTGCAACACGCTTCTCAAAGAAGTTGGTCTTGTTCTGCAAAGCAATATTAGCCATAAAGTCAAAAGGGTTCTCTGTATTATATACTTTTCCTACGCCTAAGTCCATCAAAAGGCGATCAGAAACATACTCAAGATATTGTTTCATCAATTCAGAATTCATACCAATTAAGGAAACTGGCAGTGCTTCGGTGATAAATTCTTTTTCAATTACAAGAGCAGAGTCAATAATTTCAAGAATGCGCTCACGAGAAAGCTTATTCTCAATATGATTTTTGTAGAGATGAACTGCAAAGTCTGTATGCAATCCTTCATCACGAGAAATTAATTCATTAGAGAATGAAAGACCTGGCATCAATCCACGCTTCTTGAGCCAGAAGATACTACAGAATGAACCAGAAAAGAAAATTCCCTCTACAGCAGCAAAAGCAATAAGACGCTCCACAAATGATTCAGAGCCAATCCACTTAAGAGCCCACTCTGCCTTCTTTTGAACAGCTGGAACTGTGTCAATGGCGTTGAAAAGATGGTTTTGCTCTTCTTTGTCTTTGATATAAGTGTCAATAAGAAGGGAGTATGTCTCGGAGTGAATATTCTCCATCATAATCTGGAAACCATAGAAGAATTTAGCTTCTGTATACTGCACTTCAGCAACAAAGTTTTCTGCTAAATTCTCATTTACAATTCCATCAGATGCAGCAAAAAAAGCTAGTACATGCTTTACAAAATGCTGTTCACCCTCGTTTAATTTTGCCCAGTCAGTAAGGTCTTGTGCTAAATCAATTTCTTCAGCAGTCCAAAAAACTTGCTGTGCTTTTTTGTAATAATCCCAAATATCGTGATGTTCAATTGGGAATAAAACAAATCTATTTTTGTTCTCTTGTAATATTTTTTCCATAATTTTTTGACAATAAAAAATACCTGAAAGAAATCAATCAGATATTTTTTATCCCTTCCTTTAATAGTATGAGGTATTTGTTCTAATTAAGCAACTCTATCGGATCTAAATTTTTCAACTTTTTTACTAAATCTTCAAGCCTCTTTTTATATAATCTTTGAGCAATTATATAATCCAATAATTTTTCTTTTAATAAATCTAAATCATCTTCGTTATTTTCGGCATAATCAAACACTTCATTAATTTTTTTTAAAAATGCAGCATCAATTATGTCTTGTGCCTTTGGATTATCTGCTCGAAATCCAGACACATTAACATCCAATGAAGATAACACAAGGGATGTATTTAAGTTCCTTGAGCAGTCCAATAAAGTTTGCCAAGAATCTTTTTTGCTGATTATTTTATTCTCTTTTTCTTTGAGATTTTCCTGACTTTTGAACTTAATAATTCCATCATTTTTCTTTGAAAAATAATCTGATAAAAATTGTTTTTTCTCTTGAAGCCAACTCGTTTTGTTCATCTTTATAATGCAAACTTAATATCAATAGCAAAAATTCTTGTCGAAATACCTTTAGTTTTCTTACCAGCAACATCAGCATTGTATTCTGATTGGCGGCAAACTAAAACAGAACCATTTGTTAAGCTTTCAACTTCTCGAGAAGCTAATCTAAAAGCTGTCATTGTAGCATTTAAAGCAGTAGGGCCAACAGATAAAATTCTAACATATTCGTGATCTTTAAGTACATGCAAAATACTTCTACTCAAACCTACTGGATCTGTTGGACGTTTAGTAGGATCTTCAGCATTAGGATCTCCACCTCTAGCCTTTAAGATCCTTGGGTCATTAGTGGGGTTCTTTGGTTTTTCTTTTGTAGCAATTGTGCTTACAGGTTCGTCATTTAATTCCATTTTAATTTTCCTCTATTCCAATCAAAGACATTTTCGTCTTTATATTTTCTACAGCCTTATTGAAATCTGTCAAGCTGCAATTGTATGTTTTTGAGTCATATTTCAATTTCGATGAACCATTTAAAATATTTGAAATAATTTTATTTTCTACATCTGATAAACTTAAATTCATAAGATTATTTATTTTATTTTCATCAGTCAAACTGTCATAGTAACAAACATCTTCATTATCATCTTCTTCAGACATATAAACACTTAATGCTCTTGGAGAAACTGTTTGATAATCTGGATATAATTCATTAAACTTTTGAAACAACATAGAAGAATGTTTGGATAAAATGTGCTTCTTGATTATTTCAGTTCTTTTCTTAACAATACAAATTTCACAACCACCATCTTTTGGGTTCGTGCAATCAATTTCGCATTCATAGCTTCTTGGCATTTTATGAGATTTGCAAAAACCACATCTTTCTAATTGCTCAAGAATTACACCTGTACTAACAAGATGATCCCAAAGAATATGATTATGATGATTTAAGATATGTGTTGATAGTGGATTTACCCATTTTTCACAAATTGGGCATTTTTGAGATGGATTTCTTTTACCAGCATTATCAGCTTTGACTAAATTAATATAGTTATGCTGTAATGCACCGATAAAATAATTCTTGAATTCCCCACTTCCTCCATAACGAGATACTTTTCTCGTATTGCGGGGTTTCCAATTTGATAAGACATTGCAGAAAATCTTTATATAATCTGATGCAAAATCTTCTTGAGAATCATACAAGTAATGATATTGATTCCACCATTCTTGCATATGTAAATAAGGCGGATAAAGCTTACATACTTCTTTGTAATTACGATCTATCCGCCATTTATTTCCAGACAGTAAAGCTTCTTGATAACGTAGAATTGCCTTTTCTAAGTTCTCTTGAGTCTTAAGCTTATTCAATCTTGTAATATCATCATTCAACATAGGTCCCTCTTTGATATTACAATTATATGAACAGTTTTTAAAATTAGAAATCAAGTTGCATGTTTTATATCTTCAATTATTAAAATAAGATTATTGTTGCCAGACCAATTGTCAAGTTCAATAGTATATATAACATCAACTTTGTCACCAACATTAAATTCTTTGCAAATATAACCTTTTCTCCAAGCATTAGCAGGAACCCAAGTTTTCTCACCATTTGATAATTTGAGTTTTGCATGTTTGCCTTGAGTTAATGGCTTTGCTTCAACTAATGTCATATTTTTAGTTATGAATATAGGATTATGATTACCAGAACCAAATGGAGATAATTTGGATAAATGCACAAATGTTTTAATATTCAAATCACCAAACAACATTCTGGCATCAACTTCAATTAATTTTTCAGAAGAAGGTTCACCCAATTTATCTTTAGCATATTCATTCAAGGCTTTTCTCATTGCTGGAATATTATCTATGGCAAGCTCAAAACCAGCAGCAAAAGCATGACCACCACAAACAGTAGAACCGTCTGCTCTTTTCTTGAATAACTTCCAAGCTTCTTCTGACTTGAGAGCATCCAAAATATTAAAATCACGAGTTGAACGACAAGAACCTTTAGCATATCCATCATTTTTATAATTACACACCAAAGTTGGTTTATTGTACATTTCAGCAATTTTTCCAGCTATGAGACCAATTAAGCCTGGATGCCAATTAGGATCACCAAGTACAAGTATATGTTCATCTTCTAAGTTGAAATTCTGTTCAACAAAAGCAATAGCATCTTGTGTAGCTTTCTCTTGTTGTTCTTGTCTTTTAGCATTAGCATTATTTAATTGACGTGCTAAATTTGCTGCTGTTATATCGTCTTTTGCAAGCATTAAACTCAAAGCAGTACCAGCATCAGCAAGCCTACCTATAGCATTAATCCTTGGGCCAATTTGAAAGCCAATTGTAGTAGGAGTGACATCTTTTACACCTGCTATTCTAAGTAATTCTTTGATTCCAGGTTTTCTACTATTAGACAAAATAGAACAACCATAATTTACGATTACTCTGTTCTCGTCTAACATAGGGGCAACATCAGCTACAGTCCCAAGAGCAGCAAATTCAATAAGATCATCAATGAAATCAAATAAATCTAATTCTCTGGTTTTAGCTAAAGCAAGCATTAATTTAAAAGCAATTCCGCAACCAGCTAAAGCATCAAATGGATATCTTTTAAAATCTTCTTTAGCTAAATGCTCAAAATGTTCTCCAGGATAATTAGGGTCATCTCTATTTGGGTTAACAACACCTATACAGTCAGGAATTTTTCCATCATCAGAAGGATGGTGGTGATCAGTTACAATCAAATCTAATCCACATTGTTTTGCATATGTAGCAGTTTCAAAAGCAACAATTCCACAGTCAACACTCATCAACAATTTGGCATTTCTGCTTAATGCTTCATCAACAGAATGTACTTTGATGTCATAACCATCTTCCATTCTATGAGGAACCTTATATTCAAAATTAGCTCCCATCTTTTCTAATGCTGTAACAACAATTGCGGTTGATGTAATTCCATCAACATCGTAGTCACCCCATACAAAGATTTTTTCCTGATTGTCTATTGCTTTGTTTAGCCTGTTAACTACAACATCAACATCAGGCAAAGAAAATGGATTATGAAGTTTATTGATGTTAAGATTTAAAAAATTCTTAGCCTTTTTCTTATCATCAATACCTCTAGTAATCATCACTTGGGCAACAGGAATAGGTACTTCCAAATCACAGGCAAGCTCTTTAACTTCCTGCATATTACAATCACGCATTTTCCAAATTGTTTCTAATCTATCCATCAATATGCCCTTATAACCAGTTTTTTCTTATTATTCGCAATCAAATTCTGTATCGTTTCATCTAAGAAAGATACATCATATTTTTGAGCAAAATCATCAGGATCTAAGCCTTGTGGCAAAATTATCCTTATAGCATTCAGTCCTAGATCTTCTATCTTACTAATGATTTTTTCTGAAGCAATTTTTCCAGCATCATCACTGTCCATTAATACCACGAGATTATCGCAAAATCTTGAAGCTAAAGCTACTTGATGTTCAGAAATAGCAGTTCCACACAAAGCTGCAACATTTTCTAGTCCATTATCATAAAGTGAATAAACATCAAAATAGCCTTCAGTAAGAATAAGATAATTCTTTTCTCTTGCCATTGTTTTTGCTACATCAAGAAAAAATAAATTTTTGTTTTTATGGTAAGGTTCATTTATCCATTTACCTTTATTCCATTTATTTATTCTGTCTGAGCATTTAGCAGGTTCATGTCCATAAAGATCCCAAAATGCTTGCACTGTATGTTCTTTTAATTCTGGAATTTGCCTACCAGCTAATGCCAAAAAATTACCGTGAACATCTTTGATTGGAACTATTAATCTGCCTTTCAATAATGGAAATTCATATCTAGAATAAACTGGGCAAAAACCAATCAGATTGTTTTCAATTATTTTATTAGACAAATTTCTAGTTTTAAAATATTCTTGAACAGTATGATTATCTTTGAAGTTTCTTAAGAATTGATTGTAGTTTATTTCAAAGCTGTTCATTTGAATAATTGTATCATTAAAGGGGGATTTGCAGAAACATAGGAAAAAAATACTATCCTTTTTTATGCAGGTATTTTATGAAGAAAAATTTGTTAGATCAATTAAATGCTGAAATTACGTTATTAGAAAATTATGGCTATTACAAATCAGCAAGTATTCTTCATAAAAAATTTATTCGAGAAGCACAAGTAGACCCTATATCTTATGACAAAGAACCTAGAGGAGATACTTATAAAAAGTATTTCTATAATCTTTTAAATTCTGCACAAAAAGCACAAGATATAGAAGCAGCTAAAAATGCTATCAGAAGAGATGGTTTTTTATTAGAAGAAGATAAACAACAACTTATCGGTATGCTGCCTCAAAGTGTCCAAGCTAAACCTAACACTACTCCTGTTGCTACTACTGCTAATCCTGCTACTCCTACAAATCAGTCTACAGTAACACCAACAAATACTACAGAAATCGTAGAACTAGCAAATGTTACACCAATAACAAGCCAACCTCAACAACCTCAACAACAATTGGCAGATCCTTCGCAAAATTTATTCAACAAATTATTGAATGAAGCAAAGTATTATCTTTCAATAAATGATTTTAATAATGCAGCTACTATAAGACAACAAGCAGCAGAATCTGAGATGTACCAAAACCAAAAAATTGCTTGGGAACAACAATACAATATACTTGTTCAAAATTATTCTGGCACTGCTCCAAATAACCAAGCAAGCCCTCAGTACAATGCTCAAAATCAAGCTCAAAGTGATATATATAATGCTGCAAAATCTATCGGGCTTGAGTATATCACTCCTGCAAATATTGCTTTTAGGGAACAACAAATTAGGCAAAAACTTTATCAATCAGGTAAGTTGAACGCTAATACTCAGCAACTATTAAGACAAATTTCTCTTTCAGCTTACTATATTTCCAACCCCCAATCAAAAAAATAATCCCCTCAAAAAAGGGGATTATTAGTTTAATCTAACATTTGTTTTGCAGCTTCATCAAATGAAATACCGTTATCATCATCGTCATCATCTTCATCAGATTCAGGACCTTTTTTGATAGCTTCTAAAAGATCATCAAGAACTTTTCCAACAATTTTCATTCTTCCACATATAAATTCAAAAGCTGTAGTTGAATTATCATTGCGAGTTCTCTTGACTGGTGCTGGCTGATTCATTAATAACTTACAGAATTCATATGGATCCTTGGATTCCACTACTTCACCAGTGTCAGCATTCAGATAGCTGAATTTCTTACGAACTTCTTTGATATATTCAAAGCCTTTAGCTTTTGCCTTATAAAGAAATTCATCAACAGGATTAGTGGTTTCATCATCTGTAAACATAATTTTGAATTCACCAGTCAATCCAGGTTGACCATATCTAGTCTTCATCACAAGAACTTTAGATTTACCACCAATGACAACATCTTTACCTTCAGCATCTTTTTTGGTAACTTGTCCAGCTGCACCATTGATTTTATTGATCCAAAGACGCATATGGGTAAAATAATTCATAGCATTACCACCAGAGGCAGTTTTAACCATAGAACCAGGCATTGCACCAGCACCCATATAAAGTTGGTTAATTAAAACAACAATTGTACCTGAAGCTGCTGTTTTTGCAGTTAAATCTTTGGTTAATCGCTTTACAAATCTTGCATGAAGACCAATTGTTTGAACTTGCTCCAAAGATTTTTCCATTTCATCATTTGGAATCATAGCTGAAACAGAGTCCACAACAATTACAGCGTAATCTCCAGACTCGACCATAAACTTCAGGAGTTCGCCATATTTCTCTGCAGATCCAACGTTTTCAATTAGAAGAAGCTGTGCAGTATTAACACCACAAGAAATAGCTCTTAATGGATAGTATGAATTTTCAATATTGAAGAAAACACACTTCTTGCCTTGCTTTTGAGCTTCAGCAATTAGTTTATATCCAAGCCAAGTTTTTCCAGATTGAGATTCACCACAGAATTCAATCAAAGTTCCAGTAGGAATACCCATACCAGAACCTAAAATTGAGTCTACCTCAAAAACTCCAGTTGGGATGAATTCAATTTGTTCAACATCACCAGTCTTGATACATTTTTCATCAACTCCAAGAGACTTCAGTTTTTGCTGAAGAAGTCTTTGTTGATCTTTATTTATAATTTCACTTAAATCTTTACTTGCCATATTATGCTCCTAAAAAGGGGTCAATTAAGACCCCTTTTCATATCTACTTCTTTCCCATCCATCCTAAAGAAACTTCATCATCATCATCGTCGTCTTCATCATCTTCGAAGACAGGCTTAGCAACTGGTTTCTTTTTTGGTGCTGGAGCAGGAACAAATTCTTCTTCATCATCTTCATCATCAGTAACAACTGGTGCTGGCTTAGATGCAACCTTAGGAGACTCAACTGGTGGAGAAACCTTGTATGATGCAGAAACTACCTCTTCTTCAGCATTCTTTGGAGCAGAGAACTTGAAAAGTTTAGTCAAAGGATAACCATAAGCAAAGAAATCTTCCCACTCTGGCATGTTAGGATCTTCTTCTCGATCAGACTCATAATTTGAACGCTCACGAGTAAGATCTTCTGCAGATGGCTCACCAGCCTTACGAAGAAGCTCAATCATCTCATCAGTGATTGTTGTTGGCTTACCCTCAAAATAAAGAGTATATTCCACAGACTTAGGCGCTGGCATTCCAGTAGCAGTAGCAGTAATCTTGATGCAAGGAGCATTGCGAGTACCATAATGGCGACCATCACCATCTTCATTTTCTTCGTCTTCATAATTCTGAACAGTTTGCTCAGCAATGCGTCCAAAGATGCTCTTACCCTTCTTCAATACCTTTACTTGCCAGGAACCATCCTCTTGCTTTTCAAGAACATTTTGAGCATAAGTGGTAGAACCAATGTAACCCATTTTCTTCCAAGGACATTGAGATGGATCTTCATGACCAATACGAACAAAAGACTTGTTCAATTCAGCATCAGGGAATGGTACACGTTGAGTCTTGCCACGAAGAGCAGGATCATTGGTTGGGTTAGGAACATATACTTTATCAGTGTACTCAATAAAGGAAATTGGATCACCAATAAGTCTCATACGACGAACAACCTTTGGGCTGTCCTTTACAGACAAGTTTACAAGAATATCTTGAAAACGAGGAAAGTTTGTACGAGGGGTGTTGGATGCTGGCTGAGCAGCAACCATCTTTGAAGCAGAAACACGTCGAATCATTTTATTTTCTCCAATTGGGCTCTTCCGTCCCACAATTTGTAGTTTACTGTATGTTTTGTGCTTGAGCAATAAGAATTTCTAAATATTTTCACAATCTAGAATTTCTTGTTTTCACTATAGCATTTCCCTTATTCATAGGAGTTTTATCTTTCGTGTAAAGATTTGACATACCCTCTGTATTAAAGGATTGATTAATTCTGGATAAAGCTTGATGCTCACGCAAAATCCTATCCATTTGTGATGCTGCAAATTCAATGTTTTTGAGGCATTGTTCCAAATATGTTAGCAGCCTTTTGGAATTTGTCATCGGAATGACAAATGGGTGTACAGTAAAAGCAGCATTAGCTTCTTTGTCTTTTGCTGTTCCTGTAGATAATCTTATAGCCATTTCTCTCAAGTTTTTATGAGCTTGAGAAATCATTTCAAAATGAGCATAGACAACAGAAATTATTTCTGTCAATCTATTCCTGTATTGTACTTGTAAAGCATATGCAGCAGAAAAGGATTCAAAGGCATATTCATCTTTACTTGGAATAGAAATATCCCATTGTCTTATTTCAGTTCTTATTGCAATTTCGTCATACATAGGAAGTAAGCTAATTGCATCTTGCCAGTTTTGTACTTCATCAGTGAAAGACTCTTCACTTATACCTTTTAATCGACTAACTAAATTCTTTGAAAAATTAGGATCTTGCCACGAAACTGTTTCAGGCATAGGAGCCCAATCTAGTTGTGCTAGTAGTAAAGAGTTTTCCTCATCAAAGTCATCATCATCTTCAGTTTTTATTTCAAAACTTGGATCGTCATATTCTTCGTAATCATCATAAATAGACATAATATTTATCAATCAAACAATTCATCACTCAATAAAGATTTGATGGATGATGAAGTAATTTTTGTTTGTCTTTCTTTCTTGTTAATTATATCATCAAATGAAACAGAATTTTTTTCAGCTAATTTTGCAAGCCTTAAATTATTCTTTTCTTCTTTTGTTCTTTCAGCAACAATATTGTCCCAGTATTCCATAAAATCTTCTACAACATCAAATTGCAAAGTATCAGGCAAACAACTTAAGGCATCGTGTTCAGCCAAAAAAGCTACCATACCCCTGTTTGGTCTTGCTCTGTATGCTAAATCTTTACAGTCTTCAAAAGGCTGATGCTGAACAATGTCAATTGCTCTAGAGCCTACTCCCTTGATAGATGAGAGTGGAAGAAAAATTTCACCCTTTTTATTTACAGTAGTTTCAACACCAGATTCATTAACATTTGCTGGTCTAACAGGTATCTTGTCAAAACTACATTCTTTCAACAACACTGCTAATTTATCTTCATCATCTTTATCAATTTGAATACAAGCAGCTAGCCATTCAGAAGGATAATAATAACGCAGAAAAGCTGTGTAATATGAAAGTAAAGCATATGAACAAGCGTGAGACCTATTGAATGCATATCCTCCAAATTTAGCCATTAATGCTAATACTTCATCAATAACTTCTTCAGGTATTCCACGTTCTTTACTCTTGGTAGCAAAAAGATTACATACATCATCAAAATCTTTACCAGACTTCTTTGAAATTGCTTTGCGTAATTTATCCACTTGTTGCCAGGTAAAACCAGCCATATCACGAGCTAAAAACATTGCTTGCTCTTGATAAACCATAATTCCATATGTAACAGAAAGATGTTTTTCAATAATTGGGTGAGCATACTTTACAGAAGTGGGATTTCTTTTACCTTCAGCATATTGAGGTATATAATCCATTGGGCCTGGTCGATAAAGAGCAGCCACAGCAATTAGATCTTCAATATTAGAAGCATTAACATCTCTCAGAGCTTGTTGCATACCTTTAGATGCAAATTGGAAAACAGAAGCAGTCTTTCCTTTGGCATAAATATTATTGAAAATTTTTGAATCTTCAAGGTTAATCTTTTTAAAATCAATCTCTTTATTGTGCAATCTTTTTATATGCTCTAAGCATAAAGCTACTTGATGAAATGCTGCTAGTCCAAGAAAGTCATATTTTACAAGACCTACTCTTTCTACATTCTTCATATCATAAGCAGAACACAAGTTGCCCTTAGAATTTTCAATAGGAGCGTGAAGATACAATGGTTCAGAAGATACTAAAACTCCTGAAGCGTGAACACCAAAGTTAGAATATGTGCCTACTAATTGAATAGCATTATCTAACTCTTCTTTCCATTGTTGATAATAATGTCTAAATTCATCATTTTCTTTAATAGTTTCTTCAATAGTAGTGCCTGGTTTTTTAGAAATACAGGCTGAAATTCTAAGAGCTTGATTGTGAAAATCATTAGGATATTTGTCTTGAAATCTAGTGGATGCTTTCAAACAACCTACTACAGAGTTTTTAGCAGCATATTTACCCCAAGTTCCAATTTGAGCTACGTGATCATCTCCAAATCTTTCTTTAGTCCAATCAATAACTTCAGAACGACGAGAATCATCAATATCTGTATCAACGTCAGGAAGGGCAGCAACTTTAGATACAACTAATCCATCAGAGGGTTGTTCTTCTGTAATTCCCAAAATATGAGCAGTCCAAAGTTGAGATTCATTCTTCTTTGACTTAATACCCATTTTTGCAAGATTAAATACATAAGAAGATAGACCCTGATTTTCTAAAACCCAAATTTCTTTCTCAATTTCTGGTTCGTGTTTTCGCATCTCAGGAAACACTTCTAGCCATTTTTGAGCATATTTTCTTATTTTTTTGGTATAGGCAGTTTGATCCATTTCTCCATATTCACTTAAGAATTGAGAAACAGGCAATTCAGATATATTTACCTTGTATTGGGTACCACGACCAGGATTTAAGAATCTTTCAAACATTAGGTTCCATCGAATAGGATCAACATTACAAACTTCAAGACAGAAGTTTACTAGTGACCCAACACCTGAACCACGAATGCCAAAATGAATATCTTTGTCTTTAAGAAATTCAACAAGTTCTCTTTGGATTAAGAAGTAGTCTGTTACTCCCATATACCAAATTTGCCTTAATTCACTATCAAGACGAGCAAGATATTTATTAGAAAACAATCCAGCATTTCTCAAGCCCTTAATGCACAAGAATGCTAAGTATGCTTCATTTGGCTTATGGTAAGGAAGTTTAGAATGATAGAAATTATTAAACTCTTCATTATTCTTTGGTATACGAGCAGATGGAAGAAGGTGAGGAACATCCAATTTAAAGAAATCCTCAACCATTTCAGATATAAGAACAGAATTCTTTAAGGCTTCAGGCACACTTGACCCAAAAATCTTATGCATATCATCATAAGGCTTTAGATAAAACTGATGACTGCCATAAGCTTCTTTCTTGCCATTCTTCTTATCAGTTCGACTATCTCTTTGATCACGCATTTGAATTAAGACATCGTGAATTTTCCAGTCTAATTTATCAAGATAATGCACATCATTAGAAGCAACCACTGGAATATCATATTTATTTGCTAGATCTAACAAATAAGGCATATTGTGAGCTTGTTCATCAATTCCGTGATGTTGCAATTCAATAAAGTATCGGTCTTGAAATACATTCTTAAATCTATTGACAACACTATTGGCAGTGTCAACATCATCTTTCATCAATGATTGATTTAATTCAGAAGCAAGACAACCAGATAGAGCAATTACACCTTCAGAATGTTTTTCAATACATCCCCAGTCAACACGAGGGGAATAATAAAAAGCATCTGGATCATTTCCTAAAGCTGATAATGTTAAGAGATTTTTGTATCCTGTTTCATTTTGAGCAAGAAGAGTAAGATGATTTAATTTTCTTCTGCGACCATCTTCTGTTTTGGATTTATCAAAACGATCTTCACAGGTATACACTTCAATGCCAATGATAGGCTTGATAGGTTCATAATTGCTGTAAGAACGACAATATTCAACAAATTCAACAGCACCACCCATTTTTCCGTGGTCTGTAATTGCTGCAGCTCTAAAGCCCATTTCACGAGCTTTTAATGCATATTTAGCAGGGGTTGGCAAAGCATCTTGAATAGAGAAATGAGTATGGGCGTGAAGATGCACGAAATCTTTATTAGAACTACACATAATTACCTCAAACAAGCGCCATCAAAGATAGTCATTCACTTGTTGCTTATAGTATTGTTTTATTGTGAACTGAATAAAGTTTACCACCTTTTTGGTGATAATGCCTGGGAACTAGCTCTGTTAATATCTTCTTGTCTATGATCTTAAGAGCTTTAGGTCTAGTCTTTAGGGGCAGTCTGTCAAGTTCCAATAATTTATATGAATTTGGTATTTGCTTGCAGATTGAATATGAATAATTTCTTGGAATGAGTTTGAGTTTTTTAAAATCTTCTTTTTGTTGTTCATTGAGAAGAAGCTTGGATTTTTTTGTAGTTTTACTAACAAGCTCAAAATTTTCTTTTGTGCTTATATATTTACAATTTTTGATTGCATTTCTAATAGTAGATTCACTTTGACCAGTGTACATACAAATTGTTTCTAAGCTCACTGGCCTATCATCTTCATATCGAGCAGCAAAAATACAAATGAATAATTCTTTGATTGATTTTAAGCTTTGAGATTGAAGAAATGATATGGGTATTGATACAGGCTTAGATCTAGTCACATTAGGATTTAATCTCTCAACAACTTTGTTGATGCCAAATAAACAAATCTTTTTATCCCCATAGTCTCCTGATGGGGCTGTCCAATATAAACCAATACCCTTTTTTATTTTTTCATATACAAAAGTGGATTTGAAATTGAACACTTTTTCGGCAATATTAATCACTTCTTTGAGTTGTATTATTCCATTGCCAGATATATCAATTTTTTTAGAAATTGACCATAGAATGAAGACATCTACTTCATTTTGTTCAAGTACTTTGGCTATAACTTCAGGGTTGACTATTATTGTGTTCATCATTGCTAGCAAGATCTTCTAGAATTTTATTAGTACCACACCAAAAAATGTACTTATAAATTTCCTCTTCAGTATATCCTGTATTATCTGCTAGCATCAGTTGTTGAATGAAATTTGTTTTCTTTGCTAAATTACCATTGATTAAAAAATTTATTGGTATTTCCTCTGGGGCATTTTCAAAATTAAGTTTAAGTTTTTCTATAATTTCATTGCTGTTCATTTTTGATTTCCTCCATCTTGATTTTTGCCTGACTAATAAAATTTTTCCACAATAACTTTAGATTTTTAAAATTTTCTTTTTGTAAGCTCTCATCAATTTGCTTGTAATATTCATCAGTCCAATTTGTAAATCTAGAATCATATTGAGCTAATTTCTCATAGCGTTTTATCTTTTCAGAAAATGCTAACAAAAATTCTATCTCACTTAATCCACCTGGATAATTTGAAATTATTTCCTTTTCAAAATATTTATCAATGGTGTTAGATAATTCTTTCATTAAATATTTAGTGTCAAAATCAACAATTTCAACATCTATTTGAGCGTAATTAGCAAGCCTTTGAATTGATTCTAAAAAATTGTATCCTTCAACTTCTTGGACTAATTTTATAATATCTCCCGTAGCACCACAACCAAAACAGTTGTAAGTATTAGTTTGAGAATTCACTCCAAAGGAAGGATTGCTATCATCGTGATTAGGCATTGGGCATCTTGTATTAGCCCAAGAACTATGTTTTTGATTAATGAAATCCGAATCATAGCAATCTTCCATAAACTGCATAATGTCTATGGAAGATTTTAAATGTTCTATGAATTTCTTTGTTATTTTGGTATTAGTCATAACACATATAAGAAGGGATATTTAATTCAGTTTCATCATCAAAATCAATAATTTCAATTTCTTCTGTATCATCGAGATCATCTTGGTTTTTATTTCGTTTAATAGGAGTTTTACCATCAGATCTTGATTCAGTGGGAATTTCTTTAACTGTAGTGTTTCCTGTTGCAACTCCATGTAATGCCAGAATATTTTTCTCTTCTTCTTCATCAAATTCAGAAATCTTGTTAAATTCTCTATTCATTCTTACTGGAAAGGGATTAAACCAAGCATCACGCATTTTTACAGGATGAAGAATACAATACCCGTGTTCTTTATTAGGTTCCATAGCAATAGCATAGGTACAAAGGTGCATTAGATTTTGTCCACCAGAAGCAGCAGCTTGATCATAAGACATAAACTTATTTGCGTCTTTAGATTTCCTATTGTCTCTAATAGCCTCTCTGTTAATTTGTTGTGCGGTGAGAATTGGAATATTGTATCTTTTTGCCAGAATGAATAATTCTTTGACAGCTTTTGATTGATTTTCCCAATCTTTAGCATTATTACCAGCATTTCTGACAGTCATATTACCAATGTAGTCAACAACGAGTAAATCTGGTTTACCTTTAGAAGCAATCAAATCTCTAATTTTTTGATCTATGTATTCTGGAGTAGGATCTTCCATATTTACATCATATTCAAAGTAAGGTCCATTTTCTTGAGTTTTAAGACCTTCATAAATTAGCTTCAATTCATCAGAAGATAAATCTGTACCCTTGATTTGATCATATGGAATTTCAAAACTTAAACTTACGTGCCTTAATAAACAAAGCCAAGCATTCATTTCAAAAGACATATAAAGTACATTTTTCTTGCCAACTTTGTTAGCGTGTAAAGCTGAATTTAAAAGCATTACACTTTTACCACCAGAGGAAGGTGCTAAAAATACTACAATTTGACCTGGCATCCAACCAAAAGTTTTAGAATCTATGTGAGAAATTCCACATTCAATTCCCTTATATAATTCAGGTTGTTTAAGTCTTTTCTCATATTCATTCTTGAAAAAATCAGCACTAGAAGATACATCAAAACTTTGTTTTTCATTAACAAAATCTGCTAGTTCATTATTAATTTCATTGATGCTACTTTGAAATAAATCTATAGTAGATTTTAAGTTTCCTTCACTAAGCAAAGGAGCACTATTAGAAAATGTGTCATTGAGAATTCTTAAACCATAATTCTTTTTCAATAAAGAAAATAATTCGTGAACTTCATTGTCATTTATGTCAGTGTTTTCAATCTCATCCCAAAGATTTAAGAACTTTCTCTTTTTAGCAGCACCTACACTGATTTCGTCCATTCTTAATTCAAGGACTAAACCTGTAAGCAAGCTATTATCACTAGAGGACCAATACTTAACAGCTAAATCATATAAGTTTGCTGTGTAACACATTTTTTCATTTTCGTCTTTAAAACAAAAATGATCTTTAGTGATATTTTTGGCGAGTGCTTTTTCAAGATGCTTGCCACTTTTTGTAATGGCAGATAAGCACATAATTTCTAATGTTCGTTGATCTAATTTCATTTTGTATGTGGCAATCTTACCGTGAAACATCTATTAAGTAAAGAAGCCCAACCAGACCCTGTACTTGCATCAGCAATATTAGAACCAAGTAAAACAAAAGGTTTACCAGAATTCAATCTAGATTTAGCTAACCTATCCAAATTTTGATTGAACATTTGGTGAGTGTATTTACATTGCTCAATTCCATCAATAGCAATAAAATCTATGTTTTTGAAATCTTCATTAGCCTGTTCTAATTCAGCCTTCTTTTCAAAATCATTGAGATAACTTACTAAATCTGACCAATCATAATACTTGGCGGATAAACCCTTTTTTATTGCTGATTTACATAAAACAGATGCAATAAAAGTTTTGCCACTACCAACACGACCTTCACATTTTAAGGAATGAAGTTTTGTTCTAATATTCCCAGTGTGTCTAATATAAATATCTCTATTGTTGCAAATTGAAATAATATTCTTCACATAAAATTCAAGAATAAGATAAACAGTTTCGCTAATTTTTTGCTCACTACCTAATTCTCTGCCTTGTGAATCTGTTCTAGTATTCCAATCATCAAGTGAGTTGTTTAAGTAAATTCTGGGAATATTTGCTTTGTCATAAATTTCTTTGTAAATCTTTTCTTTTTGACAAGAACACATCAATTCTTTGCCATTGATATTTTTGACATAGCCAGAATAATCGCATAAAGCACATCCAATGCCTTCATACTTATTCTTTATTTTTTGTTTTGCTGTTAAATTATCTGCTAACTTTTCAATACCAAGAATGTCATCAAAATTTATTTCAGGCATTACAATTCATCCTCGGACTCATTGTATCTCTTAATTTCAAATTCGCCACCAGATGCATTTCTAGCTCTTTCTTTTGACCAAGCTCTTAGGAAAGCAATTTCTTCTTTCATAAGTTTAGATAAAGGCACAGATTCTTGAATGGCTTTAGTTATATCTGAAGTGGTCATTTCTCTTTTGCCATCACTAAATGCTTCATATAAAGCAGCTTCTATGACAGCTTCAATTTCAGCGCCAGTAAAATTTTCAGATAAATCAGCTAAAAGTTCAAGATTATAATTGTGATAATCTCTATTTCTTTTTTCTAAGTGAATTTTAAAAATAGTTTTTCTTTCAAGTAGTTTAGGAAGATCAACAAAGAAAATCTCATCAAATCTTCCTTTTCTAAGTAGTTCAGGAGGTAAAGAAGTAACATCATTGGCAGTAGCAACAACAAATACTGGAGATTTTCTATCCTGCATCCAAGTAAGCCAAGAGCCTAAAACTCTTGAAGTTGTTCCACCATCTGTAGTGCTAGATGCTTTTGAACCAGACATACCTTTGTCTATTTCATCACACCAAAGAATACAGGGGGCAACAGATTCAGCAACTTTAAAAACTTGTCTCATATTTTGTTCAGAACTACCTACAAGACCTGAGAAAACTTTACCCATATCAAGTCTTAATAATGGAAAATTCCAAAATGATGATATAGCTTTAGCAAATAATGATTTACCAGCACCTTGAATACCTACTAACAAAATTCCCTTAGGATTTGCTGGCAATCCATATTCAAAAGCCTCTACCGAAAAAGCATCTTTTCTTTTTTCAAGCCAAGATTTTAATCCATATAGTCCACCAATACTTTTCATATCAGTAGGGTCATCAATCCAATCTAGCAAACCTGACTTACGGATTATATCTTTTTTCTGATTAATAATTGCTTCTGGAAGTAAAGAAGTATGTTTGATCATACAATAAGTACAAACTTGCTCACACTCTGAAATTGATAAACCTCTGAAACAATTAACAATGTTATCTAATTCTTCATTAGTGTAAGAAGTTTGAAATTTGTTAGCAAGCTCTGGTCTCTTCGAAGCTTTTTCTAACAAAGAATTTATTTTGATATTGATTTCATCTTTAGTTGGTAATGGAAAATCTATAACAGGGATAGATTTTTCTAAATCTTGAGGTAAATCTAAAGATGCTGAAAGAATGATTATTGCTTTGTTTTCAGTGGTAAAATCATAAATCAAATTTTTAAGTTGTCTTATAACTTTGATTTCAACTTGGCCTTTGTAATTACCAGAACCAAAAAATTTATTATAATCTTTAAGAACTAAAACACAAAATTTATTTTTAGGAACAATCAGGTTTTTAAACCAAGCTAAAATTTCTTCTTGATCTAAATTACAATCAGTTTGTTTTGCTGGAAGAAATTCTGGAAATGTTGAGTGAAGACCAGTAACAATATCCCATCTAAGCATATCCCAAGAAATATCAGCCTTGGAACATAAATTTTCCAAAGCTGACATTACTCTATTTTCTTCTTGAGATACTAAATACAAGACTGTTCTTTTAGATCTTATAAGTAACTCAATTTCATTTATCGTTTGATTGCTGTCCATCTAAAAATTTCTGAAATTCAAATCTAGGATTACCTGGATAATCTTCATCTCTCCACCAGGTTTCTTCCTTGTATTTAGCGGTGTATTTAACAAATATTTCACGCCAATTTAAAAGTTTAAACTCAGGTAAATATGGTGACCTTGAAATTGATTTATTAAATATATCTGAAACAATTTTCTTTTCTTCAGGTGTACCTTTAGATAACTTGTCAAACAGTTTTGTCAGTCCAGATACAAAATCCTCATTAGAAACATTCAAATAGTTTGCATAGTAGGTGCAAGAGATAGGAATACCATATTTTGCAAACAATTCTTTAGATCTACCTAATTGTGCTAAATTATGTAAATCATTGAAAATTTGGACCTTAGGCGCTGAACTATTCACATTGATAACATCTTGGTAAAAACGATTCAAAAAATGTGGAAATTCAGATAAAAGAAAGTGTCCAGAACGTTGCATAATTACTGACTTGTGAGTAAAACACCAATCAATAAATTTCATAGTCCATTCATTTGATTCAAGTTCATTATCAGACATAAAATCAGAAATAATATTTATGATTTTGTTATCAGAAGTGTAAGTCACACGATACACACCATCAAATGCTTTTTTATATTCATTGCAAAAATGATCTGTAAAGTTCTTAGCAGTCCAATCTTTAATATCTTCAGGGGCTGCTTTAATAGTTTTAACAACAGGCTTTTTCCTTTGCCTCTTATTAGCTTGGAAAGGATTAGATAATTCTGTTTGTAATGGAACTCTTTGCATATAAATACTTTTCACATAATCAAGTGTGGGATCATTTACAGTTTTCATTAGAAATCTTCGTTCTTTTCGTCGATTGATATTTGTGATTGTAAATCAAATAACTCTTCTTTGCTAACTTTTCCAACACAAGCTATGCCATCTACTTTGTAAACATAAAAATTCATATCAGATATTTCTGAGAATATAGCAGCATCGTGGCTAACCAACATAACTTGCAAATCTAACTCTTTAATAAACTTATCTAAAAAAATAAGCAATCTTTTCATATTTTCTTTGGATACGGATGCTAAAGCTTCGTCAATTACATAGATACCATCATAGTTATTGTAAGTACCAAATGCTATTCTGAGAATGAGGCTAACAATTTCCATTAGCCCTCCACCATTAGAACCTCTGATTGGTCTTTTTACTCTGACTCCATCAATTGTTTTTTCAATAGATGGTTGAATTGTGTACAGTCCAGTATTTTCACTATCTTTAGAGCTTATTTCTTTTAGGTCAAAGCTAAAAGTGTAATCAGGGTCATAAATTTGTTGCACTGCAGGAGTCATAACTTCTTCAATTTTTGCAAGTGCAGCAAGCCTAGTGTCAGAGGCACGTTTGAGTAAAAATAGTTGAGCTTTCTTAGTATCATCTTTTAATACTAATAATTCTTTTAAAGAAGATTCTTGCTCATCTAACAATGTTTGCAAGGTGTTCTTTTCGGCTTCTTGTCCAATAAGAACTCTTTCTACTTTGTTTAATTGACTCTTGATATCTGATATTTCCAAGATCAGTCTCCTTGGAGTACTTTCAGTTTAGTTTCAATTTCAGACAATTTAGTTTCTAGATTATTGTGCTTTTGTTCTATCAAGGCGCTCAAATCTTTTGGCTTACAATTGTAAACTTCTGAACATTCTTTGACTGCATCTTGATATTCTTTTTTGTATTTTTCAAGATTAGATTGCAAAACCTGAACTTTACCAATTGCAGTGGATTTTTGAGATTTGTAACTTTCAATTTGTTCCCGAATTTCTTTTGCCGTCATTTGTATTAACCTCTCTAACAGCTTCAATAGCTATTTTTGTAATAGACTCTGATAATTCATTGTCAGTAGCCATTTGTTTTAAGACCTGTATTTTATCATCTAAAGAAGTGAATTGCCAAGAGTGAATTCTGATACTAGCAATTTTTGATTTAAATTCAGCAATTTCAGCCTTCTGTGATTTTGCAATATTGATTTCTTCCAATTTAAAAACTTCTTCAGATTTCTTAGCACATTTTAAAAATATGTACTCTTCATTTAAGATATCGCCATCAAGAGTATAGTCTACAATTAAAATTTGAATATCTTTGTTAAGGTTATCTTTGGAAGCACTATATCTACTAATTGCTCCAGGATTGATAAATCTTTTACCATCAGATCTAGTCTGTTCCATTGCGTGATGAATATGTCCAGAAATAACTAAAGAAGTATTAGGATGTAATGGAACATTTTCAAAAAGATATGTGTATTCTTGAAATCTGTCTAATTTTGTTGAAATAGAAGCGTGACATATCCAAATGATTGCAGATGAAGAAGTGAGTAAACCATTTTGGATTTCTCTGTCTAAATTAGGGGTGTAATGAGCAAATGACATACCTAAAGAAGGTTCGTATGATGTATATTGCAAAACACCAGCAGAGATCAAGGTACCAAGAGCAGTTTTTTCAAGTTTTGAAGAACTATCTAAATCATGATTGCCAACACAAACATAAATAGGAAATGACCAGGGTTTACCATTTGGTTCACCTTTTAATATTTCTAATGTTTGATTTCTTAGTAATGGGCCAACTTCATAAACCTCAAATAAATCACCTAATAAAATAACAGCATCAAGTTGACGTTCTTCAGCAATCATCAAACTTTCAGTTAATTTAGCTTTGATTGCTTCACAATAGTTGTCTAATCTGTTTTTAGGTTGCTTATCAGATAAATGAACATCTCCAACAATCATTACAGATTTCTTCTTAACTAAATTATTCATAGTTCATTTCCACATTCAGAACAAAATTCAAAATTTTCTTCAAGATACAATTCGAGCTCTTTGATGCTATTTTCCAAATCAGTAATTTGTTTTTCAGTATTTTCAATTAATAGTTCAGTGTCAGACACATTACGATTAGTTTCTTGAATACTTTTATCTAGAATTTTCATTTCACCATACTCAACATAAATATCTTGACATTCATCTATCAATGAACCAATATCACCATTAGAAATGTTTTCGTAATAGTCTATTTCAGATTGAACATTTTTAATTTTATTCTTTACATTTGATAAGTTTTCAAGAAGAATCAATCCACCTTCCATATCTGTAAAATGATTTTCTAAATCAACGATATGATCATCAAAAAATGTGATTATAGTATTTTCTTGTTCTATTTGATTATGACAGTCAATAGATTTTTCTTTAATTTTTCTCAACTTTGCTTGAATAGTTGATATGGAATTTATATCTTCTTGAATCAAGTCATAGTCAGTAATTAAATTTTTTAGAATTTCAAGCTTGGATATTTTTTCATCTAAATTTTCATAAGGCTCTAGCTTGTCTTTTGTCTTTGCAATTTCTTCATTGACTTTCTTAATTTCAACTGATGTTTTATTGTTTTGAGTATTTAAATATGAAGCTGCATCTTCAAGGTCATCAATTCCTAATAACTTAGAAATTTCTTTATGAAGAGATTCATCGCTTACATTTACAAGAAAAAGTTTGTCTTCTTGAGTTGCAAATGGAAGATAACTATTGGATGTTTTAGGAATATTTCCAATAAAATCTTTAACCTCTTTTGGAAATGCCTTACCAAATTTGGAATAAACTTCTACTGCTTTACCTTCATATTGAATTTCAATCTCATTCACTTCACCTTTAGTTCTTAAGTAATAATCCCCATTAGCATAAGTGATTGAAACACTTGAATTTTTGCATCCATCTCTAATATCTGGCTTTCTAAAAATATCAAAGTAAGCCATAATTAATGCACGTACTTGAGCTGATTTGCCACTATCAGAGCTGCCCGTAAATAAATTTAGATTCGGGTGTAATTCTAGTGTAGTATCTTTGTGATTTTGAAAGTCTTGAAGTCGTATTTTGCTTATTTTTCTACTCATCTCAGAAGCATTGTACTCATAATATCTGGAAAATGCAAGTCAACAAATTCAGTTCTTGCTCTCATAATTGAATCAGATATGGCTGATTTTTCTGGGATAAGCACTTTGTATAATTCTGCCTTTTTAATCTTTATTGGATTATTTGTCATTGAGCAGCATTTTTCAGTTTTGCCATTGTGAATCTTATTGCAACTAAGACAAATAAATTCTGTAGATTTAAAATATGGAATAAAGAAATTGACAGATATTTCTAAATCAAGTTTTCTAAATTTTATAAATGTGGAATTGTTAAAGTCCCTGTAGTTTTCGCACATTTTTCTATATGAATTATTTTTGTTTTCAACAAATAATGTGTTTGGAATCTTGATTTCATATTCATTTGTGAAAACAAATTTTGTATCAGATAATATACCTGGACTTGCCAAACAGCATAGGATTTCATTGTTGAATTGAGAAAATCTATATAGTGCTGGTTTTGTCATAGGAGGAATTGTGAAAATAAATATTGATCGTGATATGCTACTTACAGAATTATACGATTTAAGAGCAATATTGACAGAAGCAGCATTAGAATCAGATGAAGCAGCTAAAGGTAAAATTAAAGTAGATCAAATTATCACTTTAATAATGAATTCGCCACAATCAGAAAATAATTCTTCTTACCCAAAGCCGAAATTGAGGAGGGGATAATGACACAAGCAAGATTAGAAGAAATTTTATCGCAAGAAGTAATTTCAAATGAAAACATAGCAGAAATTACTGGCGATATGTTTATATCTTTTAGCAAACATTTTAAAGAGATGAAAAATCAAATAAATTTCCTTTGTGAAGAGATAGATAATTTGAAAAAAGAAATCCAAGTATTAGAGAATAAATCTAATCTTGGATTTGGAGTTATCTTGGAAGATGAAGAGGATTAGCCCTCTTCATCTTTTTCTTCAAAATTTACAATAAATTGCTGGTCTGTTTCATAACTAGCAAAAACATTTGAAGATACTTTATATACATCAGTACTTCCAGTGTAAGGACAAGTAATCAGATAATCTTCGTAATCTTCCATCTTGTCTTCTAATGTATTATATTTTTGCTTGATAATTGTTGATACTTTTCCCTTGAGCATTCTATTGCGAGATTTCTTTTCAGCAGACGTTCCAGCTGTTGTGTCAAAATCTTCAGAAATTACACCAAGACTTCTTTCGCCTTCTTCAGTAAGGTCTTCATCATCAAAATCATCAAGAAGATCAATGTCATCTATTGGAACTTCTACTTGAATCATTTTTCCGTTTAATTCAACTGTAATAGTGTGTGTTTGAAAATTGTGAGCACTACCACTAATTTCTTCAATCTCTAGTTGAGCTGCTAAAGTTTGTGATTCTGCTGTTTCTTGATCAACAATAATTCCCGCTACATTAGATCTTGATCTATTATTTTCATATGATGATTCTTTACTGTCATTAAATTTATCTGCCATTGCCTAGTCCTTTATAATAATTATACCTATGGTTTAAAGGGCTTTAAAGTTCTTAAAAAGAAAAGTAATCATATCTCTTATTTGGATCTTATTTATGTTCAATTTAAAAAAGTACGTTCTGTCTGCTGATTTATCTAAAAAAGTTTCTCCCGCAGAAATTCCTGGTGAAACAATTCAAGAAAAAGCTGCTTACATTGCTGAGTATTTAGATAAAGAAATTGGAGACAAGTTAAGCTCTGGTGAAATTTCAATTGACACTGCTTACAAGTTATTAGCAGAAACAAAAGTATCTGGAGTTCCTGAACAATTTTCTTTTTTAGAAAAATATAGATCCAATATTGCAAATTTAGTTAGTGCAGCATCTGGGATAAAATCTGAACTTGGATCAACAGGTTTATCTAATGAGCAAATTTCTTCAATCATCATAAGCAAATTACTGAGCCGTGTTCAAGAAGTGTTCATTCCAGAATTGATAGAGCTCAACAGAACTGGAAAAAGAACTAGTGATGAAGCTGCACAAGTATTGTCAAAACTTCCAACCTATCAAGATCAAGATAAAATTATGTCTATCAAGGCTTGGATATCTCGTGAAATACAAAGAGAAATTCAAGATGTTATCAATGAATATAAAGACATAGAAAAAAGAGCATTAGAAATTCCAGATTTTGATAAAGATGATCTTGTGATAATGCTCACACACACACCTATTGAAGCTCTTAAGATTATTTTTCCTGAAAGAAAAAAAACTGGTACACCTATAGGTCCAAGTAAATTTACTGATCCTACAATTATAAAACAAGTTGAATATATAAACGAAGAAATTCAAAAGTTATCAAAAAAGGTTTCTATAAAAGGCGAAACTGGTTGGACAAAAGTTTTAGCTTTGTCTTCTAAAATGTCAGAAGAAGAATTATCAAAGTGGAAAGATTTGGTGCAACATCCAATAGAATTCAATCTTTATAAAATTCTTAAAAATGCTGGTTTAGTTTCTGCTGGTATGAATGCTAGTATGACTGAAATCCCTGTAAAATTGAAAAACAATGGCTTCAGAGACACAGAATTAAGAAGTAGATATCAAGCTATATTTTTCCCTGATATAGATCCATCTACTAACAAACCTTTCCTTTCAGACTCCGAACAAAGATATTTGCTGGAAAAATTTGGGCATACTGATCCGAGAAGAATTGAATATGGCGTTGATCAAAGAACTGATTTTATAAAAAGATCTCAAAGTAGATTAAAATCTAAATATGCCAAAGATAGATTGTATGAATTTATCCAAGAAGGCTATGATGGACCAGGATTGATGCAGGTAATTATGTCTAACAATTTACCTTTGGATCAAGCAGGTTTAGCAATTAGATATTATTACAAATCAGTGTGCAAGGGTGACAGAAATAAATTTTTAGGTGACTTAAAAGAGATTGGTTTAGAAGAACATTATTCAACCTTATCTCAATTAGGTAATCCTGTTGATAAAAATTACGAAGATCTTAGATTGACAACAGACTCAACCAGTGAAGCAGAAATTATTCGTATCTTAAGAGAAGAATTTGGAATTGATGCAGTTCCGTTCAAGGTGTTAGTTCCTATTCCTGTTGATTGTCCTACAAATGCTAATAACTTTGATGTTGACTTTATGATGCACGTTGATGTTTTGGATTATATAGATCCTGAGACATTTATGCCTGTGGTCAAACCAAAGATTATGTTTGTAGCAGAATATTATGGATTTAAAAGTGATTCTACAAGAGAAATTGTGGATAGAGGTAAACCTTGGGTAGATCCTGATGGCAATGTTTACACTACACCATCAAGGCTAAATAAAAGAACAGGCGAAATGATGACTTTTCAGCCTATTTTGCCTGGTAATACTGTAACTGAAGGTGAAGTATATAATCTTAAAACATTGTGGAAAAAAAGAACATATGACACTATTGCTCATTTGTTTGGAACTGATGCATTAGGATTTGATGTAAAGGACACCAAAGCTCCATATATTACAATTGCTAGAAAATTAGATGAAAAAGATATCATTTATACTTTCTCAGGATGTGGATCAGAACCAGATATTTGCAAAGCTAAAAAAATGATTGATGCAAGTTTGGATTTTGAAAGAAAAGCACAATTAGGCGATATAAATTATCAAAAGGGTCAAGTAAATAACGAAAAACAAAAGTGCTTAAGAGTGGTAGATACAGCATTATTTAGTTACAAATTACAAAATGTCTTAAAACAAGTGAGACAAGAATTTGTTGGTAAATCTGGATTTGATAGAAAAACTTTAGCTGCTCATCATTATTATGTTCTTTCTATAAGAGAAGAAATACAAAAATCCCTTAAGATTTTATCAAGTATCAATGCTTCAAGTGCTACAAAAAAAGCAGCTCAAGAAAGAATTGAAGTAAACCTAAAAGATTTATCAAGTTTAGAAAATTCTCCATTATTGCCATTCAAGCAAAGATTAGAAGAAGTGATGCAAGAAAATAAACACGCTTCAATTATTGCTCAATTTGAAGACTTGAAAGATGCAATTCAAACAGGAAAAATTTCACCTACATTATTAGAATTGAGAAATTATCTTTTAGAAATAGATGAGGGTGTTTTTGGATTTGTTCCAGATCCAGAAAACGTTTAAAATGGCAATATACACATCAGATCACATAGGTAAATGGTATTGGCTTAAATATGATAATAACATTGTTTTAGCTGAAACATTTACCTCTGATTTAACTAGATCTGTTACTAATAAAAAATTAATTCAAGGTGATGCTGGAGTTCACGTAATGGGTGTTAATGGAAAAACCCTTACAAGTACATTGACATCAAATGTATTACTTCAAATTCCTCAAGCTCAATATAATCTTAATGGCCCAGTTCCTACATCCATAATTCCTCCATTTAATCCGGGTTACAAAGATGTTTTGGATTTATTGATATCTGATTTTAATCTGATCAGATCATTTTTATATAATCCAAACAATTGGTATATGACACCAAGAAATTTATTAACATCTGCTTCTATCCAAATATCTGACACAATTAATTGCACCCTAAACTATAATTGTTTCTATGATCAAATGTTTCAACAAATTGCATTTGCAGATTATTTCCCTAAAAATTTTGATTTTTTAGCAAGATTAGCAAAGAATTATGATTGTAGATTTTATGCTACAGAAAATTCAGACCAAATGCTTAAAGTTTTATCTGGTAGCATAAATATTAATGTAACGTACACAAAACTTTACATAGCAAATACAGAATCAGAATATCCACTTTATTCTCCACAAGGTTATGAAGTTTCTGGATCTATTACAGTACCAGCAAAAAATTGGAATATCTTACGTGATTTATATAATTCAAAAGTAGTTTCATTTACAAACTTCTCTCTTTTGATAGGTACAAGATATTTAAGGCTTGGTCAATTTTTAATTGAAGATAAGATTAATTTTAATTTAAATCCAGATATGACTACGGCTGATATTTCATTCAAGGGCTACGGTAGATTATAATGCCAATCTTATCCACAGAAGTTATATCAAATTATTATTGCATCTCACTCAATAATAAAACTTATATTCTTGATTCTTGGAATGAAAATTTACAACAAGATGTTACAGATAAATCTTTCATTCAAGGTGATATTGCAAACAGAATCGTTGATATAAATAATCCATTACATCAAGCTACGATGTCTGGTCCTATTTTGCTTTTGAAAGATTTAGATGCAGAATTAAAAGTAGTAGATAATTCTTTCATAAATGTTGCTGATGCTAATAAAAATTTACCACCATATGGTATTTATGATATTTTTGATTTGATTATTGAAAATTTAGGTATTGTTTCTAGACCAATAACAGAAGTAACAGATTTACCATATTTTATAGACAGTGGAACGATAGCTCTTAATTTTTCTGATGTAAATTCTACTGTAACATTAACTAGCATTTATCCACAAGGTTTTGAAAGAACTCAAATATTAGGAAACACCAAATCAACTGCAAGTAAGAATTTTCAAGAAAGTCGAATATTAGGAAGAACTGTAAAATTCTGGGATTTCAGATTTAGAATTTTTGGTGATTTTTATGCACTTACTCAAGCCACAATCAATATTAGAGTAACTAGTGATAAGAAAACTAACATTGGAAACAATTATTATGATGGTAATACTAATCCAGATTTTATTATTACTGGATATTCTATTTCTGGTGATGCAATAATCACTATTCCGCCATCTCAATTTGAAAACTTTAGATTATATCAAGCTCCAGGAAGCTTTAATGTTTTTCAAAATGCTATAGGTATTGGATTAATTGATTCATACAGAGGGCATAGATATATTGATTTTGGTAACTATCTAACATTACCAAGAATAGAATTAGATATGAGAACAAATCAATCTATTAGTGCCAGAATCAGTTTCAACACATTTGTACGCAGATCATATTAGCAACTGTACAAATATTTTATGCAAAACTATTTAAGTTTTCATCTTCATTGCGAAGATGAATCTATGTATGAACAATTACCCGATAATTCTTTGATTTTGAGCTTTACTATACCAGGTAGACCATCAACTAAGAAAACTTCTCAAAGAGTGGTAAGAAGAGGCAAATATACCAAAATTTTACCATCTGCTTTGTATGAGAGGTATGAATTACATTGCAAAGAATATTGTGAATTTTTCTGGTCAAAATTTAATCTAAAGCCTATTGATTTTGGTATTGGAATTAAACTTAAAGTTTATCTTGATTCTTGGATTGTTGGTGATGAATGTGGATATCAACAAGCTCACGGAGATATTATTCAAAAACACGGAATTATTGCAGATGATATGTGGATTCATTGGTTAGACAGAGATTCTCATATGATTAATTACGATAAAGAAAATCCTCGTGTTGAAGTGGAAATTTACAGATATAGACATCCAAAAGAACAATTCAGAAATGAGAAATTGGAAAAGGAAGCTATCAAAGAAGCAAAGAAAAAAAATAAAACAATCAAGGAATAGCTTATGAGCAATATTATAATTGTTGATTTTAGAGACAATGAAGACTTTGAAAATCACCCTTATATATCATATTTAAAACAAACTTTAAATATGATTTCTTATCTTGAAGAAGCTGCTGAATTATGGAAACTTAATGATTTCTTTGTTGAATGTGTTTCTGATTATTTGCAAATTAAAAGAGAAAGAGTTTTTATCACTAGACTTTGGGATATACCTATAGATTTATCTTCTAATAGAGTGGGAATAATTACTAGTCAATCTTTTTTCCCAATAATTAAGACATAAAAAAAGCAGGCTTTGCAGCCTGCTTTTTTGTTTGATTGTAAATTATGAATTAGCTACGATGTAATGTGGCTCAGTATCAGTAATTGTAAACTCACCAGAAACACCAAGTGGAGTTACAATTTCCTTCATACGATCTTGAAGAGCAGAAGTATTTTCTGTAAGTGCCTCATTAAGAACACTCAATCGCTCTTGTGCCTGTTGCAATTGAGAAGCATACTGTTGCGCTACAGTAACAAACTCAAGAACATCTGACTTTTGAGCCTTAAGCTCAAGAATTGATTGTCGCATAGAAACCAACTCAAGATACTCATCATGAGAAATACTTGGTTGCTCCTCGCTTACTACAGCTGTTACGTCTGTGGACTCGTCCATTTGATATATATCCTTTTGATCAATTGATCTGTAATTATCATACCTTGAATTTTTATTTTGTCAACTCTTGATACTAAGAAGTTGATGAGGTATTATCAAATATCTTTATACAAAAAGTTGAAGTTATGAATACAATTTTCTTAAGTCCATCTGACCTAGCATTCTTGTTCGATGATAGTCCTTGGGGATTTCATCAAAAGTACAATCAAGGAATCAAAAGACCTCCTGTAATTATTCCTCGTATTTTCACTGTAATTGACACACTTACTAAAGTTTGTTGTGAAAATAAAAATATGAAGGAATTTGACCCATCATTTCCAGATGCCATATTGACTGGAGCAGATCAATGGATCAAGAGTAAGCCTATAAGTAATCCTGATTATCCAGATTATGAAGTTGTATTACGTGGAAAAATTGATGGAGTTTTGAAATTTGCTGATGGATTTCATTCAGTAATTGATTTTAAAACTTGTGAAATTCAAGAAAAAACTTTGCAAAAATATGTGCGTCAATTATCTTGTTATAGCTATGCTCTTTTAAATCCAAATTCAGCATCAGATTATAGTGTTATGATAAATGACAAAATTGGTTTATTTGTTTATGAACCCACTAAGTTTTCTATTGGTGGTGATGGTTCTGCTAATTTAGGTGGGAAACTCAAGTATTTAGAATACAAACTTGACCTCGATGGTTTCACTAAATTTATAATTAATCAAGTAATTCCATTAATTGCTGGTAAAGAACCAAAGCCAACTGATGATGATCCTTGCTGGGTTTATATGAAACAATTTGGTTTTGAATACGAAGAAGAATAATAAGAAAAAGGAATTGCAAGGAAGCAATTCCTTTTTTGTTGTAAATAAATGATATGAAATCTGCAAATAAAGTATTATATAATCATCGTATAGCACAATCTAAAGAATCGTGGGAAACGGATTTTCTTTCCAAAATTAAAAATGGTAATGATTTATTGTATTTAGCAGCTACTAAACTTTATGGCGCAGGAGAAGAAAGTTATAAAGATTTCTATACCCCGCAAAATAAAAGTGCATTAATTGCTAAAATAAAAGAAATTGCTACTTCGCCATATAACCAAAGATGGCATAAAAACTTTGAGCAAAATATAGATGCAGCAATTTCACAACTAGATAAAGAAATAGCTAAAAATAAAACAACCAAACCTGAAAAAGAAATAGATACCAATCCATCTTTTGGTAGTGGCTCAAGAACAACAATACCAGGTATGGCTACACCTTCAGTTGCTCCAGAAATTACTACTGGGACATTTGATGAAAGTCCTGATGACACTGAAGAAGATAAACAATCATCTACAGCTGCAAAACTAATAGTTGCTGATATTAAAAATCTTATGAAATCTGCAGATAGTGATCAAAATAATTTTGTAAGAAACTTTTACAAATTGAAAGAACCAATTGATAAAAAAATTGCTGAACAAAAAGATTCTTTTTTAACTAAAAATCCTAACGATATGATATCGATCAATAGATGGTTAGAAAAACTTAATGATCTATACATAAAGATACAATCTCCTACAGGAGCTCATAAAGCAGGAAAAACATATTTTGTAACTGATTACAATACTGCATTTGATGATTTAAGAAATACATTATTATATCCTGAATATTACGAAGCTGATGAAGCGAAAGCCATTATAAAAATTATTCAAAAAAACTTCTTGAATAAATATCCAAACAATACTGATATTGCTGGACAAAATGGTGAGAGAATTAAAGAATTCAATACCTTAATAAATAAATACAACGATAAATGGGGAACTAACTTACCAAAGTTAGTTTATATGATAAGAAATGCCTAAAGTAGTACACGATCTGGTTGATAAATTATTAGCAGATCCTGATTTTTATCCAGAAAAATCTGAAGAAGATAGAGAATCAACAGCTTGGGCAATAGCATATTCTAAACAAAAGAAAAAATCATTCAATCTCAAAGATTACAAAATAGCAAAAAACCAGACAAGTTAGTCTGGTTTTTTATTTATAATATTTTTATGACAAAACTTAGTCTTATAATGCTCACAAATACTGTAAACGATGAAATTTACAGAATGACACAAAATGCACTTGATTCTTTACATAATTCAATAGGATCTGAAGAATTCAATATAGTTTTAGTAGAATCTAACAAAGATATCAATTGGGACTATAAACACGTTAATTTTTACCTCAAGCCACCAGTTGATTTCAATTACAATACATACTTAAATATTGCAATTGAAAATTGTGATTCGGAATACATTGGTGTTGTCAATAATGATGTAAATTTTCACAATGATTGGTGGGTAAAAATGGAAGCTGCAATTATCAAACATAATTTAGATACAGCTTCGCCAAGATCACCTACAGAGCAAAATGGCATTGTGCCAAGAGCTGAAATCAAACATAGATTTACACCTGAAACGATGGTAAGAGTAGGCTTTGATTTGATTATTAACTTTTGTGGATGGTGTTGGGTAATGAAAAGAGAAGTGAAAGATTGGTTGTTTCCATTAGATGAACAATTTTCTTTCTTCTTTCAAGACAATGACATTATTATGAGATTGCAAGAAAAAGGCTGCAAACACGGGATGGTTGCAGCTTCTAAAGTGGATCATTATGGGCAGAGATCTCACAGAACATTTAAAAATGAAGAAGAATGGATGAAAAATACATTTGCTTTAGAAAAGAATTTTATAGAAAAATGGAGGCATCGAATGTGATGCCTCCATTTTTATTTACTTATTCAATAAAGATAATTCTTTAACTACGTGTTCAGCTAGAGCTTTAGTAGTGTTGTACTTTACAAAATGCTCCATCATTTCAGATTGCAAATATTCATAATTTGCATCTAACCACTTACTTTCATTTTTCTCAAAGAAAATAACTTTTGTAAGAAGAGCTTTTGGAAATCTCATCATTGCATAACGTGGGCAATTAGCAATGTCAGGAAAAAGAGGAATACATCCATTACCCATAATTTCATAATGCCTTAGACAATCCCATCCTGCTTTTTGGGTAGTGTAAGCATATTTTGAAAATTGATAATCTTGGTAATATTCTGCCTCTGTGTTGAAAACATAGGTCTTTTTATCTCTTGGATCACTATAAGCAATTCTGCGCTCTTTCTTTTGGCCATTATTAGTTTTATGTGTCGGGAATGCAAAACTAATTGGAAGAACAAACTGCATATATTCCTGAAGATGAGCTTGACGTTGATCAGGATATAATTCTCTCTTGAAATAAATTACCCCATCCTTAATTCGCTCTTCATTAAAGGCATTTGTATCTTCGCCATCTACAAAAATGATTTTCTTCTTATCATAATTTTCTAGAACTAATTGAAGATGATCTTGACAACGCCAAATACTTCCATAAATTACATAATCAAAATACTTGTTGCGAATCTTTTTTGTAATATCATCACGGTCAGCATTGTCAGAAGTAATATTTCTGCAAATTGTAAAGCCCTTACCATACTCTGTGGCTAATTGCTCATCAGAATAATCTGAATATAGGTGAAATCTCTTATTGCAGTCAACTACATCATCACCAAAAAGTTCTTTAAGACCAAGAAGCAAACAGTCATCTTGGTAATCAGTCAACCAGGGAAATTGCTGGGACCTTTGATTTCCAGAAATATATAAAATCTTCATAAAAATATTGTACACTCCGAAGCAGAATTACGCTCTAACTTCAATTGTACATTTTATATCAACTTCATAATTAATGCAAATTTCTGCTAATTTTTTAAGAAGATTTAACTGACCAATCATTATAAGATTGGATGGTTCAGGCCTAGATACTGAAATTAATTCAAGTCCTGCCTCAATCCTTTTGAGAATTGAAACAGGATTATAAGACCTATCTGGTTTTATATCTAAGGTGTAAAACATTGGCAAAATATAATCATTGGTAATTTCTATTTTGTCTACACCATCTTGAAGATCACATTTGAATAATTGAAAGCTATAAGCTACACAAGATTGATCTTCTATTATGTATTCAATGCAATATTCGTGATCGTAATTTAATTCATAATTAAATTGGTTTTCATTTAAGATCTCTTGCCATTGAGATAAAGTCCTTCTGTTGTTCAATTCAATTAAATCTTGTAATAAAACAAGCATTATTGATTTGTAATTGGAAGGTGGAATAACTTGGCCTTTCCACAACACATTTTCAGGTTTAGGATGATTTTTGATATCTGGCTGGAAAACTAAAAGCCTATAACTCATAATCTAATTTTACATTAGATTATTCTTGATCAATTAATTTCTCATAAGTTTCAAAAAATTCTTGAGAAGCAATCCTGTATACCTCAGTGTAACTAGGAGATGGAGAAACAATATAATCACCAGGTTTCAGTGACATCAATCTGCCCCATTTTGCTACAAATTCTAGTTCTGATCCATAATATCTGCAAGCAATAATTTTACCTTTAGGAATATAAACTGCACCTTGGTCATAATAATAGAAAAATTTATATCTACTAAAAAGCATATCACAGGGAACAATATATTCTTCTTGACATTCTGTTTGTAAATTTTTCACTACAAAATCGCCTTCTTTTGCATAATTTGTAGTTTCTAATCCATCTGCAGTCCAAGTTTCTATATATTGATTTTTGGTAGCAGGATAAGCATAAATTAAACAAGTTTTAAAATACTCTTGTCCATTATCTCTTATTTCAGGAAAGAAATAAGAGTATGCTTCCTCTTGTGTCATTAGGATTCAAGCAATTGTTCGATATTGAAAAGATTAGTCCCAATATCTTTCAAATTCATATATATTTCTGTTAGCTTTTTTACTTGTTCTTCTGGAAGATTATTAGGATTTTCAGCTGTGTTTACTATACGATAATTTTCATCATAACTGCTTTTAACATTCCCAATTACAGAAGAAATATAACTTTGCATATCATCTAAATTTCTAGATATTTCATCTACATTTAATTCTGATAATTTTGAAATTACATCAGAATATTTATCCGAAGATGCAGTAGATTCATCGCCATATTCAACTTCTGTTCCTCTTCTGATATCCAGTTCATCACGGGTTATATCATTTGCTTTAAGCCAATCTAATTGTTGTCTAGTAGGATTAGTGTAAATTGTTGCATTAGCTCTACCATTATTTAGATTTATTCTCATTGCACCAGTAAGTTCAGAAAGTACGTGTCTATCAGATCTATCTTTTAATGCTTCTGGATTCACACCTAATCTTGATAATAAATATTTATCAAACATTACGTGAGATCTTAAATTAGGAGTGACAGAACCATCAGGCATTACATAAAATGCTTCATATGGTGTGCTAAAATGTGTGTGGGTTTCTCTTGATCCACTAACCCAAGGACTAGATTGATCAAATTCAGACATAATTTTAGAAATTTCTGTATTGATTGCAGACACCATTTCTTCTTCAGATCCATATTTTTCAATCAATTTTCTTTTAATTGTATCTGCATCATCAGTTGCTAGATCTACATATGATTTAGAACGAAGCTCATTTTGAATAATTTGCTCTGCTTCTTCTTTAGAAATTGCTTGTTTAATGAATGAATACCACATAATTTTAATATACTGGACAAAAGAAAAAAGACCCTGATTATTCAGGGTCTTCATTGAAATCAAATTTTTGTTGTCCAGATAACAAGCTATCTAATTTTTCACCAGTATTATAGCCATAATTCATAATATTTTTAAAAGACTGTAAATCTTTATTGGACAAATCTAAATTGAAATGCTTTACTACTGCCTTGATATTTTCTTCCATTTCTTCTGGTGTAAATATTGAATTGTGAACAGCAAACATTCCACTATCAATTCCTAAGCTGTAAGACTCAGGGCCAAAATTAAACTTATCATAAAGTAAATGTCTATAAGATCCACCTTCTTTATAATGATTTTCAAAAATCATATTAGTGATATGAAAAAACAACAAAAGCTGATTATCAGCTTCAAGAGAATTAAAATATTCTTTTGCTTTTTGCTTGTATTGATCAAGAGCTTTTTCTTGTGCATCTAAAAATTCGTTGTATTCTTTAGAGGCTAAAAAATCAGAATATTTTTTATAAGCTTTTCCGTTGATATCTGGCATTGGATTACCTGTACTTTCTCTTATAGAATCTTCTTTTCTTTGTCTAATTTCTTCCCAGTTCATATTAATCTTTTACAGGTTCAATATGAATACATTGGGCTTCTTCTTTTCTCAAACCAATATGACTTTCTCTACAATTCACTACCATCATATCTGAATGTTGTTTATTAAGAATTGTTATTTTACATCCAGGATTAAAACCCATTTCAGAAAGTCTTGTTCTGACAGTCCCACAAATATGTTCAATTATGTAAGTATGACCAGCAGAACCATCAAATAATGTCATGTCATGTCCTAAAAAAATGAGCCTTTCAAAAGAAAGGCTCATTGAAATTAGTTGGATTCTTTCTTTTTAGGATTAACTTTCAAATATTCAACATCTTCCGATGGAAAATATGTGTTTTTTGAATTAACGGTTACTTCAAATGAGTAAACCTTAAACTCTGGCTTACTTTTATATTCACCCATAAATCCACGCAAAATAATCATTGAACCTACATTAACTTCTTCCATCAAGAAATCAACATCTACACAACCTTCAAATTTTGCTGAATAATATTTATTTGACCCAACTTCTTTAGCCCAAATATCTGCAAGCGTAGAAGATCTTTTTGTTTTTCGCAAAACAATTACAGATCGAGTCTCTGTGATTTTTGTTTTTATCATTTCGGATTCCTTTTCGGTGTTCTTATTGAACAGTCATATAATATCATAGTGCTCAAAAGATTGCAATACTACCACCACAATTCAAACCAAAGTTTAGAAAGATATTCTACTGCTAAACGAACATCATCAGTGAGCTTTTTTCTTTCTTCAATATCTACTGAATTGAAATATTTATCTGTAGCATAATAATTTTCAAAAGCTCCAATGATAAATCTCAATTTTTCGTAATAAGATTCTTCAGTTTCACCATTTGCAATTCCATTATTCACTTCCATAAATCTTTTCAATCTAGGAATAATAAATAATGCCATAGAGCGATCTAAATGCCAAGTTTCTGTATCATCAAAACCATTCTCAAATCTTTGTTTTTTATGTCGCTCTAACTCAATAGTGCCATTTTTATAACACTCTTCAGCAACACTAAAGCAAATATTCTTAAGACCCTCTGGCTTTATAGATAATTGCAAGTAGTCTTTTGATTTCTTCTGGGTCGATTTTGATTCTTTTTGGCTCATCTTTATCGCTCATTTTCTTCTTTATTAGCTATATCGTAATAATTCATTCCATTACGTAAACACCAAACAGAAAGAGCACCCAAAAGAAAATCTGATGGCAATGTTCCAGTAGCTCTCCAAACGTGAGTTATAGCAACCAAAGCAACCACATACCAAAGTAAACCTGCAGCCTTGTTGTTGTCGATTTTATCTTGCATAATATATATTATATCACAAAAAAAGAAGGCTTTGCAGCCTTCTTTTTTATCTAATCTTCATCTTCCTCGTCATCATATTCATCTTCATCATCAGCTGCAAGATATTCAGCTAAATCAGATGGAGTTAATTCCCAAGAATAATCTTCTGAAAGCACATCAGTATCATAATTGTCCATTTCATCCATCCAATCACGAGGATCTTCATATGTTTCTTCAAGTTCTTCTTGCAGAGTATCACAGTCTAAGCTATATTCTCGCTTATAAAATTCCATAGCTTTGCTGAATGTGCCACAATCACAATCAATTTCAAGATATGCATAACCTTTTTCATTTAAAGGAGTATCAGAAGATCCTAAAAATGAATACTCAGTAATTTCTTCAACAATATTCAAATCAACAAGAAGACTTACTGGAACTTTCCAATAGTCATGTCGGTATGTGTCAATCGCTTGAATAACAATTTTTTCCATTATAACACCTCTTGTTTATATGTTATCATCACCCATACAAAATGCAAATTAACTTAATTCAGAAAAATAAGGGCATTTTTGATAACCAGATCCATCTTTGATCCAGCCATTTCCTTTGCAATTTCCCTTACCTTGTCCATTGCATTCACAAATTCCCACAGGCTTTCTATTTATAAAAACCATATTCTCAACTTTTTCTTGTTCTTCAGGAGTGAGATCTAGAAATTCTGCCACAGAACCAACTCGAAAACCAGCCTTTTCTAATCGTTCTTTCTTTTCTGCATCCATTTAAATTTCTAACCTTTCTTAGCAATCATAGCACTTCTATGATCTGCCATATGAAAAAATTCAGCTTCTTTTGTACAGGGAATCTTAGCTGAACCCCATTCCAATCTTCCGTGATGAGATAAGATTATATGGCTTAATTGAATTTTTAAATCTTTTGGAAAATCTTTGATATTTTCCATTTCAGAATAAACCCACATAGCAGACAAACAAAGATGACCAATGATATTTCCCACTTCAGTAAATGAATAAATACCTAAATTTTCATCTATTAGCTCATACTCATCAATTTTACCAATATCATGCAAAATAGATGCTGATAACAGTAAATCTAAGTTTAGTTCTTGATAAGTATATTTTTCTTTCAGTAAATTATAATCTGAAATGCAAAAATCAGCTACCTCTATAGAATGTTCTGCTAAACCTCCAGGGTAAGCATGATGCATTCTTTTAGCAGCTGGAGCAATCAAGTAAGCATCTCGATATTTTCCTTTATGACCAACAAGATTTTTACAGAGTTGCTGAAGATATAGATCTTTTATTAAAGAAATCAAATCATCTAACCTAGCACTACAGTCAATATACATTTATGATTCCATCGGTGGTAAATTATAATATTCGTAAATATCATCCGTCAAAAATTGAGTTCCAGTGAAAAATCTATCTCTAAATGACTGTATCTCATCATAATAACTAAATCTATCTTTGTAATAAAAAATTCTAGGGTCTTCACCACAAACTTTTTGGATCATATTGAAAAGTAATCTTCCAGTTCGACCATTACCATCAATAAAAGGATGAATACACTCAAACATATGATGAGATATAGATGAAACTTTTAAGCCACTAATCATATTTAGATAATTCAATTCAACAAGTTTAGTAGTAATATCAAACCAATGATTCATCAAGTTGTCTAATATTAATGGAGAAGGACATAATTCATGTCCAATCCAAACATCTGATTTTCTATATTGACCAGAATTATTATTTCTTTCAAAAAATTCAACATTTTTTGTAAGAAATCTATGGATGTCTAGTGGAGAATTTGATGTAAGTTGAGATGATTCTGACATAACAAAATTTAAAGCATTAAGATGATTGTCATACATCAATTGACCAGGTTTAATTGAAGGAAAACCAGGTTGAGGATCTATCAAACCACTTTCATATACAAAAATTTCTTTCCAACTTTTTGAACAATTTTCCATATTGTCCTTCACTTTCGCTTTGGTTTTTTGATAAATTTAATCTTTAATACTTACTTCAGCCTGTGCATCAAAAGCACAATCTACATTTGATTCAGGATCTTCACCTAAAATATCTGCTGCTTTTTCTATATACCCTTTAGGCTTCAGATGAGGATACGCAGCTATGAATTTTTTTTTCATTTCATCATAAAATTTATAATCACTTTCCGTTGGTGGAAATAGTTTAAATAATTGATATTGAATGAAATGATTTTCTTGTTCAATCATATCCTCGTAAGAAGGTAGTTCAGGTTGCTCATTGTTCTTATAAACTTCATCTCTGATTGCTCTCCATTCAGGTTGGTCGCATTTACATTCGCAATCAGAAACACACCAAGATTTACCACATTCTGGACATACTGCTTGATTAACTCTGCAATGCCAGCAATAACTCCATTTCAAATCTTCTTTAGTCATCTAAATATACCTTTTGTGGATTAATAGTTATATGATAAGCCACTTTTTCTTCTTCAAAATAATATCTCAATGAATCAAGAAATTCTTTTCTATCATTATAATAAAGATTTTGAAGCATCTCAACCATTTTTTCTTCTGAAACTTCTTCATCTTCATCAGCAGTGATGTCAATGTCAAAAGATAAGTTTAACTTATACTTAGCCATTTATTCTTCTTCTTTATATGTAATTTGGTCTATAAATTTTACACAATGCTCACAATCGCATTCTTGAAATTTTTCCCAATCATCGTATCCTAAGAGTTCACGGAGAAAATTTTCTACTGTATATTGATAACACCATTTAGTATGTGTATCAAATAATTTATTCAATGAATCTCCATACTCACTACTTACATCAATTGGATGCCATTTGATTAAACGAGAAAATTCTGCAGCTCTAAAAGAAATCTTATGATCTCCAGCTCTTCTTACTTGTATAGCGTTATGCTCTTTGATGAGCTTGATAATTTCCCAACCTGTCATTCCACTACCTCCCAGTTATTATTGAGAGTTTCTTGAAATGCATTGGCAATTTCATCAACAATATCAAGATGTTGATGTGCCTCTGCTGCATATTCACCTGATAATTCGATTGTATTATATTTACCAATAAAAATACAACAGCCTTCTGACCAAAACTTTTGCCGAACTTTTTTACCTTCTTTGAGTGCTTTAATTGCTTCTTGCCAATTCATATTTTTCTCAATTCATTATGGAATAATTTCACCGTTTTCAACAGCTTTATTATAATCTTTAATGATTTTTTCAGCAAATGGAGGGCAAGGTGATGGTCCTGCAATTTCTCTTATTTTATCGAATATTTCAATCCAATTATCATCATCAACTAAATCAATTGTAAATTCTTCTTCTTCACCTGTGTCGTGATTCAAATTGTGCCATAAACCTTGTAAATTCCATATCTTTATATCAAGGGATGAATCATTGTTATTTATATTCCATTCTAAAATGACATCATCACCAACAGCAAATATTTTGGGTAAAGATAAATCTCTGGGATAATTTTTGGTCAAGAAATCAGAAATAGAAACCAAATCTTCAGTGTAAAGTTCAGTGTATTCATTTGCAATCCAGCCATTCGCAAATATTTCTTGAAATCTATCCCAAAAATATGTGAATTCTTTTTTCATTCTTCAGTATCCCAAGAATCAATATCCCAATCATCAGCAATCAGATCACGAGGTTCTAAATCAAGACTCCAAGTCATAAGTTCACAATCTTCGCTGTAATGATATACAAAGACTTCTTCATCTTTGTCATAATATAAATATTTATCTTCCCAGGAGGTTCTTGTGATAGGTTTACCTTCCATCAAAGTATCTAATACTTCTGTAAATTTCATTCTACAATCTCCCATTCATTCTTGAGTATATCATCAATCAATTCTTCAGCTATTTCTTGATTAAATAAATTTGTCCAGGGAGTAATGGGATTTATATCAGGCACTCTTGGAAATTCTTTTGCTTGATGAGAAAAATAACACCCGTCAGAGAAATAAAAGTGCCAATCAGGATTTTTCCAATTGACACATCTTATTTTTTTACCTTTGGACAATGCTAATAAAGCTTCTATTCCGGTCATAATCAATCTTACCATAATTTAATCCCAAAGAAAAAAATCTTTGGGATTAAATGATCAACTAGTGTAGTATCTGGTTATTTCGATTGTATGATTATCAAGTTCGATAATTTTTCCATCACGAAAATAAGCCTCAACATGTATATTTTGGCTATAACTTCCATCTATTGATTTCAAAAATAAATCAGAAAAACTATTTTCTATTAAAACAATTCTGATACCAATCATGCTATCATCAATTTTGTTAATACCATAATGAGGTAACTTATGTGCATCTGGTCTTACATATGGTAAAAGATAATAATCAGATTTAGGAATTTCATATAATCTAATAGTGAATTTATTTTCAAAGAATAAATGGTCTTTCTCTTTTCGTACAAAAAACCATAATGAACGATTTTTCGTTTGGTTATCAAAATCTTTCAAAAAATCAATATGCTTTTCTAAAAGTTCTTTGCTATCATTTTCAAAATTATTAATATTGTAATCTGATGTTCTATTTTTATTGGTTTCGATGATTTCTTTTTCTATAGCAACAATTTCATCAAAAGTATATGTTCTTGGAACAATAACATCTGAATTAATATCTGTGCGAGCTGCAACAGCCTCTAATGCTGTCTTAAATTCTAATATTGTATTCATAATTTATTATACCTTTAATCAAAAATATCACCAAGTAAGCTTTGGTATTTCCCAATTTTCAACTTCACCAAACCATTTATAAGATTGGGTGTCTTCGCCAAATATTCCAACTTCCCAATCTTCAATCAATGATTTAAACATTAGATTACTCAACATTTCATTGGGTGGGTATTTAGGATTATAAGCAACATCCCAGGTATTTGAAACTATTAAATCTATACAAGCTTGAATTTCTCTTTCAGGCATTTTTGTCATTCTAATTGAGTGAAACCCTTTTCCAAGTAACTTTATAGCCTGATAGCCTTTCATTTTAGGGCGCTCCTATTAATCATCATACCAGAAGCATTTTCAAATTGTCTAATCATTTTTTCTCTAGGAGTAAGGTCTTCAAGTTGGTCGTGTGCTTCTTGCAAAACTGTAATGAATTTTTTAAGCTCTTCTTTATTCAATACAATCAAATCTGAATCAGTGTAGCCATCAAATAAAATCTTCAAACGATTTTTCCAAGAAAGTTTGCCATCGTTAAATCCATACATCCATAAACCTAAATCTACAGAATTATAATCATTCACTTTTATGTGCAAAGAATGAGATCCACAATCGCAATTAATAATTTCAGTTTTCACTTTTCACTAACTTTCTTGAGGGTGTATTTTGCATCCATAGGTAATATAAGAAATTTTATCTCCATCCAATCAGTTTCACCGGATTGATGTTTCACTTTATTTTCTAGCTTATTATCTTGAAATCTCCAATAGGTGGTGTTTTTTTCATCCTTTACACACAAAATATGGCCAGAATTTAAGATTTCAATTACCTGTGTTGGAATGGGAAGCATCAATCAACCTCAAAACTCTTCCTTAATGTTTCTCTGACATTTTGATCCCACAATAATTCAGATGCAAAACCCAGAGTACCAGAGTCAAAATGAATCCAAACAGTTTTGCCATCATCAGAAAGACTTACTTCAATAATATCATCTTTATCATATTGAAATTCTTCACAAAAAACATTGGCAATTTCTTGTAAATATTTTTTGAATCTAACAAAGCTGTAAATGCGCCCTCTTATATACTGTTCACTAAATATCTTTGGATCAGCTTCCATTTAGTACTTCCATAAATAAATCAGCGCCATTCATATGATTCTGCTCCCATTCATTAGCATCTCCATTATCACTAACAAATTTATAAGCTGCAAAATCAAAACCAAAAATTTTACAAACTTTTGCAATTGAATAAGCTTCCATATCTACAATAGGAGCAGATGGATTTTCTTGAAATTTATCTGCTGTACTACATAAATATCCACTATCCTCAAAAACAATTAAGCTTTCAATTTTGGGATAGATTTCATTATCAAATGGTGTTATGCTAATACTATCTACTAATGGTCTCGCATCCATATCAAACTGTTCAAATTTAGTGCATTTATATAAAAGATTTTTAATTAATACTTTTGAACCAGCAGAGCCATAATTAAAAACAATTGTATCTTCAGGATTATATAGAGGTAATGTTTTTGTAGCCATAATAGCAGCATTGACTTTACCTACACCAGTGTAAACAACAGTAATGTTAGGATGATTAAGCTGAAACTCTGATGGAAGAGCAACAAAAACTACAATATGTCTTTTCATATATTTATCAATCTTAAAACAAGAAAAAATAAAGTTGTAAGCATCCCACTAATTATCAATAGTGAAGATGTCATTTGTAAGAAAGATCTATCCTTTACAACCACTGTCTTATATGCTCCTAAAAGAAAATAAAACCAGCTTATAGTAGCAAATAAGAACACAATAGAAAGAATTGGTATCTTAAAATTTTCCATCTTTTATATCCTGTTGATTCTTATCCACTTCAGCTACAACATCAACACTTTCCCAATCATCAGCAAGTAAATCTAAATAAGTAGCTCCATAAGGTTGAGCAAATTTACCAATACCACGAGAAGGATGCCAACTTATACGCCTTATAGTTTTTCCAGCATACAAATCATCCAAAACTTCCTTGAAAGTTTTGTTTCGTACCACAATCCAATCTTCTGCAAATAAATCATCTACAGTGATTTTTGCATCTTGATTATTAGATTTTTGTGGTGGAAAAAGAACAAGACTTCGATTACCTTCTCTTGTCATTATCTTGCCTAAACCAAGCATTTTAAGAGCCCAATTCATATCTCTCTTAAGCTCAATATTATTTGTCTTAAGAAAATCATCAAAGCTAGAACCAATATGTTTGTTCTCCACTGCGTATGGTAAATAATCTTCACCTGGATCAATATAATTGATAGCAGCTTTGTTCAATTTTGCTTTCTTGATCTCAATATCATAAAAATATTTTTGATTTTTAGGTAATTTATCCATATCTTATAATACCATAAAAAAAATGAACTTGTAAGAATTTCTTACAAGTTCATTAAGATAAGTTATTCGATAATTTAGAATAACTTGATATACCATATTCGTGGTGTCACGAATATGGTATCATTTACAATAATTTCACATCAGGAAAACTTGTCAATACTTCAAATCCCATATTGTCCCAGTGTCTTTCATCAGCAAAAGGTCTAAAGTTAATCCAATATGAGTTATCTGGTTGATAAGTTTTTTGTTCAAATACTTCTAATCCAGTGTGATAAATCAAGTGAGCAAAGTTGACATTTATTTCATCAAATGGGAAATCAACAGGCAATGAAGAATCAGCAACTAAATATCCATCTTCTGTAATAACAACCCTATTTTTAGAAACATATAAATCAAACTGTACTCTTCTATCTAATCCCTGCCAAGTTCTGTTCAAAGGATAATCTCTTCTTTCAACACTAGGTCTAAAAAATATTTCACCTTCATATTTACCTGACACTGAATTAAATTTGGATCTGTAAATGATAGCACCTGAACGATTATCGCAATAAGCATCCATCAATTTGTTCAATGAATCTTTTGATGATTGCTTTGTCCACCAGTTTTCAGAAGTAAAGTTAATATCATCTATAAGTTTGAATGTTTCTGGTGTCCACTCATATTCAGCAGCACCACCAAATTCACCAAATCTAATCCAACCTGATCTTGGAGAATAACTAGATTCTAAATTGAATGCTGGAAACTTACTTCCATCAATAAATTTGGATGATAGTTTAGCGTTCAATTCACTGCCACTTTGAGTAATAGAATTAACTACAAATGTTCCAACCTTATATTCTGTCTTATAATCAACTCTTCTATAAGGTGTTGGATAGCTCCATATACTATTTCTATCAGCATACTTTACTGGAATATTGTAAGATTTTCTAGAGCCATCAGCATTGTAGCCAGTATCAACATTTAAGTTATGAGAACCAGCACCAATTTGCCATCTGAATAATTTTCCAGATTTTGTGTTCATAGCAATTTTATCAGCTGCTTTACCTGAATAAACAGTTTCCCCAGCAGGTAATAAAAGAATATCACACCATCTTCTACTACTAAAATGGGGATCAACTTCAAATGTAAGGTGAAGAACTTTGTCTCCAGCTATATTTGCAGTAGATTTAGGACTCATTAACATTACACCATTACTAACGTGTGGTGGAGCTGATGAAAGTCCAAGTGTTCCTCCATCATAAATTGTATCCATAAAGTGAGAGCCCATTAAGAATACAGTAGAAGAACTAGTATCAAGGTCGTCTAAAAAGAAAGACCATTTATCATTTTCATACCATCTTAATATAATGTCACTTCTATTCCAATATTGCCAACTAGGGCCACCAAATCTTTGAGTAACAATATCTAATTTTTGAGGCATTTGAACAATAGGCTGGAAATCTCTGAAGTTGTCAAAGAAAACTTGTTCTCCAGATAATGTTCTTTGAATTGTATGTACTTTATATGGTGCTGACTTTGTAAGAACTATTGGATTATTGGATGGATCGCCATGGCCATTAATACCAGCATGAATTTCACCACTTGGGCCACTAGCACCAGGACCAACCATGCCATCTATTTGTTGATAAGGACCAAATTTATCTAAAGCTTCTACAATTAAGTTGTATGATTGATTACTTACTAAACCATTCATCTCAACTATATTATAGCCAGATGAATACTTGACTGAATTAGGATTTCCTTCAACGTAAACTCTATAATCAACAGCTCCTGGTACAAGATCAAACTTCACAACAACACTGTCATCATTAGGGGTGAAACCAGTAATATTAACTGGTGTGCTAATAGATTGAGGTGGGCCAAATCTTGTTGAAACGTCTACTGCTGGTCCGAAAGTTTCTTGCTCTTGGAATCCATTTCTATTTACAGATGCAACAACATATCTGTAAGTTTTTCCTGATAAAACATTTGTATCAATAAAATATTGAGACCATAAGCCAGAAACAATCTTTACACCATCTCTGTAAATATTGTAGCTATTTGCAGAGCTTTGATTATATGATTGTTGGTCTTGCCATTTTATAAAGTTTCTTGGTCTGTCATTATTCCATTCAGAAACAGCAACATACTTTCCAGGAGTTGCAGGAGGATTAGTTGTCCATCCAAAGTTATAATTAGGAGCATATTCACCTTTAGCAATAGCCAAATTAGATGGGAATGATTCTAATCCATTTTTGTCAACAGCTGAAACTGTATATGTCCATCCATCTTGAAAAATAAATTTATCAATAGTGAATGAATTGGTATTAGATGAACCTATTTTTGTGCTATATCTATAAATGTTATATGACACAGCATTTGGACTAGGATCCCAAACTAATTGATCATATGCACCATTATTCCATAAACCAAATGTTCTTAAGTTTGTAGGAGCTTCAGGATTTTTAAGAACTAATAATGGAATTATTGCAGTGGACTTATTTGAGAATTGTAAATAACCTGATGGTACAACACCGCAAACATAATAGTCCCATTTTTGCTGATACTTTACATTTCTATCGATGAAAATATTTTCATTATTTGTAAGTTTTGCATAAGGTTTATAATAATCAGGCTTTACACCTTGGCCAACCCTATAAACAAAATATCTTGTGCATTTAGGAATCAAATCCCATCTTAATTTAACGTGATAATTAGATGGAGTACCCACGCAATAGCACAATTCTACTTGAGAAGAAAAATTTTTCACTTGCGGTGGTCTCTGAGCCAACGCACAAGAAATAATTGTGTACAAAAACACAAATAAAACAATAGCTTTCTTCATAACGCACCTCCCCAGGTTTATTTTTTAGTTGAGAGCTATTGTTTTATTCTTGATTTAATAGGGTGATACTTTATAAATTGTTGAATTCCACTTCTTCGTAAATCTCCCAAACAGGACCAGCATTATTCAAAATGTGCTGATGAAGTCTTATGAATTCTTCCCAATTGTAATAAAATTCATTGCCCATACTATCCATCAATTTATCTTCAAGCCGATAAATATAATAATCTTCAGGCCATTTACGAGACCTGACTTTTAAGTTTAATGAAATAAGAGGACGGGTAATTTGACTAAACAGTTTCATATAAATTTCCAAAAAAATAGAGGAGGCTCTCACCTCCTCTATCCATTAGTTCATAATCCAGGATTCAAAATCACTCTCAGGCTCATCTGATGGCTTTTCAACATTTGCTTTCTTTGAAACAATTCGAGCATTGTCTGCTAAAATCTCAAATGAATTCTTGTATAGTCCTGGTTCTTTAGAAGATGGATATTCAACAATTACATCAGCACCAATTACTTCAATTTGATCGCCAGATCCAAGATTCATACTTTTGACAAGATCCAAATTTTTCTTGAAAAATTTGATATCAAAATAACCAGTCTTGTAATCAAAATCACCTTGGTCATTCTTGAATTGAACAGCTTTGTCAACTGCGATTCTGACAGTACAAACTGTCATCGATTTATTCCATGTTGGGGACTTTACTACATTCCCCTTCACTTGCGTTTTCTTCATTTTCGTATCCTTGTAGTGATGTATTTCAATCACATCTAAATCATACACTGATAATGCATATTTGTCAACATCTTTATCTAGATTTTTCAATTAAGTATTTTAAGACCAAAGCAGCATTGTAAGCATCCCAATAAGGATCATGCTTTTCTCCAACAAACTTCATTCCCAACTCAGCCAAAGAACGTTGCAAACCATTATTGTGAGGCTTATTCATAATTAAGCTATAAAGTAAAGATATGTTTAAGTATTGATTGGAAAAAGGATGCTTACAATCTTTTTGCCTACATTCTGAATACATCTTTTCGCCATCAGTTCCCCAAGCAGCGCAAGGAAGATTTTTAGAATCATACTGCTTCATAACTAATTTGCACATTTCTTCAAAATCATCACCTCTGTCAGCTTGTTCTTGGGTTATTCCAGTGATGCTAGTGCAATATTCAGATATCTCACTCTTGACAGGTTTGCAGATTTTATTAAACCTACCAGAAATTTCTAATGATTTTACATCCAAAATACAAGCACCAAGAGCAATCACCTCACGATACTTATATGCAAATTCTTTTCCTTCCCAGCAAGTAGTTTCTAAATCAAAAACGATAATCTTGTCTGCACTAAACTTCATAACTAATCTTTCTTAACAAAATCTAAAAGAAATATATCACTAGAATCAGAATAATACAATAACACATAAGGAGAATAAAAATTATGTCTATATTATCAAAGTTAATAAAGAAAGCTATTGGCGTTCCTGAAATAAACTTGAATAAACTTCCATTCACAAACAAAATTGTAAGTGATTGGGAAAAAGAATCAATGCAAAATTTAATCAAACAATTACCAAAAGATACAATCTTAAGACTTATAGATGTTTGCAATGAAGAATTAGAAACTAGATAAAACTTAAGTATAAGATAAGAATGCACGAATACAAAAATTTAGACTGCCTTGAATATCTTAAAACACTCAAAGATGAATCTGTAGACCTTGTTCTCACTGACCCACCTTACTTTATTGGATTTGATGGTGGTAAAAATTGGGATAAACAATGGAACTCAGATCAAGAATATCTAGATTGGTGCGAAAAATGGACCAAAGAATGCGCTAGAGTAATGAAACCTAACTCTATGCTATGTGTCTTTGGAACACTTAAATATGACAATTTCTTAAGATACAAATTAGAAATATTAAACAAACTCCCCAATTTCTTCCCTCAAAATGAAATTATCTGGTCTTATAATTGGGGAGGAAGATCTAAAACAAACTTTGCTAGAAAACACGAATTTATTTGGTGCTATTCTAAAGATAAAACTTTCACTTTTAATTCAGACAACATTAGAACAGAAAGAAAACAAAAAATTAATATTCGCACAGGTAAAGAATATGAACAAGGCACCATTCCAACCTGTGTATGGGAAAAGAATAATCATACAACAAGTAAAGAATATTGTAATTGGCATCCTACACAAAAACCAATTTCAATATTAGAAAGATTCATTCTAGCTTACACAAATCAAGGAGATACAGTACTAGATATATTTAATGGTTCTGCATCTACAATGATTGCTTGTGAAAATTTAGGAAGAAATTTTAAAGGCTGCGAAGTTGACTCTGAATACTATGATCTTTCCTTAGCTAGATTTACTCAACTCACTGGTAAAGAATTTAAACCTGTCTTAACAAAACTTCCAGGCAAGCAACACTAAAACAAGGTATATTATCTATAGTGCATTGAAGCCCTATTCTTTTTTGAATAGGGCTTTTTTATTTGAAGGAGGGTAATATGAAAACTAACATTGAAAAAATATTTTTTTACTTTATGCTCATTGTGGTAAGTGGTAGTATCGGATATGCAATAAAACCAGAACCACAAAAAGAAAAAACTAACCCCACACAAATTAGAGAATGTGTGCAAGCTATACATATGATGCAAGATAAATCTAGCAAAAATTATTACACATCTAATGAGAAAACTAAAAAATTAGCAGCTATAGAAAGGATGATGAGAAATTGACACTCCTTGACCTACAAATAAATCTATACCTTGACAACCTCACAAATCCTAAGGTAAAATAAATTATGAAACAACAACGAAAACTAGTAGATCTAATCTTTGGACTCGTAGTAGTAATTGCAACAACGATTATTCTAAAAGTAGCTTGCGATTAGAATATTCTTTGGTATAATATAAATGATAGTCCTGGGTAACTTAATGGTAAAGTGCCAAGCTGTAGATTGATAGCAGCTTATTAAAGTAATTTAATATAGAAAATTGTCGAAATTCAGTGAAAGCTAAGTCGAAAGATATGCCAACACTGAGCCAAGCCTGAAAAAGGAAGGTGCAGAGACTATAATGACAACATCCTACTAGGTATTGCTAAGGATGATGGTATAGTCCAGACTACAAACAGATTTATCTGGTAGTGAAAACTATAGTAGTAAGTAACTTGGAGAGTGAAAGTTCGAGCCTTTCTCCAGGAGTCTATAATCCCCATACAAAAGTATGGGGATTAATTATTTGATATATATAAATCTTGATGGTATAGTAAAACATATGGCCCGTTCGTCTAGTGGTCAGGATACGAGGTTTTCATCCTTGAGGCACGGTTTCGACTACCGTACGGGCTATTTGTGGTATAATAAATTAGTTTGTAAATATTCCCCGCTCGAATAATGGCAATTCAGCAGATTTTGGCTCTGTTTATCGAGGTTCAAATCCTTGGTGGGGAACATTTGTTTGCTCCAGTAATTCAACGATAGAATGTCTTACTTGTAATAAGATTGCTTAGGTCCCTCCTAGTGCTCTTTCCCCTTTTTATGTGATATAATAAAGTTATGAACGAAACAATCTTAATATCAATTTTATTTGCTTTAGTGGCAATAATGTTCGTCTTGATATTTATTGTAATTTTTCAGATTAAAAAAATCTTGAAGTCTTACGATAATAATTTTGAAGCTTTGAATAAAAAGACAGCGAAATTGGTGGAATAAATGAATATCACAACAGCAACTTGGATTTCTTCTGGCATTATATTTGTTGCAATTATGTCATTTTCTCTTTATTTGAATTATCGATTAGATAAGATGATAAAGATGCTTGACAGTATGATTATTGATAGACCAGAATAATCTTTAAACCCATCGAATTCGATGGGTTTATTATTTTAAGGTAAAATATTGTATGTCTGAGAAAGAATGGATAGAAAAGATTAAGCGTGAGTGTATCTTGAATATTGGTCATTTTGACAAGAGATATGCAATACAGTTGATTGGAAGAAATGGAAGTAAGATTGGTATTGTTTCTCTCAATAAAAAATTTATGAATATAGATATTATTGATAAAGAAAAATACGAAAGATTTTATGATAAATTTTATTCTAGAAATGATAAAGATAAAAGAGAACCATTAAGGATTGATTATCATATAGAGCATAATATTGGCAAAAATGGTTTTAATGAATTATGGAATTTTTATTATAAGAAAGTAAAGTAATGTTTATTTACAGTATCAAATCAAAAAATGGCAGTGTTGGTGGATCAAATAAAAATTATGATGAAGCTATGAAAGAAGCTTTATCATTAGTGAAGATTGTTTTTCCTAAAGCTGTTTTAAGTGAGAAACTTAATGATTTGGTTGCTTCTCCTGATTATTTAGTATATGAGAATGGGGAAGATAAAATATTTTTAGAAGTTAAGGAAGAGAAATAAAAAAGGGGAGAATTTTCTCCCCTTTTTTATTCTTGATTTCTATAATGGTCTAATAAAAATTTCACGCTTTGTTCCATATTATATTTAGGCTGCCATTTTGTTTGTTCATAAAATTTAGAAATATCTGGAATTTGTAAAGTGACATCAACAGGTCTTAATAGGTTAGGATCTTGTTTTGAAATAATTTTGCATTTGGCTTGTCTTTTCAATTCTTCTAAAAAGTCACCAACAACCACTGGAATTGTTGAACCGATATTATATTCTTCACCAATTTTACATTTTGTTGCAGTGATCCAGTATGCTTCTACTATATCTCTAACATCAAGCAAAGTTCTTACAGATTCTAAATTGCCATGATAGAGAATATCTTTTTTACCTCTTTCAATATCTACAATTTGTTTTGCAAATGCGCTGGAAAATATATCTGGTCTTCTTGGGTTTATATATCCAAAAGCTCTAGTTACAATACAGGGAATTTCATAAGAGTGAAAATAAGATTTCACTAATTTTTCTTGTGTCAATTTACTAATTGCATAAACATTTATAGGATCAATTTTTTGTGATTCTTTAATAGGAATTTCTTCAGGTTTAACTTGCCCATAAATTTCAGATGTTCCACATAATTGAACAAGTGGTTTGATATTTAATATTCTAATTGCTTCAAGAAGATTTAACGTGCTATTGATATTATTATTTAACACTGAAATTGGATTAGTGAAAGATAACTTGACATTAGCATTTGCAGCTAAATGGAAAATATAATCAGGTTCAGAAAGTTGCAAAGCTCTAATTACAGAACCTAAATCAGTAAGATCACATTCAAAAATTTTTATTCTGTCATAAAATTTTGATTTATTCTTCCTATCTGTGTGCCATCTTGATAATCCGTGAATTTCAATTTCTGGATTATTTTCAAAAAATTCAGCAAGATAAGTTGCACCACTACCATGTATTCCTGTAATTAGAACTTTTTTCATTTTATTATTATACATTTCAGATCTAATCTTCAAATTGTTGATCATATCCATCTTCATCAGGTAAAAGAATATTCAAATCTTTTTCCGCTGAGAAATGACAATATGACAAATCTGAATGAGCAATTAATAATTTCATAAAAGTTTGATAAAGAGATGAATCTGTGCAATATGGTGTAAAATATTGCAAAACTTTATCATAATTAACAAGAATGAATGGTATGTCATTTAAGCTGACAATATAAAATTTATTGTAACTTGTTTCAATAAAATGTCCTTGTAAACCAGGGACATTTTTCTTTAACAGTTTCCAGTCAGTACCAATATTGTTATGAATTGAAAAGATTTTTCTGCCATAATCTCTCAATTGAAATATTTCTTCTACTGAGAATGAGGTTTTTCTAGGCAAATTATAGATATCAATTATTTTCATCTTACTTGCATTATACCTGAAGTGTGGTATGCTAGCCTTATGAAACACAAGATAACAATTATTGATGAGAATTTCGAGGAGAAAAGTCTTGAGATGACTTATGCTCAATTGAAAGAATTAAATCGATGGTTGAATATTTACTTAAACACTGGCAAAACAATCGAATATAAACTTGAAAAATCAAAGAAAAAAGTTGAAATAGTTAGTGCGCAGATGTAAAATTGTGGTATAATTAGAGTGTAAGAGAAATACTTACAAATTAAAATTGAATATGCCTCGTTAGCTCAGTGGAATTTAGAGCATCCGCCTTTTGGGGACCAGACAATAGAATGGTCAATTGGAGCTTTTATAGAGAATAAAAATCTATAAAATGGATGGTACTGTATCGGTGAAAGCTAAGTAGAAATATATGCTAATACCGAGGGAAGTTGAGAAGAAATTCTTTAACCCCGTAGAGACTATACGTACCACACCTGAAATGGTGAAGATATAGTCCAGACCACAAACTTAGAAATAAGGTAGTGAAAACTATAGTGGTAAGCTAAGCGGAGGGTCAGTGGTTCGAGCCCACTACGAGGTATTAAATCCCCTAAAGATTATTCTTTGGGGGATTATTCTTTTTTAAACCAGAATAAATTAATTATGTGGTATAGAATTTCAGCAAAGAAAAAAGTAAGTTTAGTCATTGTGTTTAATGGCGATAAAGTTTTGTTAGGTGAAAAATCTACTGGCTATGAGATTCCTGGTGGGCACGTTGATTATTTAGAAGATGAGAAAGATTGTGCTAGAAGAGAATTAGAAGAAGAAACTGGTTTGAAGGTTAAGAGATTGCATTCTCTTCGTTCTATGGATATGCCAGATAAAATTGTGAATGTTTATTACACTGACAATTATTCTGGTGATTTTTTAGCTGGTGATGATTTGATTGATGCTGGTTGGCATAGTGTAAATAACTTACCTAAGATGAAATTCAATGGTGCAGAATTAATTTTAGAAGCATATAAAAAAAGCTCCCAATAAGGAGCTTTTTTATTAGAAAGATATATGTTTTATTCCAGAATGTTCAAGATATTTAATGTACATTCTGCCATCAAATCCTCTTTGTTCACCTTCCCAAATTGTTTTTTCAATTAATGCTTCTCTCCACTTAAGGTAATGTGGGCAATTCCAATCAAACCAATCATTCTCCATTTTTTTGAAGTTCATAATAATTTCACTTACATTATGTGAATATGGTGGTAAAACAAATTTAAAATCTGGATCATATGTTGATGCATTGATGTTAAAATTTAATTTATTAGCAAAACTAGCTTGAGCTTTATTTAGTTGATCAAATAAATTTTTATCAGCAAAAACAAAATACCATAAAGGTTCTATTGATAAGCCCCAAAATTGATTTCTTTCATTTCGGTAGCTTTTATTTTTTATTTTTTCAATTTTGGATAATTTCTTAAGCTCAGGATCCATATCAATTAAATCCCATACCCATTGAGGATGTTCATAATTCCAATGATATTCATAAAATTTATCATCATTGTCTAGTTCAATCATTCTTTCATAAAAAGATTTTGGTCTTTCTCTAATTCGGTCTCTATGAACATAAAAAATTGAACCTGGATGAAGAATAAAAATTGGTTTTGGAAAATTAAGGTCATTGAAAAATTCTAATCCCATTAATTTTGCAGCTAATGATATTGGTTGCCATCTAGTCCAATTTGTTGAATATTGATCATGTATAGCTCTGGCATATGCAAAATTACCATATTTTGCAGTAAATGTACTTTGCATAGCCAATAACATTTCATGAACATGATCAGATGGATCTGCTTGAGTAAAAATTGTATATTCGTGTAGATTATCATAATTATCTACAATGTATTGAGCAATAATCCAATCGATAGACTGTTTATCTGAACAACATATATCACCTGGACTAGGATTTTTTCCTCCAATATGATAGATAGTTTTTGACATTTCGATTTTATCGATAAATTGAGTTCTATCCTCTTTCATATGGAAAATTACAGCGTGTTTATCTTGCATTCTTTACCTCATATGAATTATACGCAGAATAATTCGTAAAATTATAGAATATAACTTTTGGAGGATATCTTAATGAGGTATAAATTATCACCAATGGAGTTGGTAATTTGCATAATGGCTATATTGACATTGTTAGCAATTTTTGTTCCAATATTTATTTTAGCTTGGTCAAGTTTTTAGTCAACAATTGAATAAGATATACAAGTGGTGGGAGGTCCGAAGCCTTGTAAATATCTCACCTTGACAGACTCAACAAATCTGCTTGTATCGTCTGGAATAATTTGGGCTCTTACTAATAGATCGACAATAGGTTTTACTATATTATCTGGATCACTTTTCATCTTCCATTGAAAATCAGCAAGGATGAGAATTTCTATTTCTATTGGATAACTTGTTGCTGGTAATAAATTATCTTTTATGATTGAGACATTCTTTTCTATCCAATCATTATATTTTTTGCTTTTCACCATTTTTCCACGAGCAACAGGAGCATACATCTTATTTGCGGAAAATGGTTCTTGAATAGTACAAGATTTTTTAAGCATAAAAAGTTTGTACAGGGATAGTATAGGTAGCAAGAAAAAAATTATGTGGTATAGATTAGCACAACAATTACAACTTCCTGGGTTAGATGTAAAAAAATCTGAACCTGTAAAAAAAGAACGACCAGAATTAAAACCGCAAGAACTTTTTGAAACACAAAAAAATCCTCAAAGTTTATTCTTTAGTGATTGGGCTAAAGATCATTATGTGCCTGAAAGACCTGTTTATCACGGAACTACACACGAATTTGACCAATTTGATATAAATAAAGGTGTCTCATCTAATGCTTTTGGTCAAGGATTTTATTTTACCAGTGATGAGCAGGATGCCTCTCAGAATTACACTGGTTCTGGGCCTGATCAATTAGGAAAAATCTCAGATCTACAATATCAATTACTGGATGAGAATGATGAAGACCAATATTATTTATGGAATTTATATGGTGATGACCCAAGATATAGCCCATATTTTAATGAAGATGGCACTGTAGCAAGTCTTCAATACTTAACAGAACTAATTGCAAAAGATACAGTTTTAGGTTCCAACAAGCCAAGAGTAATTCCAGCTCACATAAGAATGAAAAATCCAATTCATTTAACTTCTGAAAATGATACAGAACATCCAGAAAAAACTTTTGTTGATGATACAGATGAATCATTAGAGTTCTTGAATGAAAATGATATTGATGAGTCTGATAATAATTCTTATAAGACAGTTATTACAAAACTTTACAATATTTTGATAGATTATATGAATACAGATGATGCATATCAAATTTGCGAAGATTTGATTCAATTTACTACTGGTTCTGTTGATGGTATAGTTTCATCGGTTATGATGATGGATAATCTCAAAGGAGCTTTAGCAACTTTTGACATTGATGAACAAACAGATTACAAGGGTGAAATTATTCAAAGATTTTTAAATTCATTAGGATTTGATAGTATTATTATGGATCCTAATCAATTTTTCAGAATGTACTCTAAAGAAAAACCAATAAAACATTTCATTACCTGGAATCCTGAAAACATTAAACACGCAAGAGAAAATATAGAATTCAATCCTTCAAATCCTGTTATTACTGCAATGAATGGTAAAATTAATTTATGGAAGAATTCTTTGCTGTAGTTTTTATTGAATGTATGGTTGAAAATAATAGATGTTTCTCAGAAAAAGATTTTTATAAATTATTAGCTACACAAAGATTAGATAAATCTAAAGTTAATTTCAATGCACTTATGGAAGCATTCTTATTAGATTTTGAATTTGATAGTTATGAAAAAATAGATAATATATGGCAACCCAAAGGATCATTCGTTTCTCATAAAGCTATTTGGAATATAATTGATGAATTAGATTTGCATTTAGAAGTGGAAAATTCATTAGGTGGATTTTATGAAACAAGTTGTGATGTAGTTCAAAAAATAAATAATTATCTTTGGTTATGTGAAAAAGAAGCCCTCCAATAAAGGGGGGCTTCTTTTTTTATAAGAAACTTAACTATTATGTGGTACAACAGAACAATTTTAGCAGCAATAGAAGATGCTATTAATAACCTTAAATCCAAAGGTGTTAATGAATCAATTATATCCAATTTAGAAGCAATGACCGATATATCTTTAAAAGGTAAATATATTGGCGCTTTAATGCAAAATCCACTTCTAACTTGGGATGAATTACAAGGCAAATTTCAAACTAATCAATTACAAAAAGTTTCAAATAAAGAACTTAGATTACTTGGTGATATGAGTAGAATGATTGATAGATCAAATCTTTCTGATGAACAAAATGCAAATTTTTACAGATGGATTGAAAGAGTTGCTTTGCCTTCTTATAGACCTAATCAACACGATCCAGAAAATTTTACATATCCTAAATTTTCCGAAATGTTTAATCCTATTTATGGTATTGAAACTGAATTATCACATATATTTGATTGGTATACAGAACACGTAGATGAAAATCCAAGATTTAACATTTTTTCATTATCATTAGATCAAGCATTACAAGCTAGTAATACTTGGCACGAAGAACTTAAAAATCAAACAACAACAGAATCATTTACAAAAATCAAAAAACAAAATGGGAAAATTGTTGACCCTAATGTAGAAATGATTTTTGATAAACCTAAATTGGAATCTCTTGGTTTGCCTGATGATTATGAAGGCTGGATGATAGTTAAGTTGACTCAAAAGAGAGATTTTGATCTTGAAGGCAAAATTATGGGTCACTGTGTTGGCACTAATAATTATCACAGCCAATATGAAAAAGGTTACATTGACATACTTTCTTTGAGAGATGAATCCAACAAACCTCACGCTACAATTGAAGTTGAATTACCAGATACGATTAGACAGATTCAAGGCAAAGGAAATTCAAGACCTAAAGAAGATTACTTAAAAATGGTTTTAGCTTGGGTCAATGAAAATAAATATTATTCAGGTGAATCACTTGAACAAGAATATTTGCATTTTCGCCCTGGTATGACAGAAGAAAATGCATTAGAAAAATTTAATGAATATTTCAATCCTTATCACGATGAAGAATTAGTAGATGATTTAGGTGTGCCATATAGAGAAGTTACTAAAAGTGAAGAAGATTTTTTTGATGATTTTAGATTAGATGAATTTGTTTCAGGTATAGGAGTAAATCAATCTGGATTTCACAAAACATATCAAGAAATACCTGATGATGATAAATTTGATGAATTGATAAAATTCTTAGGAGATTTATTTATCAAACACGATGTTGAATTTTTGAAACAGTATTTACAAAAACCTAACACCATTGGGGCTAACAAAAACTATTTCCGAAATTCATTATATATATTAGATGCAAAAGACAAATTAGTAGATAATTTATCTGGTGAAATGTTCAATGTAGCGAAAAGTCAAATACAAAAAATATTTAATGAAACAGGTGTAGAGCCAAGTTTCAAGCCAGGATTTCAGATGGACATTTTTAAAAATAAAAGTCCAGAAGAAATTGACAATATAGCAACTGAACAACCTTATTCTAGAGGTTTAGCAAGATTTCAAACTTATGGATCTAAAGAAGAAAAAGAATATGATGGAGTTTATGACAGCTATCCAGTATATTTTTATAATTCTTTGTATGAGTATATGAGAAATAATATGCCAAGAGAATTTTTCGAAATGATTAATAAACTTGCATTAGGTTTTGATTTTTCATCAATAACTCCAAGTTCTTCTATAACAGAAAGTGATAAATTTGAATTAATAGGGTATAAAAATCCTCATCCAAAATTGTTTGAAGATTACAATTATTTTCCAAGCGGTACTGACTGGAAATATTCATACAATCATAAAACTTATAAAATTGCTGGGACTAAATAAATGTGGTATTCAAGAACAATCATTGCTGCAATTGAAGATGCAATTAACGCATTAAAATCTAAAGGTGTTAGCGAAAGTCTAATTAATTATATTCAAAACCTACCTGATAATCAAAAAGGCAAAGCAATTGGTGCATTAAATCAAAATCCTTCAATGACTTTAATTGATTTAGAAGCATTATTTGAATCTGGTTATAAGCCTTCTGCAGCTGAATTGCAACTTGTAAATAATTATGGACCAAGATTTAAAAGCTGGGCATTACATCAATACAAGCTATTAAGATCTAACAAAATGACCGATGATCCATATGATGATAGATGGGAATACAAAGAATCATTAGGGAGAATCAAAAATAGTTTAGATGAAATTCACGATTTTTATAGAACCCATAGTTTAGACAATCCAAATTACAATATTGGAACAAAATCTTTTGAAGAAGCTCTTGAAGATTCTGCAGAATGGCACAATGCAACTGCTCAAAGAGGATCTGGAAAATTCTATTTGCCATTTGAGAGAGATGAATCTGGGCAATTAATTGATGAAAAAATTGTTCATAGATTTGAAGATGGATCTATGATGGTAAGAGTGGAAGATCCTAATGATTTGGATGTTGAAGGCAATTTTATGCATCACTGTGTTGGTTCTTATGCAGACAAAGTTGAATATGGTGATTGCATAATTTACTCATTAAGAAACAAATTCAACCAACCAGAAGCAACAATTGAAGTGGAAAGAGATGGAAAAGTAAAACAAATCAAAGGTCCAAGCAACTCAAAAGTTGATGATGAAACACAAGTTGCAAAAATTAAAGAATTTTTTGAAAGCAGAGACGATATCAAAAAGCAATCAGGTGGAAAAAACCCTGCAGCCAATTATTTTGAAAATTGGGAAGATAGAGTGTATTGGAGCTATAATCCTGAGGAGATTGGATACGCAATCACAGAATCTATTTATGGTCCAGATGAATCAGAATTTGATAATGATGATGATGATATAACTGAAGATTTTAACAGATTTGGAATCGAGTCACCTTCTTGGGATCATGAAAAGTTTGCAGAAGGTAACCTCTATGCTTCACATATTCCAGATATTATGAATGAAACTATAGAACATATTAAGCACGGACTGGAAAGATCTGGAAGCGCTTATAATTTCAATAATGCAAATCGTGAAATTGAAGATTATCCTATAGAAGATTATGTAGATAAATTTTACGAAGCATTAATTGACAAAGCTGAACTTTCTTTGAAACAAAATGCAGATGATTATAATTTTGAAAGATACTTAGATGTTAATGGCGTTTTAGAAAAAGCAACAAAAGAATTTGAAAAGGCTCTAGAAAAATATAAAGAATCTGGAACAAAGGAAATATTTTGGTACTGGTATCAAAAACAACCAGAATTTATGTATTTCTTATTAGCTGAAAAATTACAAGATTCTTTTGAGTCTAGTGAATTTGCAGAAAAATACAAAGAAGTTAAAAATAATAATTACAAATTACCAACAGGAAGCAAAAAACACTATTGGAGTGATGAGACTGAACCATTTTTAAATACAGCAGAAATAAGAAACACTTATGAGCCAAAAATAAATAATGACAAAAGTCAATTAAGATTATTTGCACCAGAGTCTGAAACAATGCAAGAAAATGAAAGCACTGTTGATAAATTAACAAAAAGACCTATGACCAGTATTGATGAAAACTGGGCATATGCAAGTGTTTACAATAATAAAAATTTCAATAAATTTTAAATTTATATCTTTTTTCTTAAAATATAGGTTAGTTTATCTGCTAACCTATATTCTTTTTTAAAATCGAGTTTTTGAGCGATTTTTAGCATAGATTTGACAGAAGCTAACACATCTTCATCTTCATCTTCAGGTAAAGCAGACATATTCATAAATACATTATTTAAGCTTTCTTGAATCTGATCATCAGTTTCTTGTATTGGTTGAGAATTTTGTGTTCCAATAATATTTTTTTCTTTCAAATCTGATATCCAAACAGGCCATAAATCTAATTCTTGCCAATGCTTTCTGAAAAATTCTGGTCTTGCATTCATAAGATTTGTAAATATTTCAAGTTGTTCAGTAGGAGTAGCATATTTAAAATTTCTCCAACTGTTCAATAAAATTTGGTCTGTAATTTGATCGCTAATAAAAGGATAAAAATTTAATAATCTTGCATAGTCTCTTATATCTAATTGACTACGATTCTTTTTCATATAATTATTATATTCATCTAAACTTGACGTTCTTAATATTTTTTCTGTTATAGGATTTTTATTAAATGTTAGGTACATTACGATTGAACCAGGAATATCTTGGATACCGTTAACATATTCTGCAGCCAAATTTACGCATTGTTCAGAATGCGGAGATTCTGAAAGTTTACCAATAAGATCCTTTGCACTGAATCTACTAATAAATTTTTCTCTAATATTTGGATTTAATAAAAATTTTCTTGGAATTTCTTTTAATTTGCTATCAATTTCTCTTTTTTGAGCTATAGGATCTTCGATATAAGGATAATCCTCAATGTCAAAATCTTCATCATCCTCATCAACATCATCAGGAATATCTTTGGAATCTAACCCAATTCTTATAAATGGACCGCTATGATATTTTTCAAAATTATTATAATAATATTCCCAATATTTTTCAAATCTACTTAATGGGTTGTATTTATTTCCACTTGGTTGTGTAGCTGCGAAAGCGATTCCTTTTTCTAAATCATCTTGAGTTAATTCAGACTCATCATTATTTTCATACTTTTGAAGTAATTGATATCGAGTATTTTGATCAATTTCTGAAACATTTTTTATTTCATAAAATTCTGGAAGATTTTTAAATTCTTCAGGAACATATTTCCAACGTGAAGTAAAATCAGCATAACTTTTTGGAGCATTGAGAATAACACTGTTGTATCCATTTGCTTCAGCTAGAGGTCTTAAGGATTCTATAGCTTCTGGGATATGTAGAAAAATTTTTGTATTTTCTAAAGTTGGTTTTTTTTCATAAATTTTGTACAGACCTTTAGCAATTGCTAATTTTTCAGATAAAGGGTCAGTGAATTTAAGATCATCATTTTGTTTCGCAGCAATCAACCCAATCTGAGGGACTTTTTCTTTCCAATTATTAGGAATTCCACTTAATTTTTGAGCTTTTACAAATGCTTTTAAAACTTTTTCTCTATCCTTTGCATCATCAGGATCAAGATATTTTAAAATTTCGCCATTATTTTGATTCAATTCCCAAGCAGTTAATTGCTGTTTGACATATGAATTAAATAATTGTTTGTCAGTTTGAATTTTTTCTATTTGAGTACTAGGTAATTGTAATCCAGTATTTACATATTGAACTAAATAATCTTTGCCACCAGGAATTTCCATTAAATAATTAACAATATCATCAGGCATTATCCATCCCATACCAATAAATTTAGATAGATATGTTTTGATGCTTTCTGATTCTACAGTTAAAGACTCTAATAAATGAGACATTTCTTCTGAAGGCAAAACACCTGCACTTTTACCCAAATGAGTTTTTTCAACAATCATTTCTTCAGGTATTTCTATTGATTTTTCTAAATAGCCTTTAGATGAAACTGAATAAGTGTTATCTCCATTGTCTTTAATAAATCCATTTTCAGGACTTCTTAAAACAAACTTTCCAGTGGACCAACTTTTTATATCCTCGGGAGAAATTTTTTTATTATATTTGACGTGATTTCCAAGTTGCAGTTCTAATTTTTCTTCTGGTGTAATTGGTTTATTTCTTAAAACTTTTTCTTCTTCGCCAGTTTCAGGATTAGTTGTTGTAGCATCTATATTGACACCTTTACTTTTTAAATAAGTAAGATATGTGGGAATATCTCTTCCGGTAATCATTTTTCCTTCATATTGGAAAGAAATGTCATCAGATAAATTAGATCCTGTTCTATTGGGAATATCAGTAATTTGAACGTTGTTATTATTAAATTGTAGAGCCACTTTTCTTTGATTTGGAGTGGGTGGATTTTCGTCCCATACAATGTAAAATGTAGCAGCTTGATTACTTCTATAGCTTTGCCACATATTATTGGGACCTTGATAAGCGATACACCAAGAAGTATCTGCAGCTAATTGTTTACTATCTTGAGCTTTTTCTACTTTAAAAACTTTAATTCCATCGCCAGTGAGAACAGGAGTATGATTTGTTTCAGATTGTTCTACTTTTTCTTCTTGTTTCTTTGCTATTGGAAAATTACCGTGAACAAAATCAATTAAAGCCATCAAGTCATCAAATTGTTGATCATTGATGACAACAAAACTTTTAGATACTTTGATATTGGAAGGATTTAATTTTTTACGATTTATGTATTGGGTTAAATGACTAACAATATCATTGATAGCATTTTCATCAGAATCTCTTGCTAACATCCAAGCAGCAAGAGGCTTAAAAACTGAATTATATTTATTGACAATTTCTTTATAGTTGTTATAATCTTTTCCAACTGCGCTAAAAATTGAAATAAATAATTCTTTTTGTGCTATTACTATACGATTATTAAACATTGTATTTTCTCAATATATTTGTAAACTTATCTGCAAGGTTATATGCTCTTTTATAATCTAATTTCTGCGCTATTTTCACCATAGATTTTACAAAAGCAGTAGTAAGTTCTTCCTCTTCATCTTCTTCTGACGCAAATGGATCAGGCAATTCTTTTTGTGTTCCAGGAGGTGTTGGTCTTTTCCCTTTCAACACTTGGCCAGTTTCTTCATCAAAATATCCAGTACCATATTTTGATTTTCTTTCATATGCAAGAATTCTCGGAGCAAGGTTAGGATACATATGAACTAATGCTGCCCTTACTTCTGGCAATATGTAATTGTACATATCACCTTTTGAAATTATTGTTTCAAAATATTTAGGATAATTTCTTAATAAATGCATCTGATCATTTAAATTTGGATAAATTCTAAATCTCCAAAATATGTCTAAATTATAAAAATTTAGATCTTCTTTTACTTCTGGATAATAATGTGTATACAAATCCAAAAATTCTAATATAATATATGATGCAAAATCTTTAAAAGCGTCAATTTCTTCATTGCTAAGTTTTCTTTTTTCAAATATTTTTGAAAGAAATTCAAATGCATAACTTTCACCACGATATAATACTCTGTAAAATTCAGATCTTACATTTCTGGTGCCATCTAAAAATTGATTTATATAGTCTTCATATAGCCAAGGTGTTTTTTCAATGTCTATATTAGACATAAAATTCTTAGCAGAAATGCTATTCATTCTTCTCTGCAAAAATTCTTTAATTTCAGGATCTTCTAAAAATTCTTGTGGAATAAACTTTAAAATGTTTGCAAAATCATTTTCACCAAAATTAAGTTCACTACCTATCCAATCAGCAAAATGATCTATATTCTTAAAGAAATTTTTCCAGAAATTTATATCTTGTATTGCATTTTGAAATTCTTGGATTGCATCTCTGAAATTTTCTTTTGCTTCATCACTCATCTCTAATTCTTCAAACTTCTTAAATAATTTGCCATCATTGTAAATAGCCCATAATAAAGTTTGATTTGCATTATGAGGAACAATTTCTTCTGGTCTATCTTTGTATGCGTAATGAGCATCTTTTTTGATTGTTTGTTGGTGATCCTGTAAATCAAAGGCAAAATTTACTGTTGGATTATTACTCCAATCATTATGATAAGTTTCACTATACTCATCAAAGTTATTAAAAGAAAATTCACGTAAAACATCTACATCTTTAATTTGAGTAATTAACGAAAGATCAAATGGATCGTTAGGATTGTAATATTTAGCAATTTTTTCGGAAGGTTTTGGACATAATATTGAATACTTTACTTCTTCCAATACCCCAAGTTCTTTTGCTTTTTCAAAATCTTCTGCATCGAAACCAGTTTTAATTGCCACTTCTTTGATAAGTGATTTATCCCCTGATTGCAAAACGACATTTTTTAAATCTTGTTTTGGAAAAGCTGAAGTGAAGTCTACTAAATCTTTATCTGTCAATCTATTTTTTGCATATAATAAATATAATTCAGGAAATTTAGGATCTTCGAAAATAAAATTTCGTATACCATTTGGAACAAAAGTTTTTACAGTGCTAATATATTTTGTCAATAAATCT